ATTCTAAAGAAAACTTAGAAAATGGTAAATTTTATATCGATGATAAATTTGAAAAAATAAGCTTTAAGCTTAACACAACTGGTTACTTGTATTCATGTAAAATTGCTTTAAAACCTGGGTTTAATGAAATTATCAAAAAGGGTGAAGGCTATTTTGTAAAAATAGAAGAGGAATTTGATAAAGATTTAAAAACAATAAAAGTTTTTAATTTAATAAAAAGTCTAAAGAAAAAAACAGAATTCTTAGAAATAGGAAAAGAAGAATTTTATTTAGAACAAGAATACATAGACTTGAATGAAACAAAAATGTTTATAAAAACAGATTCAGTTTGGGAAGAAACTGAAGCCGGAAGAATAGAGCCGTTAAATGGAAGGCTGTATTGGAGCGAAGGAAAAGATAAAGAAAGAAAAATAGAGTACAGCTTTTTTGATTATAAAGAAGTAGAAAATAAAAAATTATGGAGCAATAAAAATAAAAATTACGGTATTTTTATTAACGAAGAAGATCTTGTAACAGAAGAAATTTCAGAAGTTTTAAATAACGAAAAAAACAACTATTATGTTTTTGACGGCAACTACAAAGAAAGAGAAGTAGTCAGCGAGAATAATAAAAGATTTATTTTGAAAGAAGGAAATATTATAAAAGGATCTTTAGAAGCAGATATAAATCTTTTTGAAAGAGAAAAATTTAAAGAAGTAGAATATGTAAATGGGAACATAGAATTCTTGTCTTTAGAAAAAATGGAAAGAGATCAAGTTCCAAACATATCTAAAAGCACTTCTAATACTGTTTCTTTTACTTTATCTGAGAAACCCTACCTGGAAGAAGGGCTTGGTATAAAAGTTTATAAAAAGGGAATCCTTGTAAACAATTCAATAAGAATAAATGGGAAAGTTTGTGAATTAGAAATAGAGGAAGAAACGGGAAAAGATTATTACCTTGAGTACTTCTATGAAAAAGAAGAGAAAGAGTTAATAAATAAATATTCTGTAGACTACAAGAATGGAATACTTTTCTCTTCTAAAGATATTGTGAATTCTGAAAATAAAAAAATTAGTTACAAAATTGGTAGAATCGGATTAGAGTATAGCCTTGTTAAATATTTAAAAGAATATGAAGTTTTTAAAGATGAAACAAAAGTTTATACAGAAAATTTACCTAGTTATAAAAACCAAGTAAAATTTTGTTGGGAAAAAATTCTAGATGAAATATCTCTAGAAGAATTAAGAGAATATTTCTCTCCAATAATTTACAAAATAAAGCTAGAGATGAAATGATGAAAACTAATATAAAAAACTATTTAATAGCAAATTATGTAAAAGAATATAAAAAAAGTCCTAGCGAAAATGAAATTAAATTAATTTACGAAGACTTTATAAAAAAAAATAAAGAAGTAGAAACTTTAGGTCTTCTTGTTGGAGAAAAAGATAAGCTTCAACAAGCAGGAGAAGAGTCTTCTAGCAAAAGTCATGAAAAAATAAAGAGCAAGCTAATTAAAGATTTAGATTTCTTAATTAAAGAAAATCTTAAAAAAGAAAACGAATTAAAATCTTTTTTTAAAGAGCAAAGTAGTAACTTAAATAAAACAATTTCTAAATTAGAAAACTTAGAAAGAAATGTTAATAAAAATTTACTGCTATATAGTAGCGATGATCCTTTTAGTTATGGAATAATAGAAGATTTTTCTGATTACAATAAGATAAATCAAGAAAAATCTAATATATATTTACTAAATGGAAGAGCGACTTTAGGATTCGATTTTGTTACAGGCGAATCTTTTGAGCAGAAAAATATAAGTTACGATTTGGTTTATAGAAATAAAGGAAAGATAGAAAGTATAGAATATAATAATTTTTATAACGCACTTAAAAAAGACGGAAGGTTTTTTAAAGTTGTTGCTGTATCTAAATACAAAGACGAAACAATTGATTTTATAATCAATATAGATTTTGATAAAGAACGATACATTGACACTATAAGCTATACGACCCAAAGTATTGAAACAAATTCAAAGCTTCAACAAAACTGTTACTGGAGTAGTGACGGAGTAAATTTTGAAAGAGTATTTGAAAGCGGAATAAGAGTTCAAAACAATGACAATTTTATTGAAGTAAAAAAAGAACGTGTAAAATCTATTAAAATTATTTTAAGTAAAAGCTCTTCTGATACAAAGTATCAAAATGGGTGGGGGTATATTTTTGGGTTAGATTTTATAGGGTACATGTCAGCCGAATATAAAATAAACGAAGAAAGCACATTGTACTTAGGGCCTTATGAAGTAATAGACGAAGAAAACAACCCTGTTAATTTTACAATGGCAACAGCAAAAGGTGGTACTTGCTGTATAATACCAGATAAAAGTTCAATAGACTTATATTTATCAAAAGACAATGAAACTTGGATTAAAAGTGATTTTATAAAAGAAGGAAAAAGTATTGTTCAGTTTGAAGAATCAGAAGGCAAAGCCTCAGATGGAAATGTATTTGAAATATTAGATGTAAATTCTCAATCTAATTTTATTTCTGAACAAATTCCTGAAGGACTTAGTTTGAAAAGCTCAGAAAGAATTTTAAATTATTATATTCCAGAAGCAAATAGAAACAAATTATTTCTAAATAGTATAAACATAAAAAGAAACATTTTAAAAAATAATAAACAAGAAATTTACAATGCTTCTTCGGGATGGGAATTAGACTCTGGATATTATAAAACCAATATAGAAGTTTTAAAAATGGAAGGAATCTATTTAGACTTTGGAGAAAGTTCTTGTTTTCTAAATGACAGGAAAGTTTCAGGAAATGTTTTCTTACCGTATGGTAAGCATACATTTAAAACTTCTAGTGAAAATTGGAAAGTTATAGAAGAAGAAGAATCTATAAATTCTTTAAGAGAATTAAAACAAAAAGATGCGCTTTACCCTTACAATCATAAATACATTGTTGAAGGTTTTAATTACGAAAGAAACTTTAGAGGAACAAAGAAATATAAAGGAGTAGATAAAATCTATTCATTTAAAATGAAATTAAGCTCTGAAGGATCTTTTGAAAGTAGTAAAAGGCTTGATGAATATACTATAAAAGAGATTAATAATAATATTTATTTTGTGATAAAATGTAATGAAAATACAGGAGACGAAAAGATAGAAGATTATGAAATATCTTTTCGAAAAACAAGCATCAGTACTTCTAATTTGTTATATATAAAAGCAATATTAAAAAGTTCTGATACGAAAGTTACTCCTAAAATTGATCAAATACAAGTCAGGGTGATCTAATGGCTACAAATTATCTAAATAATTTAAACTATCCTATAATAGTAAACAGTTCTGTAATTACAAATGCAGATAATAAAGATCTATTGTTTTTGAATTCAAAAAGAACTCAAAGTGATTTAGTAAAAATCAGTAATTACATAAACATGGTTTTAGTTCCAGGATTTAAAAGTTTAACAAGTAAGCCAAGATATCCTTACGACGCAGTAGAGTCAGGAATAAACGGACTTACTTTGGTAACATATCCAGAAGAAGAAGGTAATGATAAATTCAATACAGAACTTTACTGGAAGAAAGAAAATGATTTAGAAACTGGAAGGCCTTGTACAGTTAAAGAATCATTTGATTATTTACAAGCTAGTTTGATTGATAGGATAATTGAAATAAGAGAATCAACTGTAGATGTAAGTAGCCTTTGGGAGCAAATAAGATGCAATGCAGCAAACCTTGAGCGAGTCCAAAAAGACGCTTTAGGTATTAATCATCTATTAGAATGTAGTACAGACGCTACAAGGAACTGGAGTCTTTCAAAACATTTATATGAAATTTTGACTCAAGTAGTTCAAGGGCACAACCTTAATTTAATTAATGAACTTGACGATGGAAGTGAATATCCATCATTGAGTATTTCAAATGAAATAATAGAAACAAGTTTAGCAAACACTTCTGTATCAATACACAACGATGTATTTTTAGTAGACCCAATTGAAGGGCAAAGTTTAGTATGGAACGGTAACGCATTTGTTAATAATAATATTGATTATAATAATATTAACAATACTCCAGAGATACCAGAAGCAGTAACTTCTATAAATCAACTAGAAGGAGAAGTTGATTTTCAAAACAGTGAAGGAAAAATACTTACTGTTGAAAATGGAAAGATCGTTGCTAACGAATACGTAAGTGGAAGTAATAAGTTTTACACTAGAGAATCGAATAGTGATATTGAAGGTTTAGGAAATTTACTTAATCCTCAAAATTACTTTGATCCAGTAAGAGAACTAGCATATCGAAAATATAGCGATAGTTGGGAAATTACTGGGAATAAAAGTAAAAGTGATGGTTTGAGTTTAGTAACAACAAATTTGTTATCTACTAATCCTATTTTATTTGAAAAATATATTCCTTTTACATTACTTGGATACAATGAGCTTGTAAATTTAACTAATGAAAACGCATTAAAAGCATCAACAAGAAGCAATCTTGAAGACAATAACATTGTTTACAGTACTTCTCTTAAGAATACTTATAAAGATAAATTTGGCAAAAAGAGATGGGGGAAAGTTCTTGGAGTATCTAGAGAAGATATTTCTTTTGAAACAGAAATTGCAGAAGATTATTTAATCTGGAATGAAAATAGTTTTGTTGGTGTTAATCCAAGCTTTGAAAATTTAACATGGAAGCAACAGCACCCTTACAGTCATGTTAAACGCGGCGGAGAAACATTAATAATGATTTTAGGAGACTATAATGTAGGAGATGAGTTAGTAATAGCGCCTAAAGAAATATTGCTTTCTAGAGGTATTTCTAATGCAGTTATAGCTATGCCAAAAAACTATTTCCAAGAAGAAGATTCTGGATTAACAGGTTTGGATTTGATTAGAAGTGTTTTTATAAACTCTGTTTCAAACAATTTGTTAAGTAATTTTACTTTTGAAGAATGGTCAGAAAGTTTACGAAGCAAAAGTATTGCTACTGTTGGATCAAAGTTAAAAAGATATTTAAATGCAGGAGTAGAGCCATTTCCTCTTATACAAGAAGATCAAAATAAACTTTGCTCAGACTTATTGGATATAGATCCTAATTATTCAACAGGAACTACTTATTACTCATATATAGATGCTTTAAGTATTGGAGTATATGGATTTGATGTTAAAAATTTAACCGCAAGTAATTTAGGTTCACAATCAGCAGCTGAAAGTGCTCGTAATTTTATTAAAAGAAATAGTGAACTTTCTTTAGCTTATGTAGTATTAGATATATAAATTCATTTCTCTTAAATGATAAAATAAAGAAAAAAGGAGATTTCTGATGAGCTTAGAAGAAAAAAGCAAGACACCAGCACCAGAATTAAATCTTTTATCTTATCGCTTAAGGGAAATAGAGGGAAATTTGGAAAAAAATATCAATAAGATCTCTGATAAAATTGATACTTTAATCGAGCAATTAAATAAACACAATATAGAACAAACTCAACTTAAAGTAAAAGTAGATAAACTTGAAGAAGAATTTAATAAGTTGCGTAAAGAAGATGCAGAAATTAAAAAAGATGTTAATCAATTAAAAGTTTCTGTAGCAGAAAAGCTAGGGTGGGGTGCTTTTGGAGGTACAGTTGGAGCGTTTTTAATCAAGATGTTAGGAGGTTAAAATGCCAATAGATGTAACCAATAACTTTGACCAGTTACAGTTAAGAAGAATTGCAAATCTCGAGGAAAGACTGAGAGATCTTTTTACAGCTCAAAGTAGATTTGTAAGTAACACTCAAGTAACAGAATTGCTTACAGCAATAAGCACAGAACTAAGTGCAATGAACACTACTTTGAGCTCATTAGAAAGAAGAATAGCTATATTGGAAGATATTCCAGATATAGATTAATCTTTAAACACCAAAGAAGAGAGTTGTTCTTGATGCTTTTGATAAGCATTAAGTTTAAAATAAAGCTCTTCTATTTTAGCAGCTTTGATTTTTAACTCATCTATCTCTTGATCAATCTTTTTTAAAGAATTTGTTTTTTTGCTTTTCTTACAATTACAAGGCATAGTATTATCCCTCTTCTGGGATCTTCTTTTTGAGTCTTGTAATTTCAGACTTTAGTTTTTTAAGTTCTGCTTTGTGATCAGATTGAACTTGAGAAAGCTCTTTTTGAGAAAGCTCAAGCAATTCTTTTAAATCAGCAATTTCAGCTTTTAAAGCCGCACAATCTTGACAATCTTTAGAAGATGTTTTTGTTTGAGAAAGTTGTAACTTTAAAGAAATTATTTCATTTTGCAAAGCGACTAATTTTTTAGAAGAAGCCTGCCTCTCTTTAAATAAGCTCATAATTAAAATCCTGTTGGTTTGTGAGGAGTAAAAGTTACATTAGGCTCCCAGGAATCTGAATCAGGACCGAATGTACCTGTTTTATCTAATACCACAGAAATTCCATGTTTTTCTACTTTAACTGAATAGACATTGTCCATACTAAGAACATCGGCAATTTGATCAGCAAGCCATTTCTTTCCTTGGATTTCCCACTCAGGGAGCTTTGTAGCAGTATTAAAATCTACAACAGTAGAAGTTTGATAATCTTTACCAGCATAAGTATCTACTAAAGAAATTTCAACATCTTTAAAATGACGTACTCTTCTTAGCCAAGTAAAAATTGCTGTAGGTAGTTGTTCCTTGCTAACGAGCTCTGTAAGAGAAGCGCCACCTGGAATAACCATTTTGACTTGCTTATTAATTCTTGGACCCTGTAATTTCTTGACAAGAGATTCTTGATTAGAAACAGAAGGAGAGTTACCTAATTGTTTAATGGCATCTGCTTTATTAAGTGACATAAAGTATCCTTATTTTGGATTGATTGTTTTGTTCGTTTAAAATTATTATCTAAAGTAGGGGAGTAATTACCAAGTAAAGCGTTGATAAAATACGCCCTATATAAGCCTTCGTCTATAGAATCTAAAATATCATAATCTATATAAAGGTCTTCTTCAAAAAGAATTTCAGAAGAAAGTTCATCTAACAAAGATGAATGATAAATAGGATTTCTTCTAGCTTCAGCGGCATAGGATCTTATTGAAGTGAATATAAACATTTTAATATCATTAGCAATAAAAAACTCAAGTGTTTTTTGATTAGTATATTTTTTAGAAATATACTCATGTTGCTTATTGATATGATTTATAAATGCTTCAAAGATTATATCAAGAAAAGTTAAATTATTTTTAATAAGATAAAGATTAAAAAAGTAAAAGAGAGAAGTAAAACCTTTTACAAAAGTAGTGTCTGCTTGTAACAATCTAAACAAAGTGTAAATAGTAATATCAGAGTAAATATTATGTTTATAAGCTATATTCCATTTATTAAAAGTAGGTAATAAAAAAGAAAAAAGCTTGTTTATACTTTGTTTAGATTTATTTTTTTTAGCTAAAACATAATAGTAAGAAAATGTTTTAAATTCTACCTCAAGGAAAAGAGGTAGAGTGTTTTTATCAATCGTTATTTTCTTGATCATTTAAAAACAAAACATAAGCATTAAAAAGTTTTACCCAGTCATCAAGAAGCATAGTACAAAGTACTTCTTCTCGATCATCTTTTGTAATTGCTACTGGGATTTTGCCATTTACATTAGCGTCTGTAATGGCTTGTTTTAAAGCGCGTTTAATATTGCAACGAGCATGACGTTTAGCTTCGATATGCAAAATAGGCATATCTACGTCTGAGACTTCAGAGCCGCCACAACGAGTTTGGCCAATCCCACGCTTTGCAGCAATGTCAGTATTTTCAGTAATATATTTAGCTAAAAAACGTTCAAATGCAGCGCCTTTTATTCTGGCACCTCTTCCTCTTGTAGTCATTATTTATCCTTTTTAATTTTAAATTTTACTTTTCTTGATTCAACAATTTGATCAATCATATTATATTCATAAGCTTTTAAAGCGTCAAAATAATATGAAGTTTTTCCTTCAAAGAATTTATTCCAAATAGATTTTTTAATTCTAGTTTTAGTTTTAATAATATTGTCTGCAATTTCTTGGCAATAAATATAGTGGTCTTTAAAAGCATTCATACTAGAAATACTATCAATAGTACTATTTGCTACAATAGGTTGATGATAAAAGAAAACTGTATTAGAAGTAGCCATTCTAAAATCTCCTGCAGATAATATTAAAAGACCTGCAGAAGAACAAAGTCCCGTAGAGATAATAATGACAGGACAAGAGCAAATTCTAATAGCATCATAAATTGCTAAAGCGTCCATAAGACTTCCACCTTCAGTATTTAAAAATACTGTAATTGGTTCTTCTGGATCAAGTTCTTCAAGATGCAAAAGTTGAGAAATAAAAAGCTCTGCCTTTGTAGTTTCCACTTCTCCAAAAAAAGATAAAGACCTAGTGCTTTCTCCAAAGTATCTGTGCTCATAAGGAGAAGTAACTGAAATATCTTGGGATTGCATAAGGTCGTTAAGCAAAGCTTCTTTTAATTGTGTCATTTTAATAACTTTCGTTAAATATTTTATTTTTAATATATTCTGGTGTGAGTTTTTTAGCTTCTTTGTAAGAGATTTCTACAAAATTATATCCAGCTTCAATAAGATAAGTTTTTTTACGATTATCTCTAAATTGAATATTTTTAAAATCTTGTTCTGCTTCATAAAAAGATTTCTTACCAAACATTACTTTTTCATAATGTTGCTTTCCATGCAACTCTATTACAGTATTTAATTCATCTATAAACCAATCTACAGCATCATAATTATTAGGGTAAGTATCAACAAGACCTTTAAGAGGAACTTCTTGATAGCATTTAAGTTTCTTAAAATAAGAATCAGTAGTAAAAAAACTTCTAAGAGTATTATGAAATTTTGAAGCGTTAGGATAAAGGTGATATTGGTCGAGCCAACCAGATCGTTTATTATTTGTCGAAGTCAGTGCCAACAATCATTTCCTTATCTTTAACAAAACCAATAATGCCTTTTGAAAAGAAAAAATTAAGAAGATCAGACCAAAGCTCATCATCATCAATTTCATGAAATTGACCTGTAGCAGATATTTCTTCTAGATATATTTTTTGAGTAGGCTGATGAAGCAAACAAACGAATTCTCTAAAAGATCTTTTAACTGTACCAAGATGAGTCCATGGACCACCTTTAAAAACATGATTTGGCAAATCAATCCTTGCACTAGAAGCAAGAACAAAATCTCCATAAGTAGATGTAGTCATTTTAAACATTCCTTTCTTTTTGGGCATTTAAAATTAACACAAAAAGGATATGTTGGTATTTTTAAATTTAAATAAAACTTTTGCATATATATGTCTAGAAAAGAAACTTTTGGCAAGTCTTTAGGAGTATAAAGAAAGTTGTCAAAAATAAATTCGTTAGCAACAAGTTTGTTTCTTGAATTGTTTGAAAAATAAAACAAAACATAATTTATTTTATCTTTGCCTAAAATTAATGAAATTTTATCAAAAACAAATTTATATTTATTTAAATAATAAAGATTATTTCTAGTAATTTGATTATCATTTTTTTGAAGAAAATCAAAAACATATATTTGTCGATCTTTTTTCTTCAAAGATACATCATGCAAAACAAATTGATAGTTAAATATTATGTTGTACTTTTCGTAAGAAAAAGGAAGATTTAAATCAGTATATATAGGTTTAAATTTGTTGGGAGGATATTTTTTTAAAAAACAATAAATAAAAGATGCAGCAAAAGAGAAAGTTTCTTTAAACCAAGAATCAGGATAATTATGCATTATCGGAGAAACTGTTTTTAAAAAAGCTGAATACAAAAGATAATCTATATCTTCTATAACAGTCATTTCATATATAGAAATATAAAAGTTTTGTAATGTTTTTAAAGTAATTTTTTGAGACTGATCTAATTGGTAATTATTATGATTTAAATTTAATAAATTTCCACAATCAAGAGCAGTTAAAAATTGAGTTTCAGTATAATTTTTTCTAGAAGACACTATTTAAAAAATATCCTAAAGTAAAAACTAAAGGTAAAGAAATAGCTAAAAATATTTTACCATTAGTAAGTTTATTTTTTAGTTTAATATTCTCTTTATCTTGAAAGTCTAATTTGGTTTCGTATTCATAAAGAGTATCTTTTAATTGATCTACAAAAGAATTAGAAGAGTCATGACAGGTTTCAAGTTTTAAAGAACAGGTTTCAATTTCTAATTGAATTGCTTCTTGTATTTTTTGAGCAGAAAAATCTACAGCGTCTTTTATATAAATTATTTCATAAGGTGTTAATAAAAAGCCAGAATAAGGGGCAGCTTCACCTTGTTCAAGTACATAACAGCAATCTAAATCTATAGAAGAAAAGAATTTTACGTCATCTTCTTCTATAAAAGGTTTTGCATAAACATCAGAAATGAATAATAAAAAAACGAGTAGATATTTCATAATTAATCTTTCCTGCAATGTTTCTCTAAATAACGATCAAAAATTTCATTGCATTTTTGTTCTAGAGTAACATCTGTACAAGTTTTTTTGCCAGCATCAAAACCAAGAGTTTTTGCTTTATCAATTTTAGAAGAGCAATTTTTATCTTGAGTTAATAAGCGAGTTCTTAAAGAAACGACTTCTTGTAATTCGAATTTGCAAACAACAGATTTGTCAGGAGTTTCTTTAAATAAAAAACAAGTAACAGCAGTTACAAAAATTCCAAAAAGAAAACCATGAAAAGCAGCTTCTTTATAAACTTTTGTAAAAGTGTTAGCCGTAAAAAAATCTTTTAGACTCATTTAAACCCTCCAGAAGAAGAAGGTTTATTTTGAGTTTTCATAATATTTTCAAGATGTTTCGAGATATAAATAGGTTTCATATTCATATCTTTTCTTTGAGCATCTTTATATGAAATAATTTCATATTGAACTTTATTAGGTGAATCAAGAAGACCTTGTATAAGTCCTCTATGTATCAAAGCTTTTCTAATTCTATCGACTGAATTGCCAATATAGTTAGGTCCAGCTTCTAGATAATAAAAAGTTTTATCTGATAAAACATAGATTCCCATAGAGTTTTCTGAGGGCATATTAAAATTCCTTAAGTTTCGTCGTAATATTCTTCAGCATGAACATATTTTATTTGTTTGCCGTTAGTGTAAGCCTGACCAGAATCTTTTAAGTCTCTAAAGGACTCTGCATCAGTAAGCGCTTGTTTTTGATCAACTGGCTTAAGAGAAACTGTTTTAGGATCAAGATCCAAAACAAGCTTATCTTTGAAACCAGAGATCTTGTTTTTAGTAAAGTGAAGTAACAATCTAGGACGCATATTGCCCTCTTGATCGTTCCAGAATATCTCAGCATGCTCTTTACGATCGTGCATGTCGTTGTAAACATGCCAAATAACGTTTGGACGATACATAAGTGCGCGTGCATCTGCAAGATCGTCATCAACAGGTAAACGCATCTTAGAATGATCCATAGGCATATTCTTGCGATATTCTGCAGTAGCAATCATGCAAGCATGATATTTTACTGTAAGATTTTTCTGTTGATTAGAAATCATAGTCATGCGTGCTGATTGCTCAAGATTCATAAAATCCATATAGTTGTGAGTATTGTCACAAACCATAAGTATTTTACGATTAGGATAACGACTACGATAATAACGCAAATTTCTTTCAAGAGTAGAAAGATTAGCGCCATCTTCAGAATCAATAATTACTAAACGCTCTTTTTCGATAAGATCTCTAAAGATTTCATTAGCTTTGTTAAAAGCCTTTGTATACTCTTCTGGAAGTTGAGCAAGATGAAAATTGGGTTGTACAACCATACCAATAGATAGAGAAGGCCCATCTGGATAAGCCATTCTGTAAATATTGGTTTTGATACGAGGTTCAATTTGCTCATAAGAGTCGTCCGTACTGTGAATAATAACAAGAGCATTTTCATCACTCATAGCTATATCAGTGCCGATCATTAAACAAGTAGCAGTTTTGCCAGAGTTTGCACGACCACCTACGTACATCAATGTACCAGTAGTCCAAGGCATACCACCACCCATATTGTCAGCAAAGTTGTAAAAATAATTCATCTTGAAAGAAGTAGATGATTCATCTTCACCAGATTGCTGTCTAAGCTCCTGGATAGATTCAAAACGATTTAATTGATAATTAATACCAATGCTATCGACTTTGAATTCTTTCTCAATAAGTTCTACATTTTGCTCATGGAAAGCAATATGAGAACGAATATTATCGGGGTCTTCAGAAACAGCCCTAAGATAAGCTTCAGCAGCAGCCTTTGTCTTCTCAATCTTTTCTGAAAATTTATTATTTCTAATAGCGCTTACATCAGAAGCAATTGAGTTTGTAGAAACAGTAGTGAATTGTGCTAATTCTTTAATAAGAAGTTCACGTTTTACACCTGTTTCTTCTGCAGCAATAATAGGAATCATTTTTTGACAAATTACATCTGGAGTTTCTGAATCAGAAAAAGATTTAAGTTGCCAATTAAATGCAGGGATTTTCTCAAGACCAAGATAATCCATAGGGTCTTCTTTGTCTTTTAAAAAGTCATCTACATCTTTAAAATCAGAAGATTCAGGAGAGGCCACAACATAAACTGAAAAACCAGAAGTAGATTTAAGTATATTCTCAAGAACTCTATGAGTAGCAGCATAACCTGCTGGGTCCCAGTCAAAATTCAAATAAATCTTTCTGATTCCAATTTGCTTAAGAAACAAAAGGTGATTTTCTGTAAAAGAAGTACCACAAACTGCAACAGCGTTTTTGATTCCAAGCCTGTAAAGCTGCATAAGGTCGCCAGGACCTTCTACAATATACAAGCCATATTTCTTAGCTTCTCTATAAGCTATATCAATGCCCATAAGAGCTTGGTTTTTCTTATATATAATGGACTCTGGAGTATTTACATACTTGGGTACTCCTTGAGACTCAAAGTCCAAATTACGGCATATAAACCCTACAGTTCTCTTAAGATGATCTTTAATTGGAAAAGTAATCTTGTCTTCTCCAAAATAAGAAATATATCTAGTCTTAATTAGATTTGTAGAATTTATATAAGAAGAATCCCAACCTCTTTCAATAAGTTTATTAATAAGAATATCAGGATCAATTGAGCCGATAGGGACGAAGCGTTGTAGCCAAGCACGCTCAACAATATAATCGTTATCTTTAAGAGAAAGTGAACCTAAAATATCAGAAATATCTTGGGCTAACTTAAACAAAGAGATGCGCTCTCTATCTTGTTGAGTCAAAGAACCAGGCGAGTAATTAACATTAAGAACATCGCAAAGCTCAGGAATAGTTACAGTAAGCCATTCTGGACCGTTAGTAGGCAAGTTATCAAAATGATTAGCTACTGTAAAAATATCTCCATGGAAACCACAAGAAAAACATTTTACAGTTTCATTTGAAGTTTTAGGATTAATATGCATGCTTGGACTATTATCGTCATGAGCAAAACATTTAAACTTTTTAGTAGAAGAAAAGTTATCACCTAGTTTAACAGCTAAGTAATCAGTAAGTTTTGAACGTAGAAGAGAAACTACTTCGTCAATATCGGTAATATACAATTGAAAAATCTCCTTAAGAGGAAAGTATGTGGGGGCGGCTTTCATTTAAGCCACTAGGAGTAATTCGAACAAAAGATACGTTTTTAGGATTTAATTGATTAATATCAGTAAGGCCTAAATAAGATAAAGAAGAGCTAATTGCTTTTTCTAAATCTTGATGAAAATTAAGATAATTTATAGTTTGATATATTTTATTAGGAGATTGAACTCCTTCAGGAACAGAATTTATTTTGCCTCTTTTTTCTAATTGAAAAGAAGCAGAAGCTTGACCTCTATAATACTTATAAGGTTTTAAATCTTTACTTAAAGGAAAAAAAGTTTTCTTTGGGTATATCCAGCCTTCAGATTCTTTCAAAGAAGAAAGCATACTACCTAGCATTACACCATTAGCACCAGCTGAAAGGTATTTGACAACATCCGAACTATTTCTAATGCCGCCATCAGCGATAATAAAAGGCCGGTAACTATTATCAGGTAAATCTGAGAAGTACCTGTATATTTCGTATACAGCAGACAAGTTAGGATATCCAACACCTGTAACAATACGAGTAGAACAAGCGGAACCAGGGCCAATGCCGACGCGAACATGAGTACAACCTGCATCAACAACATATTTTGCTCCTTCTACAGTAGCAATAGTACCAGACATTAACTTTTTACACCAAGGTGCTTTTGAGTAAAGATTATAAATTTCCTGCAATTGAGATGTGGCGCCATGCGCCACATCTACAGAAATATTTATCGAACTGTTTTTAGGCAAGTTGGATAATACGAATTCATAATCTTCATAAGAAGCACCAACAGAAAACCAAAAATTTTCATAAAAAGAAAATCTATTTAAAGCATAAAGTCTTTGCTCTTCATCAAGAAACCTACAAAAAACCGGACATTGTTTTGAATCAAGCATAGCTTTCGAAAGAGCTATGCCTGTAACAACATCCATGGGACTACCAAAAACAAAAGAAGCGGAAGTTTTAGCAAGAGACCTAGAAGGTAACTTACCAATTGAAGGTTTTAAAAGAACATCATCTGTAGCAAGCCTTGGAGAAGAAGGTGTATCAAGAGAAAAAATCAAATCATTATGACTTATCATTTTTAACCTTAGTTAAATTCTTTTTTATTAAAACAAATTTCTTGTTTTCTTTTTTCATATAAAAAATACTAGAAAGGAAAAAATCTGTTTTTGTTTTAGATTTAGTATAATGGGAAAGTTTATTAATAAAAAAATTAGACCCTTCGTTAAAAGAAAAAGGGCCTAGTGTTTCTTTAATATTATTATCAATATTATAATCTATATAATAAGACTTAAGAGTCTTCTCCATAGCAAACCTTTTTGTAATCGCAGAGACGGCATTGCCAATCTCCTTTTTCAACTTTTTTAACTAGCTTTGTTTTGCCTTCTTCAATTTGTTTTTTGCGCTTTTCATATTGAGCTGTATCAGTTTTAGTTAACTGCCCAGCCTCATACATAGCGTCAATCTTTTCATCAGAATAAAGAAGGTCATAATCTCTTTCAGGGATTTCACCTGAATCAAGAGCGTCTAATATAAGTTTATAGTTAGACATTACATTTTGCATGCTTATGCCAGAATTTACTTTTTCAGTAATTACAGGATAATTGCCTTGATAATAAATATAATCAAGACCATCTTCAGCTGTCTCTACTGTAACGTAATATTCAGCAAACCTACCCGTGTCTCTAGCTCCATAAAGCAAGATTCCAGGTCCCCAACCCTTGGGGTTACCATACCACCATTGATAAATACCAAGCTGCATTAAGTGAGAATCTCTAGGTTCACCAAGGATTCCTTTTTTATGAGTAGCATCTGTACCCATAACAGAATTTGCGTTAAAACCGTAAACAGATTTAACTTCTACAATATGGTAAGTTTTGTCTTCAGGATTCAAAACAATAAGATCTATTTTACCAGATACATTAAGTTTTGGTATGTAAACAGAAATCTGAGTACCAAGAAAAACACCAGATTCTTTAGCTAAATCTATACAGTATTCTTCATAAAGCTCACCTGCTCTCCAAATCCAACGAGTGTATTCGCTAGCAGGTATTTTTAACTCAGAAATAGTTTCAGCCAACTCTTTATAGTTATCATACTCTTCACTAAAGTGATAAGAATCATATGCATATCTATAAAAAGCTTGGCGCCTACATTTTCCAAGAACTTTGCCATCTACAACAGCAGTAGCTGAGCTTGGCCACAATGTAGGTGCTTTTTGTTCGCTTAAAAAGTTTCGAGACAGTTCATTAGTAATATGATTTACAAAAGACCAAGACAATTAATTACCCTTCCTCTTCGTCTGAATCTTCAGACATATTGAGTTGAGAAACTAATTCTTCAGCATCGGCTTTTGCTTCTTCAGTTTTTTCAGCAACAGCAGCTTGGAACTGTTGCTGAATCTCTTCCATTCTGGCTTCAGCAAACTTAGCAAAATTTTCATCAAGAGGAATTTGAATATCTTTTTCTTCGAGCTTTTCATAAAGGTATTCGAGAAGTAAAGATACTTGAATGATAGAATTGAAGTTATAATCAACTCGAGATTCAATAGCTGAAGTAACATTTACAAAAAAGTTAAATGGTACTGGTTTGTCTTTCATTTCTTCTGGGATTTCAAATGTTTCGGTATCGGTACTCATAGTACGCCTTTCTTTGTTGGTAAATGTGAACCTAAATAAATTACGGTAGAATCGTTAAAATTAGTTTTTCCAGTTGAGTCTTGATAAATAATTGCATAGCCGTTCATAGCGTTTTTAAAACGAAGATCAGGTTGAAACTGATAAGGAAGTTTATGTGCCATAGCACCTTGCTCAATCAAAAGTTTTCCTGATACAACGCCTTTATACACTTTATGTGTATGCCCTACAACAATAGAATCAAAGTCATCAGTATGCATTCGTTCTGTAAAATGATCTAACAGTTTTACAACTGTAGCGCCAGGATATTTTGAACCAAATCCGCTTGGGTGGCAAAATATAGTAGAGCCAATACGAACATACCAGGGATCGTGTCTTTGATAAGCAACATTATCAAAATCAAGTTTTTCAACAAGCTCTGCTCGTTCATTAAGCTTTTCACCATTGCTGATTCTAAACAAAAGATCTGCACCAAAAACTGCTGCAGCATCTTGATTAAAACCAGCAGTCTTTACTGCACGAGTAGTTCTGTAATCGTGGTTGCCAGAAACAAGAACCACTTGTTCAAAATGATCTGAAAGATAATGCACAAGATCAAAAGCAATCTTGTATTCTTTTAAAGCAGCAATATTTTTACTTTTAGAAAAAGTACTAAAAATATAAGCATCAAGAATATCGCCATTAAGTACGACTACATCAGCATCTTTATGTTGAATGAGAGCTTGTTGCATATCTTCCCAAAGGAAAAATGGAACATGTAAATCACTAAAAGAAATAATTTTACGTTCTTTAGAAGTTGTAAGTCCTAAATCTTTTTTAACAGATTTAGATCTGTACTTTTTGGTATTATCTACAATGTAATCCCAAGTATCATCATATGTAGAAATTTTATTATCTTTATTTAAAAGTTTATCTCTTGTTATCTTTCTTCTTACTGCAGGTTCAGTTCTAGAAGTAGGGAAACCAGGAGTATTTGATTCGCAGAAAAAAGAAATCTTATCAGCTATTTGCTGTGTAGATAAATCTTTAATATTTTTAATCAAGAAATTTTCTTCTTCAGGAGTCCATTTCATTTTTTATATCAATTCTTTCTATTTTATTTAATATAAGTTTTACATCAGGATCAGTTGATTCAACTTTTACTCTAGCTTTTATTATATCGGCTTCTTGAATGCCAATTTCTTTTATCTTAGTCCATGTAGAGGGAAATACAACTATTTCTGCTGATCGAGTAGAATCGTCTATTTCGATAAAAGCCATAAGCTTACCAGCTCTAGTTTTTATTTCTTTAATCGAAAGCACGACTCCAGCAACAGATGCATACAAACCAGGGACAAGAGTATCTAAATCGTCTTTTTCGATAGATATAAGATCTAATGGATGTCCACCAATATAACAACCAATATATTGAGCTTGATCCATAATTTGTTTAAGAGTAAGAGGAACAAATTTTGTTCTCTGTATTTCAGGAAAGACAGGAACATCATGTCGTTTTAAAGAAGGCAGCTTTTTGTAACCTGCTTCTTCAAGAGGCTCTAACTCTTCTTCGTAAATATGAAGATTGTCTATATCGTCTTCTTTTTGTTTATCTTTTGAAATTCTATTATTAATTTTTTTTATTTCATTGCGAAGAAAATTACGTCGCTCAATTAAAGGAATAACAGTAGCGTTATGTTGTTCTCTTTCAACGTAATCTATTTCTCGTTGTTTGTAATCTTCGACGTCTTTAATATATTTATATATTTCAGACGTAAAATCTAAAAGATCATTTCTAGAATAACCCATTTGATCAAAAGCTCCAGCATGTACTAAAGCTTCAAAAACTTTAGTATTTACTTTTTGCATATTGATTCTGTTTAAAAAATCTTTAACATCTTTGAAAGGAACATTGCCTCTAGCTTTTATAATAGCCTTAGCAGCTGTTTGACCTACATCCCTGATAGCATTTAATCCAAAATAAATTTCAGTGCCATGAATAGTAAATTCAAAACCAGATTTATTTATACTAGGAGGGTGTATTTCTACACCAAACTTTTTAGCTTCTGAAATATATTCAGGAGCTTTTACAGCCCAGCTTTTTGGTTGTAAAGTTTTTGATCTAGTAGACATGAGCGCAGTAAAAAACTCTACAGGATGATGAGCTTTTAAATATGCACTAATGTAAGTAAGAAAAGAGTAGCTCACAGAGTGAGCTTTATTAAAACAATTATGAGCAACAAGGCCATTCTTTAAAAAGAAATTATGATTATTAGTATAAGAAGAAATTCCAATATCATAAACTTGTTGCTTGCCTAAATATTCTTTAGATACAATTTTCATTTAAACCTTTCATTAAGCGTAATGAGATAAACCAGCCCAAAGTTTATTTGTAGCGTCTAATAAAACAAGGCAAACACCTTTAGTACTATTTAAAGTTAAAGTAGATTGACCATCTATAGTACCAGATTGATTGTAAGGCTGAATTAATAAATTACCTGTTCCTAAAGTAATAAAACTTACTATAGTTCCACTTGGAATAGTAGATGGATCAGGCAAAGTAACAGTATAATCGCTAGAAGAATCAATCCACAAAAGATCGTGTGGGGATTGTTGTGTATGTGAATAATTGCTTGTAAATTCAATAGGGTTTACAAAAGCGTGATTGGTAAAATTGACTTGCTTAGCAGATATTTTCATATTAACTCCATGAAAAAAAGGGGGACTAATGCCCCCCTTTTAATAAAAATATATTAAATAAAATTAATTATTTTTTTTAAACTGAAAGTCCACCAGGAATCTTAACAACAGAGAAAGCGACTCTGATTTGGTCATCAGTATCAAGCTGATAACCTGCAACAGAACCATTCCAATGGAGTGTACTTGAAGGCTGAACTGCTGTGAGAGAAAGAGCTGTTGCTCCACTATCATTACTAAAGTAACAATCACCGAGCTTATCTGCAGTAAGATCTACAGCGATACCATTTACAAAAACAAGGAAATGAGTATCGGCAGCTGGGTTGAGCTGGCTATCAATAGCGTAACCAGTTGCGTCGCCATCAGAAGATGTTGCGCTAGCAGTAGCAGTATCTACATGCTGAGTAGCAGCAATAAGACCACTATCAGTTACAGCAATAGAAGCATAAAAAGCAGTAGAGGCTGAGTAAGCATCAACCTTAAGTTTGCCACCTACAATCTCAAGACCAGAAATTGTAGCAAGGTCTACGCTATGCACACCAGAAGCAGAGGCAATACCGTCACCAGCAGCAAGATCAAGAGCTGAAGAAATAGAAGCACTTCTAGTAACAGAAGAGGCACTTACATCAGTAAAAGCAAAGTGGTCAGCAAGAGCTACTGTACCTGCTGTAACTTCACTAAGATCAAGAGAAAGAGCAGAACCTGCACCGCCAGAAAGACCCTCACCAGCAACTGTAGCAGCAAGATGATTCTCGTCTACACCAGCATCTTTAATTGTAAGACGATCGAGACCATCAATTTCAATAGCAAGATTGTCAACGTTTACATCAAGAGTATTGCCAGTTTTAGTAAGAGCGTCACCTGCAGTTACTTGGCCAGCACCAGAGAATTGAGTAAACTCAAGTGCTGTAGTATCAAGAGTAATAGGACCATTTGTAGAAAGTACGAAACCTGCATCTGCATTAGCAACACCCTCTTCTACAAAACAGAAAGCACCTGCAGTTACTTCTGCATCAGTATCAAAATCTGTTGCACGAGTAAGTTCCCAAGCTGTGCTAATACCATCACCTACTTGAGTAACAGTATAAATACCATTCTCAGAAGCAGTTGAACGGTTCTTGACAAGGATGCGATCGCCAAGAGCTACTGCAACCTGGTCAACAAGCAAAGAAGCTTGGGTAGGAGTTGACTCTGAAAGCACACCAGAAGAGTAAGAGAAAAGAGAATCAATATCTCCATCTGTAGTAGCAAGGTGTACAGACTGCTTAACATCAAGACCCTGAGCAACACTATCTGCGTAAGATTGAGCAGCTGATTGTGCAGAGTCAACATAAGAGATAACTGCTGCTGCTTCAGCAAGCATACCAGAAAGAGTGCTTGCGCCAAGAGTAAGATCTGTAGCCTTTACATCGCTATTAAGCTTAGCAAGTGTTACATTGCCGTCTTTAATTTTAAGTGTCTCTACTGCATCATTAGCTAGCTTTGCTGCTGCAATAGAAAGACCTCTAAGTTGTTTTCCATGGATTTGAGCCATATTTTAATTCCTTTTTCTAGAAAAATTTTAAGGAGTGTTTGTTGTTGTTTCGGGAATCCAAAATTCTACTAAATCAGTACTATCAATAGAATAAGAATTAGAATCAGAAGAATCATAAATTAAAGTATTAGAAGCATTAGGATGAATAGAGATAAGTCTATTTTCTACAGGAACACCATTAACATTCATTTTTACTTTAACATTTCCTAATAAATCTAAAGGTACTGGTACAGGTAAACTGAATTCAGTTATATCTGTAGTTTGAGATCCAAAATTGTAAACGAAGTGTTGCCAGTTATCACCAGTAATAACCAGACCATTTCGTTTAGCAAAACCAGGAGCAAATATTTTTGGTAAATCTAAAGCGTCTATTTTTATCTTTGTTTGTCTAGCCATCTTATGCCTCTTCGTAAATTGCTAGAAGAGTCGAAGTAAGATCTATAGCTGAGTCAAAATTCAAAGTCAATAGATTGGTTGAAAGAGACCAGTCAACTCCAGGCTTTAAAATAATACCGTCTAAAGAAACAATTAAAGTTTCTAAAACTGGTTGAGGATTTAATTCAAAAACTAAGTCGCCTTGAGCAATTTGATTGCTAATATCATGAGTAATCATTCTATTAGAAGAAGAACCAGTAGTTGTATTTGAAGTAACATCTCCATTAATAGAGATATTTGAATCAACTATTGTAATTGGATATGTAAAAGTCATATTTTCTCCTCCTTTTTAATGAAGAGTTTAAAATATATTAGAAAAGAAAATCTACATCTTTCCTGAAATATAAAATAAACCAGGAGAAGTGAGAGTTAAATTAATAGATAAATAATCGTTTGAAAGAGTAGTTATTGTAATATCTTTTGAAGAATTATCTGTCCAAACAGCACTTAAAGAGTTAGTTGAAAGAGTTAAAGTTGTAGATAAAAATTGATTATTAGAATCTTTTACTGCGACAAGTACATTAGTTTGAGTAGATGGAGCAGTATAAGAAAGGTTCTCTTCAATTATTATATGTAATTGATTTACACTTGCGGTTTGATGAGATGCAGTAGAAGAAATATCTGACATTGAATATTTAAAAAGCGTTCCAGAAATATCTGCTTTAGAAAATGGGTAACCTTCGTAAGTTAAATTATTAGGATTTTCTGTATCTAAATAAGTTACATAAAATTCATTATCAGATTTTCTTGCAAGGGAGTAAGCTATACCATCAAAAGAAGCTTGTTTTTGCCAAAAAGAAACAGGGTCAAATTGATAAGTTTCTACAAGGTTTGGTGTAGCTACAACAAGGTTTGTAGAATTAGAGTCTAAGAAAAGCGTATCAAAAGCATCAATAAATATTGTTTGCTCATGAGTAAAAGTAGTAGGAGTATCTATTCTAAAAGTTGCAAGATTTTTTGTCTCAGGAGTAGTTATAAAACGAGAAGCAATTTCTGCTTTTTGCTTAAAAAACAAAGATAAATGTTTCTGATTATTAGAATCAGTTATTATTTCCATAGAAACAACGCAAATACTAGCATTATTTAAGTTTAAAATAGAATTAGATTGATAAACAAAAGGCACTATTTGCTCAAATTGATCTACGAAATGATTTCTAATGGTTTCTGAATTAGAAAAAGTAATAGTTACAGGAGACATTTCAAAAGTATCTAAATCTTTGTCCCACAAAATAGCAACAATACTAAGTTCATTAGAAGTATTATACACAGGCATATAAGAAGCCCATATATTAGAAGTACCTGTGTACTCAAAAGCAGAAGGGCTATAGTTTAATTTAATTCTATTAGCAATAGAAGTATAGTTATTACCTGAACCCCAACCTGTTGAAGCTGTGTAAGTGTGCAATACTGTAAAAGAACCAGTAGTTAAGTCATGTTCATAAAAAGAATAATCAGAATTTATTGTAGGTGTACCGTTATACCAGCTATTATAAGAAGCTGAGTCTCTTTCTGAATCCACCATATAAAGGGGGTTTCCGGAAGTACTTAAACCTATAAAAAATATTCTTCTAGTTTCTGTATAAGCAAGAACCCACGCTGCGGTTGACTGAGGAGGAAGAAAAAATTCCCAAGAAGTCCCTAAACTTACAGTTCCCTCTACTGCATCTGTAGTAAAAGGTAACCTTAAAATAGCTATTGTTAGATAATAAACAGAATTGTTATTATTTATATAATAATTAAAATAACCAAAAAAATAAATGTGTCTATTTTGAAGATCCACCCAATAAGGATGCACAAAACCAGATCTTACATATCTAGTAGAATAATAATAAGTAGGAATTGTTTGAGTAATTGAGTTTAAAAGATCTTCAGGAGTGTCTGTTTTGTAAAGAGTAATATCGTTATCAAAAAATGAATAATTTCCAATAACTTTAGGCTTTACATTAATAGAATAAGAAGTGCCATCAGTATCTTGAAAAGTGAAATTATTAGAAGCAACATTTCTCAATTCTTTATTTAAAACTCTGTCATGACTATTATTATGAAAATAAGGAGTTATATGTTGAGAATAAGTATTCCAGTCATCTTGCTTGGTGGATCTTGGTGTAAAAGTAGACTTGACTGTAGAAGGGAAAAAAGAAGAATCCATCAATACTGTATTAGAAGGGTTTTGAAATACAGTATTAACTGATTGCTTCACATTAGATTGAGCATCAGCGGCTTGATCTGCTGCGTAAATTTTTGCTTCAGAAGGTGCGCCAACAATATTATTTTTTCCAAAATAATAACCACCTGCAGAACTTTTAAAACCAAAAATATCAAATAGTTTCTTCATTTAAATTCTCCGGAAGTTCTTCTTTTTGCTCAGGGTAGTTGGCATTGTACCAATCTAAAGCTTCTTGTTCGGAAAGAAACGGGGCTCCGTTTACTTTAGATGGATTGCCTCTAGTTTTCATGATTAGTTTTTCATCTTCATAAACATGAAGAGAGCCACCAAAAAATTTTAATTCTTTCATTTTTTAAGCCCAGAATTCTTTAAGAGTTATAATTGTAATATCAGAAGGATTTGGAGGAGTATAAGTAGAAGCAACAACATCTTCAATTTGAACAATATAATTAGTTTCTAAATCTAAACCTAAGTTTAAAGTATCTTCTGTGTTTTGTATATATAAAGGATTATCTAATATAAAAGATCTATGTATTGAATAAGCATTTTGGAAATTTTGATACGATTCTGGCGTATAAAGTATTGTGCTTTCAGTAGAAGAAGAAGATTTGAATGTAGAAGTAACAATAGAAGGAGAAAGAGAAGTAATAGTTTGGGATATTATAAACTGAGTAGAATTATAATATGTTTCTAAAACATCATAATCCTCAGTTTTTTCTGGTTGAATATTTAAAGTAATAATAGAATCGTATTCTATTTGAGTTTCAAATCCATCAGAAACATATAATGTATTTGATGAAGAAAAATAATAATTATTTTCTGGAAGAAAAATAGTTAAAGGAGTGTAAGAAGAATCTGTGTAAAGTAAGTTTTTAGAAAAATTATAATCTTGAGAATAAGAAAGATTATAAAAATTATTCTTAGTAATATAATTAGGAACTAAGGTAGAGATAAAAGATGACAGATATTTGTGAGTTTTAGTTTTATATTTATTATTAGGTTTAACTTGAAGTGAAACTGTATTTATTATTTTATCTAAAAATTGAAATTCTGCCATCTTTTATCTCCTTAAATAGCGAAGCTAGCTGTAACGTTTATATAACCAGGGCCAGTAATTAAAACAGGAATAGAAGTATCTTGAATAGCAGAAGTTGTAGTAACAGTACTTGTGCTACCATCAGTAAAAGTCATATTAGAACCTTCAATACTGATTATAACATCTGTAGAAATACGTTGTCCTACATTGTCATAGGCATTTACTTTTAAAGTATTATTAAGAGTTATGCCAGCGTATTCTTGATTAGTAGTGCCAAATTCAATAGTAGTAGAATAAGCAATAGAATTTGTAATTAAATGAAGCTTAAGTTCTGGGTCTGCAACTGTGCCTGAAATATAAGTATGTTTAATAGGCCATTGAGCAATTTGTTTTCCTACAATTTCTAGAGCCCATGTCCTACCAAAACTATCGTAAGTCATAGCAGTAAAAATACCTTGTTCGGTATTAGTTTTGACCCAACCACCAGGAGTCAAGCTATAAAAAGAAAGTCCTGAAGAATCAATACTATTAATGACAGTGTTGTTTGAAGTGAGATAGTAATCGATATTAGTAGTAGGAGTAGTACTGATATATTCAAGAGAAGGTAAATTGGTTGCAGAATCTCTATTAATTTTATAACAATGCATATTTAAAGCAGCATTATTGTTAGCTTCTGCTAAAGTAACAGCATAGCCATGCCTAAATACAGGAAGTAAAGTAAGATACTCGATATTATTCAATACTGAATAAAGAATTTTAGTATGAGTAGCTACCCTTACGCCTGAAGCCCATAATAAAGAAGTAGGATCATAATTAACTTTTGAAACATCGTCTACTAAAATATCAGTAAAAGTAATAGGAGTAGTAGTAGATAGAGAAGCGTCTACTGTTTTGTCCCATTGAATAAGGAAGGGATTAAATGCTTGTGCAGCGTTTGTTGTAAAGGCGACTGATTCATAATTAGAGTTAGAAGAATTATAAATAAACTGGCTTTGATAAGAGTGCAAAGCGTTTAAATAGTAACCAGGAGCGGTCAAGTTAATTGTTCTAACAACAGAAGCAGAACCAGAAGAATTGTTAATTACAAAGAAAGCGTACTCAATTGGATCAGAATTAGCATTGATTCTAGAAAAAATGTGATTGTCGTAAGAATCTAAACCACAATAAACAATTTGCTCTTTTATGGGAATATTAGTAGCAAATTGAGTAACGCCGGAAATCAAAAGATTAGTAGCGTTTATTTCACCAATGTAAGAATTACCATCGACAGGAAGACCAAAAGGAATAGCAAAAAGATTTAAAGCAACATATTCTGTATAAGCATAACCTGTTCTAGAGTCATAGTTTCTTGTGCTCAAACAATAAATAGTTCTATTTTCCATATCTACATGCAAAATAGAAAGGTTTGAACCATAATAAGAACCAGCGACAAGTAGAAGTTCGGGAGAAGTTATAATAGCTTCTGGGTTTTCTAGGTCAGGGCCAACAATAATTGAAATTTTTTCTTCGTCACCTCTGTAAGTAACTGCACCTGTGAATTCAGGAGAAAGCATGAAGGTATAAGTTTGACCTTGGTACTCATATACTTTCATAGGAGATGAAGATGTAGAATTATCTAAATTTGCAAATTTAGATGGCTCTAAAATCATAGGGAAAATAGAGTTCTGAGAGTTATCTGTAAAGATATAATCATCGTGCATAGCTATTGCTTGAGGATAACGAGTATTTAAAGCAGAGTTGGTGTACCAAGTATAGTTATTCTTTTTAAGATGATTTAAAGCTTTGCACTCTTTATTGAAAAAAGGAACTAAACTAGTAGAGTCATAAGCATTGCCATCAATGTAAAGCACAGAATTTGTTTCATCTTCAGCTAAAGCAAAGTTGGTGGTATTAGCATATGATTGAAAATATGCAGGTTGACCTAAATCAGGATCAGTAGTACTGGGTTGATAAGAAAGCCCATTGATTTTTTTAAGTATTGCCATTTTTAATCCTTAAAGTATGTTGTGGTATTTGAAAGAAACAGTAAGATTTTGACCAGGAGAAACAGTGCCTACAGAAGCAATGTCTACTTGGATATAATCTCCTTGTTGAAGAATTCTTTCTCCACCAACTATTTTTTTATTTGAAAGTGGTGGAATTGATATATCGTATAATAGTTTGTCAGGAGAGTTTCCACCATTTTTTTGAACATAAATAACTACTGAATTACCTTCAGAAGCAACGCCTAAAGTAGCTGTAACTTCAATAATTTTTATTGGAGCTAATACTTGCCAAAAAAGGTCTCCTTGCTTTTGCTCAAGAGCACCAATAGTGTAGAAATGCTTATCAAGATAAGTAGGAAATTCATTTCTGTTTTCTAAAGCAGAAGATTTAGCTCTTTGTTCAGTAAAATATAAATTACCTTTTTCTGAAATAGTTTCAGTAGTAAGATTTATATTTGGACCGTAATTCCCATTTACATTAGTTATTTTATAAGACATTAGTGGATCTCCCAGTTTCCATCAAAACCAACAACAAAAGTAATAAATTGACCTTCTTCATTTAAAATAAAATTAAAAGGATCTCTATCTATAGTATCTCCAGAATAAGGTATCAAGGAGACAGTATAGTTACTGTATTGTTGCCTATATTTAAATTCTATTTTTGTACCAGGTATACCTAAAGCAATCTCTGGTAATTCTATTTCTAAGTTTCCGCTAGTAAGCGTAGTGGAAATACTGTAATAGTAAGAAAATTCAGCTTTAAAATCATAATTCATTGGTTGGTATACAGCTGAACCAGAAAGTGATTTTAAAGTAGATTGTATAACATTAGGAGAGCTACTTGAGATTGTTTTATAAAACCAATCAGGAGTAGCAGCATTCTGACTTGAAACTGGATCAGAAAGTTTTGCTAAAGTAACAATACCTTCGTTTAAAGTAGTTGCGGTTGTATATGAACCACCACCAAGAGACATTGTTGTAGAGACAATTCCTGTGCCGTCATAAATAAGTGCTTGATTGACTATAAGATTGGAAGAACCTACCCTTGGAGTATCACCAGCTGAAAAACCAATATTTGTTAATGCTGCTGAACCTAAACCTAAATTAGATCTAGCAGTAGAAATATTAGTTAAATCATTTAAATTATTATTTGCAAATAAAACTCCTGTAGGGGTAGAAGCTTGTATTGCAGTTTGTAAAGTTTTTGGAGATATGGGTTTGTCTTCTAAGATACCAGCTAAAACTTGAGCTTCTGTTGCAAAAGTAAGAGTAGTATTTATTCTGTGATTTGGGTCATCATAAAAATAGTTTATAGCAGGTGAGTGCTGGCCATTAATAAATAAAGGCGCCACAGCATCTTGAGTAGCTTCTATATCTATTGGAGCAGTACTAGAATTATTTGAGTTTTGATAATATCCAGAAAGTTTCCAATAAATAACACCAGAAAAATCTACTAATTTTGTTATTGAAATTTCTTGGTATTGATTCACTAAATCAAGAGAATTGTATATTTTTACATTATCAGAAGTGAGAATATATTGAGAAGGATCGACAATTAATTGATAAGTGCCTAAAGCGGTTTCTTTTCTAATTTTAGAAGTAGAATTTAATGGAAAAGCATTAGTTAAATTTATTAATACATTTTGAGAATTATCTAAAGATAAGAAATAAAATTTTCCTTCTGATAAATCAAAAGTATTAAATCCTGCAGAAACTTGTTCATAAAAAACAGAATCGTAGCCAGGATATGTATAAGCAACATTTTCAATTGTTGCAGTGTCTAAATCATATTTATAATAATGAGGTAAATTAGAAAAACCTAAATTAGCTCTAGCTACTTCATAATTGCCTAAATTACTAAAAGTATTGCTAGCATAATTTGCATGCAACAAAGAAGGAGTAACTGCTTTTGTCGAATTTGAACCGTCTCTAACCTCTTCATTATCAGCTAAAGCAATTTTACCCCAACCATCGTAATCGGAAACTGTAGTTGGTTCAAAAGAGGCTCTTAATAAAGAGTTGTTGGCTAAATCAACTATCCATTGACCATTACCCTTTGTAATGGTGCCTTGAATATCATACTGGTCACCATTCCATCGTAAAGTTTGATTAGTAGAAGAATAGCCGCTGTTGGGGCCAGCTGCTCCACTTTGCCACAACAAAGTAGGTCTAGCTATATCAGAAAGTCTAAATACAGAATCCCCAGCTTTAATGAGTTGAGAATCATTAGAAAGGTCTGATGAATTTAATTGTCTATTGGTCCAGTTTTGTGAAATAGTAGCAGCTAATGGATTATAAACTACCACGTGAGATTCAGCTGGAGAAGTTATAGATACATCTTTTAATTCTGTTAACTCTAAATCTTCTATATCAGCTTCGAGTTTAGAAAAAGCTTCTCTAACATATTGAGTAGAAGCTGCTTTGTTAGAGCTATCTGTTTGTAATTGAGTAGGTACAGTTAATAAATCAATAGAAGCAATATCTATATCAGCATTATTGATAGTAGCAGATGTTATGTGTACATCATTAAATACATTTCGTTGAGTAAAAATATTTGTTTTACTTTTAAAAGCAATATCTGCTTCATCAGATAAATCAGAAGAAGATAAATTTAATTCTAAAGCAAAAGTATCGTTTTGATCGTCATGTACCCAAGATACAGCTGAATGATTTAAAGTATGAGCTGAAATAAAATTAGCAATTGTATCTCTTGCTTGTTCATCATTATAAAAGAAATGCTCATAACCGTTTGGAAGGTAATAATGCTTTACTTGCATACCTTCATTATTATTTAATGTAGAGCCAACTTTTATTTGTTTAGTATATGATTGATCTTGATTTAAAATAGGATTTAAAGAAGAATCATATACATTTAAATTACAATAAAGTTCGCCTAAACCATCTATATAATTAGAAGAATAGTTTAATGGAGTAAGGAACTCTATATCTTTTAGTGAAACAAATGTATTTGTTTCGTTTGCGACAATTACTGGAGTATCTGTTAAAATTTCATAAGATACATCATTAGAGTATAGTTTTGAAGAAGATCTTAAAACTATTTCGCCAGTGATATGAGAGTTACTTATAGTAACTAAAGCATTGTTTGAAAGCTCTAAAATTCTATTATCATTTTTTAAATTAGAATTAGTTATTTTTATTACAGAACTATTAGAAAAATCTAAAGTAGTAACATCTATAAATTGAGAATCTTGAATAATGACATTTATATTAGAATAAATAAGTAATTCATTATTAAAAGTTACATTATCAAGAAGTAAAGTAAATGGAGAAGAAGTAATAGGTACTGTAATTGAACTTAAAGTTATGTCTTTAAAAACTATAAAGTCATCTTGGGTAGTACCAGTAAGTTCAATATTTATATCTGCTGGGAAAACTACTGTTTCTTCAGTAGGTGCTATAAATATATAGCCTGGATTATTTATATTTATGGTAGGATCTGTTGCTTGAGCCCCATACCTCAAAAGAAAAGTAAGTGGTTCTTCAGAAGTGGGAAGCTTGTTGAGAATTAGTTGATCTTGAAGATTTACATTGTCAGCATAAGGTTGCGAGCCAATAACATAGTCAACAACCCTACGATTTTTAGCATCAATTGCATTTATGATATCTAAAAGGTTTGATTCAATTTGATCAATTTCTGTAGTAGTATAAACAGAAGTTTTATCTGCTTTTGTATTTTGCAAACCTGTAATTTGAGCAAATACATTGTCTGCAAAATTTTCATCATTATTAATTGCTTCTGCGAGTTCTCTAATAGTATCGAGTACTCCAGGTGCATTATCAATAAGATTTAATATTTCAGAATCGACATAGCTTTTTGTTGCTAATGAGTTTTTATCTAAACCAACAGCAACAGGAAAAAAATATTCTGTTCTATTTGCTGCAGTCCAAGTAGGTGGTTGGTAAGTATCAACATTTTGAGGAAGAGAAGGAATGGGGCCAGAAAAAACATAAACTTGTTGTTCGGCTATAGAATAATAAGTGTCGCCTGGTCTTAAAGTATCTGGATCTAGATCTTCTAACTGAGCGACAGAATTTACTGGATCTTTCCAATAAATATTATCAATACGAGTATTAGTTTGGGAATCAGCATCAAGTAAAGGTTGAGCACTCACTCTGCCTTGTTCCCAAACTAAAGCACCATTATCAGCTAAAAGTTCAGTTGAAAGAGATCCTGGCCTAAATTTAGTTCTTCTATTTATAGTATTAGACATTCATAAAACCCTTATTGAAGTTGATCCACGTATTTAGCTATTAAAACTGATTCCGGAGAAAGCTCGAAATCAGGTGCTAGCACTACACGTACTCTATTTGGATTTAAATAAAAGTCTGGAGCTTGAGGAACCATAGATCTATAAAGTTTTTGACCATCTAAATAAAGCTCAAATAAATATTCAGTTCCATAAGCTACTGGTGGGTCTAATATAAATTCTGAAGTCACACCATCAATCTGACTAGACAGGTCATGGTCTGAAGGAATTATATTAGTAATAGAAGAACCTACAGAACCAAGATAAGAGTTTTGCTCCATATTAACGTTAATATTAGCGTCTCTAATCAAGGTTCCTTTTAATGAATTCTCTGCATGAGTAGCCATATTCCCCCTCTTTCTTTTTAATATTTTATATTAATATCTGTATGTATAAATTTTCAATCATCTTTTGTAGAATATATTTCTAATTTTTTAGTATAAATTTTATCTATTTCAGCATAAGATTTTTTATTACTTAACAAAAAACTATGATTTTCAGTACAATCAACATAAGAACCATCTTCTAAAACATATCTGTATACATCTTTTATTCCTTTATCATGCCATTGAGATATATGTTGAGCACAATAAGGGGACTCTGCAGACCAACTATTTACTTGAGTATCATAAGATAAAGCAAAACCATTATATTGATCTTTAATAATATCTTTAATTTTTGTTGATCTTTTAGTACCTATTGGAAGTAATATTTCGGTATCACCTGCAAGGCAATAATCAGCAAAACCCAAAATATCATTCCATAAACTATCAGCGTAATCAGCCATAAGACCACCAATAGAAGTTGCGCCATTAAGGAATTGCTCTTTATATTTCTCAAGAACAGAAAGCTTTTTCTTACCCATTGCTCGTCTAACATCATCAGCTTCCTGTTGTGTAAAACCAGCAAGATCAGTAAATAGCCTCATAATTTGTTCTTGGTATATAAGAGTCCAATAAGAAGCTTTAAGTATTTCAGCTACATTTTCTGGAAGATCTTCTGGCGGAGAGTTGTTTAATTTATTTGTAATATAAGTTTTATCAAGACCAGCTTGTAGCGGCCCGGGGCGATTGCGAAGGAATTGTTTGACAAGCCTAAGCAAAGAGTATATAATAGGTGTATACTCAAAGAAAGGTTTCGTATGAATCATCATAGAATATCTAAATCTGATTGTGAAAAAGAATTGCTTGCTATTCATAAAGTACATGGGCGCTTAACAGTACCTCTTGTTGAAGAAAATTGTGACTTTACTAGAAGAAGTATTAGAACTCATTTTGGATCTTTAGGCGCATTCAAAGAAATGCACAACCTGATAGATACCACAAAAATAACAACAAGTACTAAAGGGAGTAAAAGAAAAGTTCATTCAAAAGAAGATTGTCTTTTAGAAGCTAAGCGATTAGAAAAAGAATTTGGATTTTTTTCTAAAGGACTTCTAGAAAAACATGGAAAAATAAACCACAAAGTATATAGAAGACTTTATGGTAGTTTCGGTGGGTTTTTTGAAGGTCATCCTGAGATAAATAAATATGATAACAAGCAGTTAAATTTTTCAGACGAAGATATTAAAAAAGAATTATTAAAAATAAAAGATAATATTTGTTCAGAAAACATAGATAAATTTACAAATATAAGCCGCGTAACAATTTTAAAAAGATACGGAAATATCGAAAACTGTTGTGAGTTTTTTGGGTTAGAATACAGCCCAAGAACTTTTTATAGTTCTGAAAATATATGGATAGAGCGTCTTGAAGAGCTCTTTGGGTTAAAAGCAGAAAAACAAAAAAAGTTTTTTGGCTTAAAATATAAATACAAACTTAGGTGCGATGCGTATTTTAAAGAGTTGAATCTTGTTGTCGAGTATAACGGTAGACAGCATTACGAATATGTAAATTTCTTTTATAAAAAAGAAGAAGATTTTGAGCTCTGTAAAAAACGTGATCAAATTAAAAAAGATTTTTGTGAACAAAATAATATCAATTTATTAATAATAAAATATGACGATTCTGAAGAAGATGTTCTTCATAAAGTCAAACAGTTAGGCCTTTCGACCTAACTACTAGCTTTCACTAGTAAACGGACTATATCATTCCTCTTAATAAAAGAGTAGCGGGGTCGCATTACATCAATTACTCAATGTAAGCTGGTGTGCTCACCTAGTCTCTGAACCTGAATCGGATTAGGATTCGTGGCTGCGGATTGTCCAATCTTCAACATTTTTACTATACCCAAGTGATTAGCTTGGCCACCTTATTATCTCTAATAAGATTTAGTAGTTAAAGCTCTAAGGAGTTTCCCGCAATTGACCCGCTTTTAAGGCCACCAATTGATGGCGCTAATAGCACTTAAATCTTCAATACTTTGAGGTTTAATATCAAGTATTAATTTCTTGGCAGTACCAGAAGTTTCCATTTGGAAAATTCCAGTAAGACATCCTTCATTGAGATATTTATAAGCTAGTTCATCACCATCTTGAATAGCGTAAGGTTCAATTTTTTCACCTGTTTGTTCTTCAATAAGTGCTGTACATTCTTTAATAACAGAAAGAGTATCAATACCAAGAAAGTCGAATTTAAGAAGACCAAGATCTTCGCATTCATCTTTATCGTATTGAGTTATTCTATCTGCTTTACTATTTGACCAAATAGGAATGTTATCACTTATTTCAGTATCAGAAATAATAACACCTGCAGCATGGATACCAAAGTTAGCAACCATATCTTCTATACGGTCAGCAAATTCAAGAAATGCTGCATACCTTTGCTCTTCTGAAATGTTGGGGTTTTGTTCCAATATTTCTTCAAGAGTAGCTTCTTTTCCGTATTTAGGGGGAGGGATCATTGCTAATAAATCATTAAGATCAGATTGATCTTTTTCGGTAATTCGATAATAAGAACGAGCTAAACTCTTTGGTTTAAATGTACCGTGAGTAATAATATTTGCAACACGCTCTCTGCCCCAATAATCAATACACCATTGAATAGCCTTTTCACGATCTAATGCATCATGATCCAGGTCTACATCGGGGGGTGCGCCACCAGTAGTATTTGATCTTGCTTTGTTAAAATCAAAATCATCAGTGAGTTTAGTTAAATAAAGTAAAATAGAGTTGTGAGGATTTGATTTATAAAAAAGATTGTTAGATAAGGAAGCTTGTATTCTGTGTAAATCTTCATAAGAAGCCATAATTACTTCTTGCTTGAAATAATCAGGATCTATTTGAGAATATCTTTCTAAATCTATATAAGGGTCAATCTTTTTTAGAACATCTTCTCTCAAAAAGGAAGACATATGAATACCTTTGAAACAATAAAAAAATGGAAGTTACAACCAGTTAGAAGATGTAAGGGTGGGTGTTAACCACCCCACAAAAGATTGGTATAAAAACTTTGATCTTTAATTTTAAAATTAAAAGAAGATTCTATAACTTGTATTTCCGAATCAGTAAAAGAATCTTTGTTTAAAGAGACCATTATTTGAAATACTTTTTCGGTAAGAGTTTTTTCTTTATACGAAAGTTCGTATGCGTTATTTAAATTATACAGAAGGCCTTCAACCGCAGACCTTGCATGAGGCTCTGTATTTTTTACAGCAATAATAATATGATTTTTATTATTAAAAATAGATTTTAATTTTTTATATAATTGAGAATAAGGATCAAGTTTAATAATATATGTGCTCATATAAACCTATTATGCATTTCTTTCTTTAAATTGTTGCCAAATTTTTTGAAAGATATAATCTAAAATAATACTTTGTCCAGTAGTTTCTCTGCCCCAAATCCAAAAACCAAATTGATTTGTAAGTAAAGCATTATGAGCTTTTAATTGTTCAGCAAAATAATTACTTACAATATAAAACTCATAAGGTTCTCTAAGTTCTGGTTCAAAATCTTCAGGACAATAATCACCTTCTAGAGATGGGTTGTAATCTTCATAAAGTTGAGTTTCATGATAAAGCTCTGGTTCAGAATTTGAAGAAGTGTCATAATGACAAAAAAGCTCTTCATACCATTCTTCACCAAAAGGCTCTTTAGTTGATTCAAGAAGATATTGGATTAAAGGATTAGCATTTACGTAGACATGTTTTTCTAAAAAATTATGTGCTTCTGGAGATTGATCGTTAAGCATAATTAATCCTTTTTAGTTGATACAAATTCATCTGCATAAAATTTAGCCATATTTACATGTCTGCTAATTAGCGGAGACAAAAATGTCCCTTGGTCAGACTTTGTATAATTGTATAAAAACTTCTGACCATAGCCGTTTGTAGTTCCAATGACTTTTTTTCCTGAGTAAAGGTGAATACCGTCAGTATAATAAGAAGCTGTATTTGATTTTGCTGATAAATTAGCTTGCCAAAATTTTGGAATAAGATGCTCTTTCACTTAGCAGTCTCCCAACGAGAAACATTAATAAACTCAGCGCGAACAACTTTGATATCGTTTCGCTGAAGAGTGCGCCTAACAGCACGAGCTTCAGCCCTAGTTGCGTAATGAGTATTGTTTCTATGACGTACAATAAGTCCATTTTTGTCTTGAATAGCGTAGAGATAGGTTGCATAAGTATCGCCTGTTGCTTGGATTTTAGTTGCATACTCTTGAATTTGTTGTTGATTAGTCATGTTATTTCCTTAAAAAGGCATAGTGTATTGGTCAGCTTTTGCTGCCATTTCTTTGTTAAAAATAAGAGGAGTCGCAGCACGACCCTCGTTAAGAAAACGAGAAAACATCAAATCGTATTTTATTGGATCGACTTCAGTAATTCGTAATGCCCAAGCTACAAGACTTCCTGCAGCAGAACCACGACCTGGACCATGCATAACACCATAGTCTCGAGCGCCATTCATAAATTGGGCAACGATTAACATGTAATCAGAAAAACCCATTCTCTTTATAACATTTAATTCTTCTGATAAACGTTCTCTGTACTCAAGTGGAGGCATTTCTCCAAAACGTGCATAAAGTCCATGTTGAGCTTCAATAGCTAAATGTTCTGGGCTTGTAAGACCTTCAGGGATTTCTTGAAATTTTGGATAACGATTCATCTTATCCATAAAATAAGAATCGCTATCGATCATACTGGTCAAATGAGCAGTATTTGAAATTACATCATAAGGCATATTTTGAGCTTCAGCTTGTTTCCACATCCAATCATGAGAAGCAAAGTGAACGTCAATTTCGCCAAAACTAAAACGATTTTCATCAGCTAAAGTAGTCTTTGTTTGCATACAAAGAGCAGCTTCGTGATGCATTTTATCATGCTCATAGGTATAATGGCAGTCATTTGTGATAATCATTGGAAGATTATGGTCTAAAGCAATTTCTTGGAGTACTTTATTAACTGTTTGTTGTTCTTCATCTTTGTGAAGCTGAAGCTCAACCATAAAACGATCTTTAAACATTGCTTTATGATGGAGTATGAGATTTTGAGCAGCTTTTTTTTCGCCGTTAAGAATAAGCTGACTAGCTCTACTGCCAAGACATGTGGTAGTAGCTATTAAGCCTTCTGAGTATTCAGCAATAAGAGCGTCATCAATACGTGGCTTACGATACATACCTTCTGTATAAGCATAAGAGCTAAGCTTCATAAGGTTGTGAAGACCAGTATTGTTTTGAGCAAGTAAGATCAAATGATAGTAAGATTTACCTAGTTCATCAGGCTCTTTTGCATGGCGATCATTTACTGTGTAATAAGCTTCCATACCAATAATAGGTTGGATGTCATGCTTTTTACACTCTTTATAAAATTTGTAACTGCCTGATATGTTGCCATGATCAGATATAGTCACAGCAGGCATACCGAGCTCTTTTGCTCTTTTTGGTAATCGAGAAACTTTGTTAATACCATCAAGAAGAGAATACTCAGTATGCACATGAAAATGTACAAACTTACCATCAGTTTCTTGATGCGCTTGAGAGTCATCATGATTGTGATGATCGTTACTGCACATTATAATTCCTTGTTAACTAGATTGCTTTGGTCCTTCGAGACACATTCTTTTCATATTTGCAGCAGCTTCAGGATTCTCTTCAAAGTAAGCCTTTGCACCAGCTTTACCACCAGTACAAAGAGTTTCTTCCTCGCCTGTTTCGGGATTAAACCACTTAACAGCAGAACCGGCAAAACGCATAAGACCTTGGTCTTTAGCGCAACCAATCAAATCCATAAGCTTATCTGTGCCTCGGGCACATTGAAATTCAAATTCTGCGGTTTTATTAAGAGCAGGAGCTACTTTGTTCTTTACTACTTTTACTTTCATAGCAAGAGTATCTGGAGCGTCAGAGCTAGGTTTAGAACTAACCCTAAGCCTAACAGAAGCGTAAAATGGAATAGCATTCCCCCCGCTTGTTGTCTCTGGCACGAAACTCCACAAGTTTACCATACTCGTGGCGTGGACTATATCTTCATCTCTTATCAAAGAGAGCCTTGCGCTTGGGAAATGTACCAATCTCATTTCCTACTCTACTCACTTCCATCTTTTGATGTGTTTTCGATAGTCTCTACACCTTCCTCTAATAAAGAGGCTTGGCACGGTATTGCCCAATGAATGGAGGGGTTCACCGTTAGCCCATAATGGACACCCACTGGTAGTGGTTCACAAGGTTTTTTTCCTAGAGTCACCTCTAGGGGAAACCGAAGTTAATTTCCATACATGACACCAATATTCATGCGAACTTGATTGATGAACAAATAAAGACAGTCTTGATCTACGCTAATTTTGCTAATAGCGCGAAGCGCCTTAGACAAAAGCCTAGGTAGATCGCCAACACCTGTTTCGTTCATTAATCGCTTAGTATCACGCTCTGATTGTGCAGCGTCAATAGAATCAAAGATTACTACGCCGACTTTTCCTGAATTACCAAGGTCTTGGCATAATTGCAAAGCTTCTTCGGCAGTATCAGGATAAACAAACAACATGCGTTCAGGATCAATTCCCATACTCTTAATAAGATCTAAACCAGTAGTACGCTCTAAGTCTACAAACACAGGAATACGATCATACCCATAAGTATCTACATATGATTTAACGATTTGGAGACAAAGACTTGTCTTGCCAGCTGACGGTGGTCCAAAGATTTCGACCACACGATCAGAAGGTAAACCGCCAACACCAAGTACGGAATCAAGAGTAATAGAGCCAGTGCTAATAGCTTTAACTTTTTCATATTTAGGTCCCATAGACATGATATCTTCTTTGCCAAATTTCTTAGCAAGAGAAGAAGCTATCATGTCTATTTCAGGAATACCTGTGACTTTTTTTATTGCCATAGTTATCCTCTACCTTGATCAGGATTATGATCAGGTATAGTTGAATCGTGTATCTTATTGCTTAAATCTTCAAATCCGAATTGATAGAAGATCTCAGATAAAGGATGCGCAATAAGATTGTGTATAGTCCATTTGAAGCGCTCAGGAAAACGATTAATTATCGTTTTCATTTAGAGGCTCAAAAGCAGAAGTTTGTTCTGCAAAAAAAGAGTCTTGAGCTTCTTTAGACATGCCAGTCATAAAGAATTCTCTTTCCCAAAGTTCTAAATGAGGAACAATATCTTGAATTAATTCGCCAGTAGAAAATCTAGCTTTAATTCTTTCATATTGCAAAGGAGTTATATTTATATCGTAACTATTAAAAGTGCCATAAACAGGACATTTTTGAGTGATAATCATGAGTACCTTTGAAATTGATTGAGCTTGTAGTATTTTAGATATAAAGCTTGAGCTTGATCAGCCAAGCCAGAACATCTTGCAGAAGACATTAAGTAATTGATGTTAGATTGACTTGCTTTCCCTTCTTGATAAATCCTGTTGGAATCAGAAGTAAAGTAAAACCAATCGTGATTAATTAAAGCTTTTTCAAGTGAATTTAAAATTTCTTGATTAGACTCGTTCATAATAAATAGTAAAAGGACCTTTACTTCTCCAAAGCTCTTTCTTTTTCCATATAGTAATTTCTATAGAAGGAGATCTTGGAAAATTTTTAGGGTTAAAAGTACAGTATTTGTTTTCTGAATAAGATAAACTTATAAAAGGGAGTTTAAGTTCATCTTCAGATAAATGTAAATAAAAATTAGATTCTTTATCTTTAAATAATATCTTTGTCATTTAATTTTTGAATAAGAATTTCTTGAGATACTTGAAGTTGTTGAATAGATTTTAAAACTTGGTCTTTTAAAAGGTTGTATTCATAAGTGTATTCAGAATCACTTTGATTTAATTCTTCTTCTAAAAGATTTAAAGAGTCTTCAAATTGTTTATTTTGAAGTTCAAGATTTGCAATTAAAGATTTATAATTAGAATTAGCTAATTCTAAATTTATTATAGAAGAAGCCAGCTCTGCCAACATTCTATCTTTTAAATTTAATTCTTTTTGAAGAAGGTAAATAAGAGCAATACAAACTATATAGCCAATAGCTGTTAAAATAGTAGAAATCATTTTTTCTTTTCTTCAAAAGCAGCGTTGACTTTTAAAAACAAATAAAAGAATTTAGTAAATTCATCAAATTTATCTTTAGGCAAATCTATATCAGAATGCTTAAGAATTATTTCGAAACAAAGTTTGAAAAATAAACGATCTCCACCTCGCTTAGAAGTAGAGCAATAAATTATATTGTTTTCATAATCAACAAAATGTTTTTTAGGAGAATGGCAAATTTTAAATACTTTGCCAGCTAAAACAATTGTGGTTGGTATAGACATATCGTGAAAATTCTTTTCCCACCAATACGATATTGCTTCAGATATTAAATGTTCTTGAATGCCTTGAAGATTTATTTTATTTGTTTCAAGTAAAAAAGAAAGTAATTCTTTTGTTGAAAAATGATAATCTTCGTTTGTTGGATCAGTAAAATGTTCGAAACGAAAATCTTTATTAAAGTAAATTTCAACGCTATCAATATAAGATTGCTTCAATGACTTTTTTTTACGATTAGCTGGATGTTGAAGTTTTACATAATCAACAGCAGCAGAATCTAAAACAGCCTTAATTATTTTTAAATAATCTTTATTTGAAGCAATATCGTGAAACATGGTTAGACTTTCTTGCCACCATGTCTATGTGGCCTAGATTTATTATATTCAATTTTTTGGTTTATGACATGCTCTAAATTAATGCCATATTTTCCACAAAAGTCAAATATACGAATAATGCAATCTGCTAACTCAACAGGAATACCTTCTGGCTTATCAGGATTAGAATCATTAAAATAAACTTCTGTAGGAGAATGTCCATTTCTATATTCTTCTAAAGCTTCACTAAGCTCAGAATGCATAAGTGCAATAAGATCGCCAATAGTACGTTCTTGTTCATGCCATCCTTTTGAAACAGCATTGTCATAAGAAATAGTTACATAATCATTTAAATATAGTCGTTTGTCAGACATAATATTCTTTCTTAATTAATTAAAGACCAATCCATTTGTCCAGAAAGACCAGAAGCATTATAATCTGTTACAGTACCTTCAAAGAAATTCTTTAAAGAATCACCAGAAATAATCCAATCAAGCCAAGGCAAAGGATTTGTTTTTTGTTTAAATATAGGTTTCATGCCGAGTTGAAGCAATCTTCTGTCGGCAAGATATTTGATGTAAAGAATAACATCTTTTTTAGGAAGATCATTTATGATTTCTTGATCTGCGTAAATAAAATTAATAAGATTTTCTTCAAGTTCTACAGCTTTAGTAAAGTTAGTATAAATATAACTTTTTAAAGTATCTGTAACTAAATGAGGATTTTCTTCAAGATAAGTGTGAAAAAGTTTAGTCATTGCCTCTACATGCATAGTTTCATCACGTATAGACCACTCTACTATTTCGCACATGCCTTTCATTTTTCCAAATCTTTGATAATTGAGAAGCATAACAAAAGCAGAAAATAAAGACATACCTTCATTACATACTGAACGAGCAAGTTCAAAAGCTAAGTTTTGATCCTGCTTTTTCATATGTTTTTCAGGAGCCATCATAAACTCTATTTTATCAGCCATTTCTTTAAACTTAAGAAAAACTGAGTACTCACCTTCAGGAATACCTAAAGTATCATTTAAGAGCGCATAGCTTCGTTGATGAGTACCTTCCCGATTAGCAAAGGAAAGAAGCATATTGCGTATTTCGTTATTTCTAAAAGCGTGAATAAAAATATCACAGTAATTTCCTCCAACAGCAACATCAGATTGAGTAAAGATTCTTAAAATATTTGTAATGTGGTTTTTTTCAGAATCAGAAAGTTTTGAACCGTTCCATTGATTAACATCTTCTTGAAGCTTAGCTTCCCAAGAACCCCAATGAATTTTCTCATGAGCTTCAGCGTATTCCATAGCCCAAGGATAAAGAAAAGGTTTATAAGTTTTTGAATATTCAGTTAGCCTTGACATGATAAGCACTCCTCAACGTCTTTAAGAGTTCTTCTTTCTACTTTAGTAGAAACTTTTTCTGCCGTTACACCGGCGTTAGTCCTCAAATAATAAAGTCCTTTAAGTTTTCTTTTCCAAGCAGAAATATGAACAAGATTCACATCATTTATATCTGTTCCACTAGGAAAGAAAAGATTCAAAGACTGACCTTGGCAAATCCATTCTTGTCTAGTTGCAGCATGTTCGATAATCCACATTTGATCAATTTCAAATGCAGTTTTAAAAACTTGTTTTTCTTGATCAGTTAAATAATCAAGATGTTGAACAGAACCTTGAGCAAGAATAATAGATTGAATTTGTTCATCAAGCCAATTCTTTCTATCTAAGCTAATCTCATACTCACCAAATTTTTTAGTAGGAATAGTTTTAGAATGTTTTTTAAGACAGTCTAAAAGGTACTTATTTATTTGGAGAAAAGAACCTGCTCTAGTTCTGTGAGTAAATGCATTAGACTTCCAGGGCTCAATACTAGGAGAAGTGTCCAAGATAATAGAAGAGTTAGCATTAGGAGCGATAGCCAATAAATGGCTATTTCTAACTGTATTCGTATCATCGTCTAAACATGCGCCTCTAGAAATAGCTAAAGCTCGAGTAGCTTTAACTGCTTTCTCTTTTATAGTAGAGAAAATATTTCTGTTACATGAAATAGCCAAAGCAGATTCAAAAGGCAAACCTTTTTTCTGAAGATATGAATGGAAACCCATTGCACCTAAACCAAGAGAACGTTCTCTTTCTGCAGAGTAAATAGCTTTTTCTAAATGAGAAGGAGCGTTATCAATAAAAAACTGAAGAACGTCATCAAGGTATTCAATGAGATCTTCAACTATAGTTGTTTCTTTCCAATCATCATAATACTCTAAATTAAGACTGGAAAGGCAACAAACAGCAGATCGATTTTCAGAAGTAGGTAAATGGATTTCATTACAAAGGTTAGAACCATTTATCTTTAAGCCTTTATCTTTTAAATGTTTAGGCAAAGAATGATTTGCCACATCAATAAAATTGAGATATGGTTCGCCAGTTCTGAATCGTACTTCTAGGATTCTTGTCCAAAGTTCTCTAGCATTTAAAGTAGATTTAATCTCTTTAGTATTTGGATCTTTTAAATGCCATTCGTCGCCAGAAATAACAGCAACCATAAAATCATCTGTAATATTAATTGCATTATGGATATTAAAACATTTTCTATTGGTATCGCCACCAGTAGGCAATCTAATATTCATAAATTCAATAATATCAGGATGAGAAATATCTAAATATGCAGCATAAGATCCGCGCCTTGTAGAGCCTTGACTATAAGCTAGCATATCTGAATCTACGGTTTTTAGAAACGGAATGGGACCAGGAGCTTTTTTAGAAACAGCTCTAATATCATTCCAGTGTCCACCAACGCCACCGCCCATAACGCTCATCCAACGAAGTTCTTCACTATGCTCAATTAAGCCTTCTACGGTATCAGGAACATAAGTTAAGAAACAAGATATAGGTAATCCTGACCTGGCTGCATTCGATAGTATTGGACTACTAAACATAAACCAACCATCACAAGCATACTGATAAATCTTTTTAGAAAGAGCTTCAGAACTTCCATAAGCATAAGCTGCTCTATAAAAAGCATCTTTTGGATCTTTTTCGGAGTCAGTCATATAGTAATTTTTTAATAATAATTCGGCATGTTTTGAATATGTATAAGACATATAATCTCCATAAAAAAAATAAAGCTCCCATAAAGAGAGCTAATGAATTAATTGCCGAAAATGCTTTTAATATATTGGTTTTTGTATATTATCAAAGTAATATTAACTAATAAACCACAAAACATTGAAGCGATTACGGCGACTAAAGATTTGGATATACTAGTTAACAAAAGAAAAGAAGTCAAGACAGATAGAAAATCTGTTAGAACAAAATGTTTAAGTAAAAATCTTTTTATAAAATTAGGAAAATGTTTAAAAGATAATAAAAAACTCAACCAAGTTAAAAATCCTAAAAATAATCCATCATACATTTTAATACCATGATTCTAAATGAGCTCCTAGCGCTGAATATTTAGAAAACATTCTTTGCAAATCTAAGAGTTCTTCATGAGTAATTCCGTAATTAGACAATGTAGAAGTGTCGCAAAGATCTGCTGCTATCCAAGAATCTAAATAGTATAAAGCTTCTTCAATTTCTTCTGGAGATATAATGTCTTGATAAAGATTAAGAGACATTATATCTTTGCAGAAATCAGCGTAAACTTTACCTCTAAAAGATCTAGAACCATGTTCTGAAAACATACCTCCACAAAGATTTAAAGGGGGATCAAACTCTGGATGATCTTTGGATTCTGGCATGTGCCAAAAATTATCTAAACCCATAATAACCTCAATTAGATGTAAATTTCATTTCAACAGATAAAGATAAGCCTATTTGCTCAAAAACTTTTCTAAGTTCTAGTAAAGTATCAAATCTTTGTTTCCAAAAATTTTTAACTATTTTAGCGGCTTTTTCTGCAGAGACAGTATTTGAAAGATATGAGTCAGCCATTCTTTCAATAACTGTACCAGCAGGACGTTTTGCGCCTTTAGCAGCATAGTTTGAAACAATAATATTAACAAGATCAGACTTTTTAATATTGTTTCCACCACTAATAGCATCTACCATACTAGAAGCTAAAGAGTAATAGTTAGAAGCTATCTGTATATTATTACCTAACTTAGTAAGTAATTCTCTAAATTTTGGTAAATCTAAATCTTTAGTTGAAGGGATTTGAATTACAAGATCAGTAGCCCATTGATAAAGAGTTTTATCGTAAAAAACAAATTCTTTAATAAAGGATTCAGTAATTGTAGAATAAGTTTCAGCACCAAGCTTTAACTCATCAACAAGATCTTGGGCTTCTATATTTATTAATTCAACAACTTCTTCTTTTTCACTATCTTCAGACATTAAAACTCCCAAAGAGGTTTGCGATTACGATCTGGCCCAGAAGCTTGTGGCTTTACTGCTGTGGCAGCTTCATCTCTAGCTTTTACAGTAGTAGATTTAGCTGAAGTAGTTGATTGGGATTGTTGACGGGCAGAAGAAGAACCAAGAGGGTCAGAGGCGTTCATAAAAGAAGAAAGAATAGAATCTTTAAGCTCCTTAGAAAACAAAAGACCATCTTCACCTTTGAATTTTACATCATCAAAATACTTTTCAACTCTTTGCCCGTCTTCCATAACAGAACCCTTATGGGAGGGAACACTTACAAAAAGACCGTTAGAGCCTTCGATGATCTTAAAGCCATCAATTTCCATGATACCTTCAATAATAACAGAAGCTACACCTTTTAGCTTGGCAGAATTAATCTTACGTACATTTACTTCATATGAGAACATTTATGAATCCTTTTCGATTTCGGTATTAATAACTTGAACGTTATTTTTAGTTAAAAACAATTTATAGTAATAGCCAACAAGAAAATAAATAGAAAATAATTGATTTTGAGTAGTATCAAAATAAGATTTATCCAAAGAGATAAGTTTTTTTGATACGATTTTAACAAGATCATCTAATGACTCTAAATTTGGATTATCAAAATTATCATTCATATAAGCAAGCAGAAAATCTGCTAGCTGATCTTGACTGATATTGTAAGAGTCAGAATTTTTAGGATTAATCTTGTATTTAATCATTAATCCCAACCAAGCATTTTAGGTAAAGCAGCAGTAAAAAGTCTTCCAAGAACTTGGAATTCTCCAGCAGAAAGAGATACGCTAACACGTTGATCTCCACTAGAAAGAGACATCATAAAAGTTCCAGCATACTTACCTTCACCAGGGCTAAGGGTAAGCTTCTTTCCAGTACCGTCATTATCATGATAAAAGCTTCCCCACTTAGGAGAAGAAGGATCATCGAAGAACTGTGTAAGATCATTGATTCCAAAAGCAAAAGTAAGCTTTTGGCTCTTCCAGTTATAAGACTTTTCGCCAGCAGAAGGTGCCATTTCAAGAAGAATAGCTCCAGTCTTTTGAATTCTGTTATTATCGTCTGTGCGAGGAGGAAGTAAAGTAAATTGAGCAGCAGCAGACTTTTTGTAAATATTAAATGATGTAGGGTACATGTTATCCTTGTTGAGAGTAATACTCTTCAGTAATTGATTCGCATAAATCTGCAAGAGCAGATCTGTATTGAGAAGTTAAAGTTATTTGAGAAGTGACAGGTGAATTTTTAAAGTGAGTTGATTCTAAAAATATATTTAAACCTGATTCATCTTTTTTAAAAGGAGCATCTATTTGACCAAGATCTCCAAGACAAATAAGCTTACTAGTAGCAGCAACTCTAGAAACAATAGTTTTCATTGTGTGAATATCAGCATTTTGACACTCATCAAATATGACAACTGAGTTTTCCAAAGACATACCACGAGCAAGCTCTACTGGAAGATATTTTAATCTATCATCTTCGAGCATTTGAAAAATAAAATGCTCAGCATCAGAACCCAAAAGAGCTCTAATATGCACCATGTAAGAAGACATTATGCCACTCATTTTATCATTTACGTCACCAGGCAAAATCCCCATAACAGATGATTTGCCGCCAACATAAATAGAAGGTTTGATAAGAATAATATTTTTATCGTTTCTAAAATATTGATTCAAAGCATAAGCGATAGATAAAAGAGTTTTACCAGTACCAGCTTTGCCTAATGCTACTGACATTAAAATTTTTGGATCTAAAAGAGAGTCTATAAAAGCTTTTTGTCTAGCGTCTTTTGGTTTTATTCCTTGTAAATTCTGATTTAAATTCAAAGGAAAGAAATAAGGAGATTTATATTTAACTAAAGCTGAAGAAGAATCAGCTTTAATAATAGAATATTCATTCTCATCAGGCTCAGAAAAAAAATCTTCAGGAATTTTAAGTTTAGAATCTTTAAAAAATTTGTCTAGTTGATCTTTTGTTAAGTAAAGTTCTTTCATTTTTTTCTTTCCTTATTAGGGAATTTAAAAGAACTTCAAATGATTTAGGTGTATAAGTTGTATAATGTGCAGGTATTATATTTTCTTTTATGAGTAATAGCTCAGAAGAATTTATATCAATACCTCTTTTTAAACAATTGTTGACATAGTTACGTTTAGAAGTTCTATGTAATAAAACTATACTCGAGAGATTAGAGATACCGCAAGCTGACTCTAAAATAACTATATTATTTTTTTGAGAAAGTGATTTAGCTTTAAATATTAGAGATTTAATGTGTTTAAAATTTATAATATCTAAGTAAAAAATGTTTTTATATTTGTTTTTTTGAAGAAATTTTTTTATTAAAAAAGATTTACCTGTACCAGGTAAACCTACGATTTGAATTATCATTATTATTATTTAATATCCCAAGCTTTTAAAACTTTTTGTCGCTTAGATTTGAGATCAGAATAATATTGAGAAGTATTAGCAAAAACAACAAAAAGACCATTTGCTCTAAGACGTTTATCTGGCTTTACAGAACAAATATAATTTTGTTTTTCTAAAGAAGTAATCAATTCAGCAAGTTTTAAAATTTGCTGAGAAGTAGTCGGAACTTTATTTAGGTCAAAGCAAAAAAGAAAACTATATTCTGAAAGTTGTTTTTTTGTAAAACAATCAGGAAACATAATTAAGCTTTCTTCCAGATAACTCTTGTAGTGCCGAGTGCAAGATTTTTAACAAGCTTTCTTTGATAGTTATTCTTTCGAAGAAAGTTTGAAAGCGCTGCATTAGAAGGTTTAAGGTTAGTAGTATTGCCAATATAATTCATAAGATTATCAAAACGAACAATAGGGTTCTTAGCAAGATACATCTTTGCAGCAGTGTTTTGCTTTTGATTAATGTCCTGATCTGTAAAGTTCCAAGTGTAAGCAGAATACTCTACAGAATTATCTTCTTGACAAAGATCATTTGAAATGTCTTGGAAAGCCAACTTTGTTGTTTGGTTTTCAGCAGAAGAAAAATCAAAGGAATTAACAGCTTTGATAACAGAATCAACATCGCCAGTAATAAGAATTGCAGTAAGCTTATTTGTAGACATATAAAAACCTTTAAAATTATGGAAGAGTAAAAAACAAGTAAGTATCGTTAGTAAGAATTAATGCGCCAGAAGTATTTTTACGATATTTAATTGTAGAATAATCAAAGGAAGAAGCAAATTGAATGGCTTCTTCCTTTGATTCAAAAACATCTACAGAAAGAATAAAATAACGCTTAGTTAAGTCAACAGATTGGATATGATCTTCATTATAATTAGCCCACATCAAATCTTCTTCTTTTGCGTTTAAATATGCTTTCTTTGCTGAATCACCAATAGCTGTTACAAAAATCATATTGACTCTATATTATTAATTGCCCTTTACAGAGCCGGTTGCAAAAATTTCTGAAGAAGGGGGGACAGTAGTAGTTTCCCAAGAAGTTGGAGGTACACCTTGTCCGTTAATAATGATGTCGCGACCATGAAGGTTTTCACGGCAAACCAAATCTGCAACAGTCATATCTTGAGAAAGAGTTATTGATCTTGCACCAGGGCCAGGAATGACGACGAGGGTCGCGATATCAGTATTGCCCTTCACAGAACCAGTAGCAAAGATCTCTGCGTTTTCTGGAATTTGATGAGTCTCCCAATGGTTTGGAGAAATTCCCTCGCCATTAATGATAATGTCACGACCATGCAAATTCTCACGACAAACAAGATCACTAACCGTCATAGAGTCATCTAGAGAAACAGTTCGAGCGCCAGGACCAGGAATCACAACTAGTGTTGCAGAACTAGTATTGCCCTTTACTGAGCCAGTAGCAAAGACTTCTGCATCAGAAGGAACGATAGTAGAACTCCATTGAGAAGGAGAGATGCCTTGACCGTTAATGATAATGTCACGACCATGAAGGTTTTCTTGGCAAGCAAGATCTGCAACAGTAGCAGAGTCAGAAATGGTTACAGTGCGAGCGCCAGGGCCAGGAATAACAACAAGTGTAATTGTAGACATAATAAAATCTTTCTATAACAAATAAATTAAAAGTGTTGAAGTAAGTGTACATCGGAATTTGGTTGTAAAACAGTATATTTCCAATCATTCCGACATATATCTCTACCATTAACTATAGCTCTATAGCCCAAAGAATTATTATCAAAAAGGAATTGATGTAAAGAAAGTACTTTTGGGTAAGCTATAGTTAATCGATAATTTTTATTTACATTTATTAAATTAATTTTAGACATATTTTAATTATAAATTTTATCAGCTAGAAGCCCAGCCAAAGAAAAGATAAATATTTTGTTGAGAATCAGACTGAACCTGTATGCATCCAGCAGGCCCCCATTTATCTGAATAATCAGTGCTAATTAAAGACCTTGCAAGGTTCCATGCTTCAGAAGAAGAAAAAGTCTTTTCAGTAACCATAGAAAAATCACTTTTTTCAGCAATAGATCCAGTATATCCTGAGTGACCATATTGATAAGCAGCGTCTTTAACTGCTTTGCTAAAAGCTTCTTTGGCTGTTTTTCCAGAAGAAAACTCGTAGAAAGTTTCAGCACCCATAAAAATTAGTTACCTTTTACTGAACCTGTAGCAAAGATTTCAGAGCTTGGAGTAACAAGAGTACTTGAATAAGTTCCAGGAGAAACACCTTCTCCATTAACGATAATATCTCTTCCATGAAGATTCTCTTGAACAACAAGTTGCTCAACAGTCATTCCATCAGGAACAGTTACGGTGCGGGCACCAGGGCCAGGAATAACAACAAGAGTAATAGTAGACATAATATTTCCTTAAATTAAGAGTTTTTGCGTGAATCGCGAATTGTTTGAATATCTTTACGAATAGATTGACATTCAACTTTTACATCTTGAGCGAGCTTTCTAATTCTAATACCTGCAGCATTCTGACCTCGATCAAAACGATCAGCATCGGAAAGAGATGCTTGAAGCTGGTCGATTAAAGCTTGAATTCGTTGATTCATTGTAGGTGTATCCATTTTTTATCCTTAAAAAGAGATAGTGGTTAATTTATCTTGAAGAGAAATAATTTGTTTAGAATCGTAAAAAGTATTTTTGCCTCTTCGAGAAAGAGAGGCATGGCCACATAAAGCATGTACTAAAGTGGAAGCCACGATAGTGGTAAGTGTAGTTATGATTTTAGCATCGCAAGCGCTTTCCTCCACCTCGTCATCGCTTTTAAGCATTCCAAGATAAGAGTTCATAGCTTGTTCGTTTGAAGGAGAGAATATATTGATTTCTGCATGCTCAAAGCCCATTTTAGTTTCGAAAATAAGATCTGTAAAGGGTAAATGAAAGCAATTAGAAATGATATCTTTTCTAGCCGAAAGAGAATCTACAGCAACATAAACATAATCTTCTAATGAGCTTTTGTGATCTTCATTAGAACCAATAAAAAATTCATTGTGCTTTTCAACAGAACATTGAGGATTAAAAGCTTTTAGTACTTGCTCTAAAGCATCTACTTTTTGCATACCAATATGCTCAACACCATAAACCTGGTTTGGCAAATTGTGTGATTCAACAATATCAGAATCCCAAATAGAAAAATTGTGCCAACCCATTTTTGCTGCAATTAAAGCAACCCAAGAGCCAGTAGCACCTGCACCAATAATAGTAAGCGTTTTGTCAGCAGCATCTTCAGGGCCAAAATATGATGCGTGCCTCATAAAATTTACTTGAGTCATATTGTCAAATCCTCAACAATTTCTTTTAACTTATTAATAGTAGGGGCGTCAGTAAGAGAATGTACAGTGTAAAAAATTTCATGAAGATGTGCTAAAGTGTCAGCGGTTTTGTTAAAATAATCTATTATAAAGTTTTTAACGCCTGTAACGTTTTGATTGTTTAAAAAGAAATGATCAACTTTTTCTAAAGAAGAAAACTTTGGAATTTTATCTTTATTTCCAGAAATTAAAAAGTAAAACCAAAGCAACTCTTGTTGATCAAACTCATTAGTGAGTAAACTGTAAGCTAAAACAGAGTCTTTCTTACTGAGTTTAACTTTAGTATTTAAATTAGTAGTGTGGTAAATTTGATTTAATAGATCTTTACTCAAAGCTTCATTAACTTTTGATAAATCTTCTTCATCTTCTAGAGGAGAGTAAGCTTTAGAAGACGAAAGAGAAAAAAGATCTGTAAATTTAGAAGAATTTACATAAGGATTCTTAAGAGAAGAAGGTAAAGCTTTCTTTTTAAATTTAACTTTAGCAGCTTCTTCAATATAAGAAAGATCAAATTCAGAATCTATATAAACTGGAATACCTTCGTAAATAAGTTTTGTATAGGGATCGAAAACTCTAGAATAATAATCTCCCTTCTTATTATGAATAAGCATGATTTGAAATTTATTACATTGCTGATCCTGGGATTGCTTTACAAATTGAGTAAATTGAGAAACATCCTGGCCACTAGGGTTCACAGACATATTTACATGTGAGTGACTCCAACAATTCATAGAAGAAATTATTTCATTAGTTTCTTCAGGAGTATGGCTCTTTAAAAGTTCTTTGTAAAAATCCATCATCATGGTAGGAGAAGTATCTACTTCAGTAGCAGAACAAATTTGTTCAGGAATATAAAGTTGATCACCAAGCTCTAAACAAATAAGTTCTCCGTCTTCATCATAAAGTTCATTAACAGTATTGAACCATTGAGATTCTTGAGGAGCAATGTCTACAATCTTTTTAAAAGATTCATGACATTTATTAGAAATAGAAATATAAAAGTTTCTATTGAGAATAGAAAAAGGCTTAATTGAATTCATAACGTATTAGCAGTATACCTTGTGTAAACAGTTTCTTGTGTTTCTTGAACAGGTTGTTGCTCAACTGTATCGGTGGGTTCGTTTTGATTAAGTTGAGAATCGTCTTCATCCTCATCCTCATCTGAAAAGACAGAAAGAAAATCTATTACTTCTTCTTCAGAAATATCAGAAAGAGAAACTGAATTAGATTCTTGTTGAATCATGTCTAGTTTTTTAGGAAAATAAATATAATTCTTCCCCCAGGTATCAGCAGAGTTAGCTGAAGAAACCCAAGTCATAGCAGAAATAAGAATAAGTTTTATATCATTATCTTCAAAAGCTTTATAAAGCAAAGGGGAAGCTTCACCTAAACAAGCTCTAGAATAATTAGGATAATAAAGATTATCAATGCTGCTGGTAGCGCCAGAGTGAGGGTGCACAAAACAAGCACCAGTAGAAAGGTTTGAGCCAAAAATAGAAGTAGTATCTTTCAAAGAAATATTAATACTATTCTTGGTAACTTTTACAACATAAGGCCCACCATAAACACTGGAATCTTGATTACCAACAATGTTTATTTTAGTAGGGGTAGAAGTAGAAAAAGTAATTGATTCAATCTGAAGAGCGCCTTCTTTTTTAGCAAGAAGAAATTTAGCTACATCTTGTTGAGAAGATTTAAAATTTATAGAATAAGTATTATCTTGATAAGTATAATTTAAATCAATTATATTTATTCCTTGATTACTATAATTATTTAAAAATTGATCAACAGTATATTGAGTAGCAGAAGCATATTCATTAAAATATTTATCTTTAATAGTTAAAAAAAGATTATAATTAGTAAACAAAGAAGATGCTTCGGTAGAAAATCTTTGAAAATAAGTTTTCTGTTGTGCCAATTTTTCTTCAAGATCTTGAGTTAGTTTAACTAACTCTTTTTTTAATTTTTTAATTTCAGCAGAAGTGTAAAGTAAATTATTTATCAAAGAAGAACGATCATTCATAAAAAGAATGCTTTTGTTGGTTTTTTCTTTTAGCTTTTTGTATTTTGAATCTAACTTTTTATCAATTTTTGGAGAAGATAAAATTAAAGAATTTAAATTTTCATCAAAATGGTTATAATTATTTTTAAGATTTAAACTAACAATATATTGTTTTTGAGAATCAGTAAGATTATTTAAGAAGTCACTAGAATAAATAAACAAAGATTTAAACTTTTGTCTCATTCTATCGATATATAAATCTTTATTAAAAATTTGAAGAGAATCTTCTTCTACAAGAAAATTATAAAATTCAAAAAAACGTCTAGCTGAACGTTTTCTTGAAGATAAATTAGAATGAGAATAAAGAGAGAAAAAATTTAAAAGATATATTTCTTCGATTTCAAAATTTAAACCAAAAACATTAATTTTAGTAAAAGAAGGAGTAAAAGAAGTGTTTCTTTTTACGACTTGATTTTTTGTATAAGAAGTTTTTTCAATTAAATTGTCTTTAGAAATTGAAGAAAAAGAAGGAACTTTTATAACATCAATTTTTGTTTGATCTAAAGATTCTAGCTTTTCTTGAAATAAGTTATTTTCAAATACAAAATCAAAGTTAATTAAAATTCCTTTAGAATATGCTAAAAGATTGGCCTGATAAGTAGATCTTAAAGAAGCAAAATTAATTATATTTTTAGTAGGGTTTATTTCTGAATAATCAAAAACCTCTGGAAAAACCATATCTTTAATATAGTTATCATAAGAAGTTTTTGAAATCAAAGAATAAACTTTTTTATCATTGAAAGTAGCTATTAGATTTCTCTTTAAATAAGAAATACACTTTAATTCAAAATTTTCTTCGTTAAAATAGTGATTAAAATCTGGTGTAATATCAAAACAAATATAACCGTTTTCTAAGTTTCGATTATGAACATCTTGATCAAAAAGAAAGAATTCAGTATAAAATTTAGAGATATTTTTAAAATTATATCGCCAATTAAAAGATCTTCTTAAGTTAGTAGTAATATTATAATTATTCTGCTTATTAAAAGCAGAAAAAAGAACCGTAGAAAAAAAATTAGAATCAGATAAAACAAATCTTTCATTTTGATTTTCAAGATTCATTTTATCTAATAAAGTAGAAAAAGTAGTTATTTGAGAATTTTGAGTAAGAGAATTTAAAAAAGATAATTGAAGGTCGGGTATAGAATGAGCGCGACCGTCAAAAAAATTTAATAGATAATCAGGATCTTGTATGCATTTTTCTATGCCATGCTTATTTAAGGTATAGGGAAAAATAAGATCTTGTTGTGAATTATCAAAATAAGTTGTTATAAACATTAAAGTTTATCCAATTTGTTTAAGGCTGAAAGAATTAATGATTTTGTTTTGGAGTTGTTTTCCAAAACAAAATCGTCAGGAACAATTAAAGCTACATAATCACAATTTTCGCAGTGAATAAATGGCTTATCAAAATCATAAACTTTATATTCGTCATCAGATAAATAACGATAAAAGCAACAATCTTCTCTATCTAAGCAATATATTTTCATAAAGTAAAGAAATTGTCTCTTTCAAAAGACGGAGGGAGTATATCTGAGTCACTATTTTCTTCTTTAAGAAACTTGTACAAAGAAGAAATTATTTCTTTATAAGTAATTTTTGAATTTACAGTTCTTCCATAATAATCCAATACGGGAGTTTGAATGTTTGGAGAATCGATAAAATTACTTTCATTTAAATAATCATTAGATGATATCAAATTGTAAATAGATTTAAGATCTTGATAAGTAGAAGGGGTAATATCAAGTGAATATCTTTTAGAATATTTATCAATTCTATTAATTATATTAAATAAACGAATGAAAACTTTATTTAAATCTTTGTTAGATTCGGGAAATTGATAATCACGAAAACTAAGTTCAGATTTAGACCAAGCTTTAAAAGTTTCTAAAGTGGTATAAACTTTAGAATTAGAAATAGCGACAGAACTAACAATAAAATCGTGCTTGTAAATAAGCTCTTCCGGGGGAAGAAAAAACTTACAGATAAGTTGAACTTCTTTATTTTCTTCAATTGAAAAAGATATCGCATTTTCTGTTTGAAATTTTTTGGAATTAGGATAAAGAGTTTCAATATAAGATTTAGCTAAATCAAAATCGTTTTGAGAAGCAAAGTATATATCAATGTCATTATGAAAAGACTCGGGGGAATAAACCAAATTAATAGCATAACTACCACTGACTATAGGATTTGAGTTTAAAAAATCAGGATGTATGTTTTTTAAACAAGCTTCGCATTTTGAAATAATTTTATTGTGGTAAGGAATGATAAGGTTATCTTGACTAGATATTTGTAGCAAAACCAATTCTCCGTGTAGAATTTTGCGTAGTTACGTTAAATATTTTTTTATACTGCTCTAAAGTTATTAAGGTGTCAGAGTTATCTAATAATAACTTTTTGGTTTTGTTTCTTAGTAATCTAGAAATTATCTTTTTTAAGTTTCTTAAATCTTTTTGTTTAGACAAGTAATCTAATAAAGTACTTTCAAAAATAATATTATAAGATTTAAGTTTATAATTAGAGATGATTTTAGGAATTATATAGTTAATTAGAATGTGTTTTTTTTCTTCGAAAGAATAATTCTGAAATTCAATTATTTCACATCTATTTAATAAAGGTTCAGGAATTTTATTTTTAGAATTAGAAGTGCATATAAAAGTAACTTTAGATAAATCGATTGGAACTTCTAAATACCTGTCTATAAAAGCATAGTTTTGTTCAGGATCTAAAAGTTCTAATAAAGCTGAAAAAGGATCTCCTTTGTCAGGTTTAATTTTGTCTAATTCATCAATAAGTATAATAGGATTCATAGTTTTCGAATTAGCAATAGCAGAAACTATTCTTCCAGGTTTAGAACCTACGTAAGTTCTTCTGTGGCCTCTAATTTCTGATTCATCGCCAACACCCGCTAAAGATATAGATATAAATTCTCTATTAGTTGCTTTAGCAATAGCTTTGGCAATTGTAGTTTTTCCTGTACCTGGAGGTCCGTTGAAAAGAAGAACGGCGCCATCCATTATGCCTGTTAGTTTGTGAAGATAAAAGTACTCTAAAATATTTTCTTTAACATTTTCTAAACCATAGTGAGTACTAGATATTTCTTTAGATATTAAAGTTGGATTTAATGTTTGTTCAGAATAAGAATTCCAAGGTATATCAAGTAAAAGATCTATGTAATCTTGAATATTTGAGTATTCAGAACTAGATGAATTCATTTTAGATAATCGTTTTTTTTCTTTTTTTAATTTAATAAGAACTTCTTTGGGAAATAATTCGTTTGATAACGATAGATCTTCTTGGAATTCTAAAAGTAATTGTGTCTCTAATAATAAAGAATAAAGAATATTTAATTGTTTAGAAGGGTTAGAAGTATTGAAAAATTCAAAGTCTTTGTCTATCTGAGGAGATAGTTGTATATATATATTATTTAAGTAATTGGGATCTTTGTAGTTCTCTCTATCTTTAGAAATAAAAAAATCTTTAAATAAAAGATTTGAATTTAAATAAGTAGAAAGAATAGAAAAATCATTATAATATTTTTTATGAGCAGATAAAGATAGGAAAGTAAAGGCAAGTTTATTGCCAGAAAGAATTTGTTTAACCTTTACTTTGAAAAAAGAAGTAAAGGTTAAAAGTATTTCTTCTTGAGAGTAGGAAGTGTCTATCCAATTACAAAAAGCTGCTGTTTCAGATATAATATTTTTATATTTAGAAACTATAAGAAAAGCATTCTTGTAAGAATCATTTTTGTAAGAAAACGACTCTGTTTGCAATAGAAACTTTTCAGAAAATTCAGACTTATCTAAAACAATAGTGTAAGTATTAGAAGGATGTGGAATTAAATTTTCTGCATCTATTTGTAAATATGGAAGACTATTCATATATACCCCCCTCAGATATTTTAAAAGTTACATCTGAGAGGGGATAAAATCAACTTCTGGTAGTGCGCAAACGAGAATAACCTGGAATAGCAGGAAGAGTTTGCTGAGAAGTTGCAGTCATAGGAGTGTAAGATTCAACTTGTTGAATCTGTTGAGTTACATCTTGAACAGCATTATTCAATACTACACTAGAAAAAGATGTATAAGAGCCATTGTCAGTAGGAGAAACATCTTCGTGCTCTACTCTTACATCATAATCATAAAGATCGAAATCAGAATGAGGGATTCCTGAAGAAATAAAAGTAATGTAATCATTGAAAATTGTTTCTGCTTGATCAAGAGAATCAGCTTGAACAGAAAGAGTAGCATCAATATCAAAATGAAAAATAGACATAATTTATCCTTGTATGTGTTTTAGAAGCGAATCAGTTATTTGCTGTGCTTCAATTTCAAGAGAAGAAATTTTTTCTTTAAGTTTTTTATTTTCTTCTAAAAGCATAAAATATTTTTTTTGATCAGGAGACATGTATGGCTCTTTGTAATAATACTTAGATAAAAAGTTTTTAATAAACCAAGTAATAAAAGCAGTAGTAGTAAAAGCGCCAACAATAGCTAAAAAAGAAACAAATATTTCAGGCAACATAAAAAACTTCCAAGTAATCATAGCCAAACTTCGAGCAAACCAATTGAAGCTGTGGCCAAGATAATAAAAGTTTGATATATTTTAGAAAAAAAAGGAATATATTTTTTTAACATTTTTTAACCTTAAGGAATTTTTTAATGAGTAAAATTGATTTTAATCTTAATTCTTCAAAAACTTTAGGCTGGTCTCCAGAATGGTTTGGAGCAGAAAGCTTTGATGAAAATCTTATTGAAAAGATTAAAGAACATCAAGAAATTTTTGGAATAAAAACTGATGGTCTTGTAGGAGAAACAACTTTTAGAAGAATCCAAACAAAAGTTTTAGAAGAGGAAGATTATAGTCCTCCAAAAAGAAACAAAAGAAAAGGTGAAAAATCTATTGTTTACAATGGAGAAAAGTTTCCTATTTGTTGGGACAAAGTAATTTTGTGGGATGAAAGAGGTGGGTTAAAAGCTAAAGACGGTACTTACTATGATTGGTCTGGAAGACCAAATAGAGGGATCGTTCAATTTGTAAATCATTGGGACGCTACTCTTTCATCTGAAGCTTGTGCAAGAATAATAAATAAACGTGGGCTTTCTATGCATTTTTTGATAGATAATGATGGAACTATCTATCAAATGTTAGATATACAACATCCTGCTTGGCAAGCAGGTAATCGATTGTGGAACACTCATGGAGTTGGAGTGGAAATCTCTAATGCTTTTTATACAAAATACCAGGAGTGGTACATTAAAAAAGGCTTTGGAGAAAGACCAGTTGTAACTTCAGAAGTGAATGGTAAAAAAGTAGGACCGCATTTAGATTTTTATCCAGTACAATTAAAAGCGTTAGCAGCTTTATGGGCTGCTATACACGATGCAACTGGAATAAATTTAGATGTCTGTAAAACTAAAGGAGTTGACGAAGATTGTAGAATGATGCGATTTAATGGTTTTATTAATCATTACAATTTAACGTCAAATAAAATTGATTGTGCTTCTCTAGATATGGAAGAAATCCTTAGAGAAGCAAAAGAATTTAGTCAAGCTCACGAGTTTTGCTAGAAGCTCTTCTGATAAGAGAAATGTCTTCTACAACGATTTCAAATGCATTAAAAAAAACACCATTCTTTTCAATCTTTCTTGTACGAAGATGACCTACAAGTCTAACCTTATCTCCCTTTCTGAAATTCTTAGAAATCATTTCAGCCTTACCAGCCCAAGCAACAACAGGAATCTTTGAAGTACGCTTCTTAAAAGCTACTTCATCTTCATAATCGTTGTCTTTCTTAGATCTGTAAACATTGTCAACATAGAGATTAAAATTTGTAACTGGACGAGTACTATCAAAAGTGTGACGCAACTCAGGGTCACAAGAAATGTTTCCTTCACCGATCCATTGGTTCATGTTCTTAGCCATAATAAATATCCTATATAATATACGTGATTAAAGTAAGTTTAAAAGTTCTGTTGGTACGTTATCTAAAGAACGTAAATATTGAATAGCATTAGTTCTTTGCTTCTCTTGTTTTGACTTGTTGTATAATTCAAAAGTTAAAGGCCAAATTTGAGAAGCAAGATCTTTGCAGGCTTGAGCCATTTCTTGAATTTCTGGTTGAGCGCCTTCATGAATACGAAGATCACAAAATTTAAAGAAATTATTTAAATTTACTGTAGCCCAATAATAAGTATAAAGATTTTGAGGTAAAACCATCCTTGCTTGTTCTCTGCAAACGCCTCCTTCAATCATACTATTAAAAAGTTTAATTGAATATTCTGTATGCAAAGCCAAAGAGGTAGAGGCTTTTTTAGGCCAAATCATGTTAGTGCCTTGAACTTCTGATAAAGTTGGATCTTGTTCAGACCCTACAACAGAAGCTTGGCGATTAGATTCAGCCTGGACTCTAAATTTAGTAGGAAGATAAAAATCTAAATCCTTACTAGTGTATCTGCGACTTATTTCATTATAAGACCAGGTTCTGTGTCTCATATGTTGCCTAGCAACAAAAAGAGGAACTTTGATGGCAAAAGTAAGAGTATTGTGCTCGAGAATAGAAGTGTGACCTTCCCTAACACAATAAGAAAAAAGCTTTTTGTCTTTTTCTTGCAACTCTTCTATTTGCACACCAAAAGAAGCTCTTGCTGCATTAACAGGAGTTATAACATCCTGACCCATAAATTGAATAAGTTCTACATAACCAGGATTTTGACTAAAATTAGTATATAATTCTTTTTTAAGATTCATTTTTGTTTAATTTTTGTTCTTGTGTTCTATAAGAGTTCTGAAAAAAATAAAGCAACTTAGAAATTTCGTTATAAAAATTAATAACTTTTTTTGTTTCATTATGAGGAACGTTAGAAAAATCAGGATTTGTTAAATCAATTTGATTTTCAACAACAAGAGTAAGAAAAGGACCAATAGAATTAAAAAAAGATGCAGGATCAAAAGTATAAATAGAATCCCAAGAATTAATCTTTTTTGATTCATAATCAAAAAGATTATGATTAGATTCATTGAAGACTTTGACCAAAAGATTCAAATTAGTAGAATTTGTATATTTCAAAAACTCAGGATCAATACAAGTAAAATTATTTTCAGTACTCATTATATAATTCCAAATTAAATATCAGTTAAATCTTCTTGCTCGGGAACAGGTTGTGCTGTTTCCTCTTCAGAAGTAGAAGTAAGCTTAATTGTTTTAATAATTGAAGAATCAAGATAAGCAGGCTTATCTACTACTTCTACATTATGAACTTCATAAGCAGGAGGATTAGGTCCAGCAGAATAGAAAAGAGTTTTATTCTTTAGAACAGTCTCTTTAATTAGTGTAGCACCTCTAATTGTCTTAGAAGGTCCTTGTCTTGAAGGCCAGTTGATGCAATTGATCATATTTACAAATTCGGTAATAAAAGAATTTGTAGCCATGTAATTGTCAAAATCTTCAAATTGAGAAGTTTCAATATAAATTTGATGATTCTCTTTATCAAAAGAAATAGAAAGATCTATAGTGTCAATTCTTGTAGTTCTATTTGTGAACTTTTGAAAAAAATTCTTTTTAGGCTTTCTTACAGAAGAGGAATTTTTAGTAGTAGAACTTTTAATAAGCTCTTTTCTAAAATCTGTAATTTCGATAGAAGAAAACTTGTTAGTAAGGTACTCCATATAAGCATCATACTTGGTTGTATTTGCTTCTTTATAAAATTCAGTAGCCTGGGTATAGGCTACTGAAATCTCTTCGTTAAAATAGTTAATTACACTATTGTAAATATATCGCCAATCCTTTGCAGGGACAATAAGCGAACCATAAATTTTACTCATTTATGTATCTCCATTAAAATACTGTTGTAAGTTGTTTGTAATTGTTTAGATCTTTGTTTTACTCTTTTAGAGTAAGACATGTAAGAACATTTATAGCCAGTACTATAACAAGCTAAAGCTTTATCTAAATCATTTTTTGTATGTTCTAGATATAAGTTTATTATGTGAGCTCCTGTTTCTATAGATAAAGCAGGATTTTTCTTAAGAAAATCACAAGAAATTCCAAAATACTTGCCAATAACTTGTGTAAGACCACAAGCTCCGACATTACTTTGTAAATTTGTCTGCCATCTTGATTCTTGAAAAATCAAAGCAGCTAACAAAAAAGGAGATAAGTTGTTTTCTTCTGCGGTATAGATTAAATCTTGAGAATAATTACAACTATTAAAAACACCTTGAGCTGTTATATCTATTTCGTTTTTTTCTTTAAGTTTTGCAAAAGTTAAACAAAGAAAAGCAGGAATGACTTTAATCAATAAAATCAGTTTCATAAAGTTCAATACCTTCAGCGTCTTCTAGACGCACTGAATTACAAGTGTCTTCTAAATTGCCAGCATACTGACCTTCAATATATAAAGTACCATCTAAAAAGTTTATATCTACATTACAGTCTCTCATAAGACTGTTAAATTGACTTAAAAAATCAATGACATTACGCTTTTTTTCTTCGCTTGTATAAAAACAGCTCATTTTAATTTATTAATTCCTTGAATGATTATAATTGAATATGAAAAAAGTATATAAGAAAAAGCTAAAAATTCTTGAGACATAATGTTTTCCCCTTTTTATAAAAAGGGGGTAATACAAAAAAAGTTATTTAAAATCAAGTTGATTACCTACATTATAAGTATAATAGTTTTTAGTACCGTATTCATTTATAGCTTTTCTAAAAGTAATTGAATACCTAACTTCGTTAAAGTTGTCAACTTTAGGTACTGCATGTTGAAAGTTTCTTTGACAATCATTTTTCATGATTAATAAATCACCATGATTTAAATCAAAACTTTGTACAGATCTATCAATCTTATTTTTCAAATTAAAAGGTCTTGCAGAGCCAATAGTTAATAAAGGTATAGTTGGGTTTTTTCCTAAAAATAATTCATCGTCAGAATGATAAGTTATCGAATCTTGACCATTTCTATATTTAGCAAAAAGAACGAAGTTATAAGTAGTACCAGTATAATCTTCAATTATTTCTTTAAGAGGTAATATTGTTTTTGGAATTGGATTAGGAGTTATATTGTTTATGTTATAATAAAGATTGTTGTGAAACCCTGCGCACCAAGTTAAACGAGGTGTAATTACATAACCTCTTTCAGGTTTAAAATATTTTACTTGGCGCCAAGGTATCTCTTCCTCAAGAAAACACTGTAAATAATCGGCTTCTTTCTTGTAAAGAAAATCTTTAACATATTCAAAATGAGACATTTGTTTTCTTCTTTAACCGATACCTACGATCTCTTTCGCGTTTACTGCAGCGGTCACTACAATACAAAGAATCAGGATGATTCTTTTTTATTTTATTACAATTTTGAGCGTTACAAAACATGATTGGATTCGGAGGTTTAATTCCTTTACAATTATGTCTCCAACAACGGGTAGTTGTTTTAGCATCATGTTTAGTGGGAATACCCATTCTGTTAGGGCATTGCCACATCAATTTGTTTGTTTTTTCATCTACAAAATATGTTACAGAACATTTCATTTTTTAACCTTGGTCAGGGATTTCTGAAAATTCAAAGTCGTGAAATTCTAAAAGATTACCTTGATCATCTAAAATATAATTTATTTGATCATCTAATTCTTGGTCTCTAAAATTAAGATCAGGTAATTCTTCGATCTTAGTGCTTTCTAGACAAGAAGAAGTAAGTATTAAAAATAAAATTAGTGTAAAAAGTATTGTATTCTTCATATGTACTCCTTGAAGATTAGCGTTATTTACTTAGAGAAGAATAAAATTTCAAGATAGAACAAAAATAATTTTTAGTTAAATTTTTGTTAGTTTGTATTTTTTTTAAATCATGTATCAATTCAGAAGAAGAAGAATATTTTTTAATATAAAGAGAACTTTTTATATCAGATCCGTAAACAACAATTTGATTATCAAAAGTTTCTAATGTTATTTGATTAATTGAGTTGGGAAAAAGAAGTTTGTCTTTTGTTTGAAGAAGTATTTTCATTAAAAATAAGCCTACATTTTATTTTATTTTTTAAATGAGAATTAATAAGTTTTTGGTATTGAGAAAAAGAAACTTGTAAAGTTTTATTGTTTATATTAGAGGTACAATTATATTTAGAAGTAATTTTATTATTGTAATTTGAAAAGAAAATAAAAATAGTTACTAATATAATAATTATATAATTAATCAATACTTTCCTCTATATCGAAAAATATTTTTACGTTTTGCGGAATACCATTATTATAATCATGAAATTCTACATCACAGTAAACTAAAAAATGCTTTTGATAATTAGTCAAAAATAAATTTTTTATTACTAACTTATCTTCAGAATTATAAAAAAGATCTTTAGAAAGTTTACAAAGATTATCAAAAGATTCTAATGATAAAGTTATAGAAGTTTCTTCATACTCAAAAAAAGTAAAGTTAATTTTTAAATCAGGAATAATTGTTTTTAATTTATTAGCAATATCTTTAGTAACCTGATTCCACTCGAGAGTAGAAGAAGGATAAAAATCTAAATTCATAATAAAGCCTCAGTTATCTTGAATAACCATTTTCATTAACTTCAGTATTAAGAAGTCTAGTAATAGAGGAAATATTACCTGTGCGCCACATCCATTCCCACATAACCATATTAACTCCAGATTTTTTAGCAACCAATGTTAAAGCGTCTTTAGACATTGATCTGCTTTTTAATCTTATTGTGTAACCATTAGTTGCTTTAATATCTACGTAATCAGAAAAATGATAAGGGTAATCAGACATGTTTGACCTTTCTACAATTAAAATAAAAGAACGCTCTCTCTAGGACTTGAACCTAGAACCTATCGGTTAACAGCCGATTGCTCTAACCATTGAGCTAAGAGAGCATAGATGCAACTTAACAGTTCACTTTTACACACTCAACCCTGCAAACTCTTAATCTATATTATTAGTGTTAAAAGAAAGTAGGAAAAAAGAGGCGCTAAGCTGCATCAATTAATAGCTTAAACGTTTGAACCCACGACACACATAACCACTGATTAATCTTTCTAAAAGGTTAAAAGTAGTATGAATGTTGTTTAAGCTATTAGAGCAAGAAACGGGACTCGAACCCGCAACATTCTGCTTGGAAGGCAGATACTCTACCAATTGAGTTATTCTTGCATGTGCTGGAGGAGAGACTTGAACTCCCGACAACCTGTTTACAAGACAGGGGCTCTACCAACTGAGCTACACCAGCAAGGTTAAAGAGCTAAGAAAGCAACTGCTGTTGCTTATGATATGATTTATAATCATTAAAAAATGTTTGTCAAGTTTTATGTGCAAAAAAAGCAGAGCAAGCACAGAATGCTAAAGCAATAATGCCGTTTAAATTAAAACCAAAATAAATGGTATTTAAAATTAAGTCAACAAAAAGACTGCAAAGCCCCCATGTAACACCAGCTTTCCAAACATTGCTTAATTCAATTAATTTCCACCAAGCATGAAGTGTAATATAGTTTGTTATTAAACTAGTATAAAGCCACCACTTGAATGGAGACCAATCTAAACCATAAATAGCTTTTGAATTACCTTTATACCAGAAAATAATATTAGCAAAAGAAAGAGCAAGGCAAGGTATTATATAATTAGTATTCAATTTAAAATAATAAAATGCAACTGGTTAGCGTGATTAAAAAAAGCTATATCACCAACCTTATATTCTTGCTTATTGTCGCACCTATAAATCTCTATATAATAACCAAGATCATCGATTTTATTTATTACTCCATACTTTGCAAAAGTGTCGTTAGGAAAAAGTTTTACAGATTTACCAACAAGAGGATGTTTACTATCCATAAAGAAGCTCCCCGAATAAACCGTACTGTAAAATTACATCTGCATCTTCTGCATCATAATTTTTATTTAAAATATTAGAAAGCTTTTTACTGCTCCATTCAGATTTTTGTGCATAAAGTATTTCAAACCCTTTTTTAATAACATTTAAATCTACTTCATATTGTGTAAATGGATTTGCTTCTATATCAGTAATATTAGCAATATGTTCTTCTAAGCACCAATTATTTATAATAAGCCAATAATTACTACCATCTTGTAAAGCAGTAACAAAAATATTTTTAAGTAAAGAAACAGAAAAGCGAGGATCAGAATCCAAGATTTGCTCCCCTTCGAGCTTTTGCGTCAAGAGAATCAATAAGTTGCTCGCACTTAACTGTGTAAGTAACCTTATAAGGATCTTCACCTGTAAGCTCAAGAGCAGCGCCCTTGTTTAGCTTCCAAGTAAGCTTTACACCTTTGTCTGTCTTAGTAGCATCGTCAGGAAGACCAAACTTTTCCTTGAACTTATCGCGGACAAGAACAACAGCTTTGAAAGGTCCGCCTACGCTATCTTGAAAAGCGTTTGAATAGCTGTAAAATACGCCAACAAGATGATCATCTCTAAAAGCCATAATAATCATATCGTAAGGAGCTTTTGGACTTCTAATAACCAAGCCACTTTCAAAATTAGAAATAGGGCCAAAAGAAACACCAAGCTTTGACTTTACTTGAGACTTTGACATTCCATAAGAAATCTTCTTATGTAAGGGGCTTACTTGAAGATGAGGACTGTTTTGACAAGTGTCGGTTGGGTTTGCAAAAGCAAAAGATGTCATAAAGGAAAAAGAAATAAGTGTTTTTGTAAAAATGTTCATTATTTAGCCTCGATTGTTAAGGTTGAGTTATAAATTCTTTTTTGGTGTGCAGTTAGTTTAGTATCTTCGCAAACAAGAGATTGGTTAAATTCTTGAGCATAAAGTTTTTCTAATTGAATTAAATCGTACCTACTAAGAAGAGGTAATTTTTTATTTGTTTCTACAACTGTGCAATTGTAATAAGTTTTTTCATGGTGATGTTCTATAAAAATACCAAAAACTATGCCAGTCATAATAAATAAAATTAAAATTAACCAATCTAAGTTCATTGTTTTTCCTAATGTGAAAAGAGTATAATAAATAAAAAAGGAGTTGTTATGGAAACAGAAACCAAAGAATTAGCTCCGGTTTTAATTAAAATAGCAGAAGAAAATATTTATATTTTATTTTTAATGGTAATAGCTTATTTTGTTTATAAGATTTATTTAAAAAAACTTGAATTAAATAAAGTAAATGAAGACTTCTTAGAAAGATTAGAAACTTTAGAAAATAGTTTTGAAGAAGTAAAAAATAAATCAGAGTTATCATCTGCAAAAATAGATGAATTAAAATTTAAATTTACTTTTTTAAAATCAGAGATAGATGATTAGTTTAAATAAGTGCAATTAAGATTGTCATTATCATCGTACCAATAAACTTTTTTAATACCTTTTCTAGTAAGCAATTTAGTACACCCTTTACATGGTGCACCAGAACTTATAGTTCCATCATTTCTTACTCTTATGGCAAGCATTGAAGCGCCATAAATCTGGTCTTGTCGGAGTCCATTAAGAGCATCTTTTTCACTATGAATTGAGTACCTCCTAGAACTTGTAGTTGGAGGTGCTTTATGATAATTATATCCAGCGCCTAAGATAGTGTTATTTTTCCAAATAACAGCTCCGTGTTGATGTAACATTGGACTCTTCTTAGCCTGACTTATAGCGAGTTCGATCGCCCCTTGGGGTAGCTTTGCCATTGTGTTTGAATTATCTCCTCTATACTTACATAAACACTGGGAACTGAAATTTCAGCATAATAATCAGATGACTTTACAGAAACTAAGGCTGAACCGTTTCTGTTGTCATACCTATGAGTGTAATTTGATTTTGGCATATATTCAGAAATCATTCTTTGAATAAAAGCTAAAGCAGAAGCTTTATTACCCATAGTAAAAGTATGGTTAAGATGCTCAATGCTGTTCTTAAATACAAGTAATTGAATATCTATCATTAATTTACAATCCAAAGAATAAAAAGGAAAAAGAAAACATGAAATGGATATGTTATTAGTAAATAAACAAAACCAACAAAAATAAGAATCCAATACAGGGCTGCTAATATTTCTTTTAACAGTTCTAAATTCATACTAGTTACTTTCTAAACGTGCTAATTCACGTTTCTTAGTGTACTTATCAGCTATACAACTAGCTGCCCAACTGTTTGGCTTAACTTCAACGTCAGGATAATCGTAAGCTTTCACAAGATTTATTAATCCAGAAGCATACTTACCAGACTTTGTCTTTGCTTCTTGAGCAGATAAATCTAAATGAATAGCTATATTTAATTTTCTTTGGGTAGTAGCTGTATATTCTCTAAGAGAATTTGCTACATCTAAACTCAATTGAACTTCATGATGAAGTCGTTGATAAAAAGGCAAGAACGCTTCTTGGCGTTCTTTACCATAATAATAAGTTTGTTTAAAATCAGGATGTTCAGAAAAGATACACACCGCAACAATAAACACTGTACCTTCTTTAAAAGGTTGAGAGTCAGTGCCAATTACTACTTTATGTTCGTATCCTTGAGAAACGATATAAGAGATGTTATTGGCAATTTCCTGCCAGTTAATATATTTATTGAAGGGTGTAAACCATTTCATTTGTTAATCCCTGGTATTAATCTTAAGAGCATTACCGCGTTCGCGAAGCTCATCGAATAACTTACAATAGTTTAAATAATAGTGCGGGTCAATTTTTAATACTTTAGAAGGTGTTTTCCTTCCAGAACCCTTAGGCTTTCCTTCAGGCAGCTCAAAATAATCACATGTCATAGTCTTGTCAGTCTTAGAGACAACAAGACCAAGGTGAAGTTTGAGACCGCCAAATCTAGGATTACCTCCAGGGATAATAAATAAATCGCCAACATGAATTGGCTTACCAATCATGTCGTAAAAAATATCAGACATGGAGTTGTTCCTTAGTAAAAAGTTCAAGCTGATCTGGATGTACAGTGCGCTCTTTATAAAGAACAAACTTAGTTAGATCCCTATGGGGTAATATAAAATATGATTCAGGTCTAACTGCATAGTGATAACCTACTGCATGATAATAGGCAGGTTGATCTCCAATTGGCTTAAACGCTTGAACATAATAGTTTTGTTTAGGATCAAAATAATAATCTTCAAGTACTTGTAACATCTGTGACGACACAAATAACTCCGTGGTCTCGAAGGAAAGTAATTCCTTCATCTATTGGGTAAGAATTTTTTAATACAAATAATCTAGAAATGCCTGCTTGCGCTAAAAGCTTAGCACACATCATACAAGGGTACGTGCTAAGAAAAACCCAAGACTCAACAAGGCTAGTTTGCGTTCTAGCGGCGTTAATAATAAGATTTTGCTCTGCATGAATACAGCCGACTTCCATATTAGACCCTGAAGTTAAACCTTCTCTAAGGCAAGGTCCTTCAGGATTACAGGTAGAAGATTCTGTTCCTCTAATCCACCCATTATAAGCTTCAGAAAGCACTATATTATTTTCTGTGACTGCAATAGCTGCTACACCACGACGTTCACAAGAAGAAATATTAGTAAGCTCTTTAACTTGACGCATCCTCATCTGGATATGTTTTAACTTCATTTCTTAAACCTTGTAAAAAATAAAAGTACTTCCTGTATAATAACTAACATAACCAAAAGTTAAGAGATATATAAAAAAAATACAAAGGCTTTTTATTAAAGGAACATTTGGAATCATATTGTTTCTTAATGTAAAACTATGAAGTTGATAACCTCGAGAGTAATAAGTATCTAAAATTTCTTGATGAGAATTTCTTGAACTTAAAGAAAATCCCCAAAAAAGTTCCCACCCTTCATCATCTACTACAAGATATTTAGATTTAGAAGAGTTTATATATGAATTAACTTGTTTTTCTTTTGTAATTGAAACAAAAATATGGAAAAAAATAATAGTAAAAAGAGAAAGAAAGAGTAAAACAATTGCTGGATTAGTTAAAACAAAAAAAAAGAAATTATTCATTCCATCTACCTAAGGGACATTTAGTTGATTCAAAAGCTGCTTTTAGAATAAGAAAACAGCCGCATTCTTTACATTGCTTAAGGGTAGGATTGTAACTTGGGCAATCAAAACAAGTTTTGAGTCTGTCTTTATAATTTTGTTTAGGAGTTAAAATGCTCATGGTTCAAAATCTTTAGGAGAATAAGTTTCTCGAGTATTAACATCTATAAGCCAAACTTGACCATTCTCATCATAAAATGCAGAGAATAGAGGTTGCATTCTCATTACACCTGTTTTGCGTTGAGGTAATCGTCTAGCAAAGTGAGCGCTAGTCAGCGCTACATCATAAGTATCTAACAAATCATATAGGTCGTTGGCGAAAGCTTGCAGATCAATATCTTTAGACATAGTTATTATCCTAAATACTTCTTTTGAATAATAGAGTAAGCTTCACTTCTAGGCATAGTTTTAAGAAGATCATTAAACTCTTTGGTTGCAGTTAAAACATTTGATTGCTTGATATTTTTATTAGATTGCTTGGTATTAAAATTCATAGTTTTAAGAATATTATCTAATCTACGAATCATATAATGTGTTAATTGAAATGTATCAGGAAAAATAACTCGTTCAACAGAGCTATGAGACATATCTCTTTCAAACCATAAAACAATATTCTCCAAAGCAGGCGTAACATTACTTCTAATAAGTCTTGAAATGCCGCAAAGATTTTCAAATCCAACAGGATTCTTCTTGTGAGGCATTGAAGAAGATCCAATTTGCCCTGGAGTAAACGACTCAGAAACCTCTGCAATTTCATCAATAGAAAGAATTCTCATATTAGTAGAAAATCTTTCTACAGAAGCTGCAAAAGAAGCACAAGCCCAAATAACATCAGCGTGCAAATGTCTAGGTACTACTTGAGTAGTAAAAGCGGCTTCATTGAAATTTAAAGAAGGATATTTTGAAGTCATTTTTTCATAAATCTCTAAACTAATATTAGTATTACCAGTAGGACCAGAAAGTTTTGGATAAAGAGATTTCTGTATATCTAAAAGTTTATCTTCAAAATCTTGTATTTCAAAAATAAGATGCTCAAAACGTTGAGTATAAGGAATTACTTCAGCATGGCGACCATGAGTTCTACCTACTGTAAGTTTTGTAAAATAAGCAGCATTTATACCATCTAAAGTATCATACAAAGATATTAGCTGTTGCAATAAAATGTTAACACTTGACTGTATTTGAAAAGTAAAAACGGTATCTAGGGCATCAGAAGAAGTAAGTTTATGATTTAGATAAGCTTTTGCTTCTTCATCATCTAGTAGGTTTTCATAATGCAAAAGCACAGCAGCGAATTCATGCTTTGTTTTCTTCTCAATTTCTTTAATTCTTGGTATTGAAGGATAAGACTTCAATTTAATATCTCTACCAAGAATAGAATTTAAATAAGCAGTGATAAAATAAAACAAGCTGTTAAAATAAGTATCTTGAGACCAAATACTAGAAATTTCTTGTGTAGAGTATCTTTCAATCATTTAAAAAAACTTAGACCAATCTATATCGTTTTGGGGAGAAGAAGAATGAATAACAATAGGGGTTTGAGAATCATTTTCGAAAGCATTTAAACATTTAAAATTAATAGTTTCTTCTACAAAGGTTTGCATAAGTTCTAAAGTTTTAAAGTTTATAAGATTTTTATTATACCAAAGTTTAAAAACTTGAAGCTCCTCGAGAATATCCCACTTGTTGATAACTACAATATTTGTACCTGAAGAAATTATAGCGTTCACAAGTTTATCTAGATCTAAGTAATTTACTTTGCGATCGCGACCAGTAGTAACGCCAACCTCTCTACCTGCCCTACGAATTTGATCAAAAAGAGGCATTTGGTCACGACATTCATGCTCATAAAAATACGGATCAGTGCCACTTCTAGTTTCGTAACACTTTGCAACACCTATAATGTTTCTAAATGTACGTGGATCAAAACCAAAAGTCGCTGCAGCTGCAGCAGGCAAACAATGTGAGCTAGTTGTATAAGGATATACGCCTTGATTAATATCTAAATAAAAACCTTGAGCTCCCTCAAGCAATAAAGAGTTTACGCAATCAATCTTCTTAACTGTATAGCTTCTTGTTGGTTTAGGAGGATTGTCTTCAATTTCATCAACTACAGTCCGCGCGCGTCTATTATAAAAAGAAGCATAAGCAGGAGCGATACCACTATTTGTACTTCCCTGAAATCGATGTTGATAGTCAGTATCTTCAATTATATGAGATGTATCAATAACTGGTACTCTTGGGTCAATATATAAATTAAAATTAAGAGTTGGGTCTTTAGATAAAACGGTTTCGATTTCTTGATCTAGCTTATCAATATCTAAAACGGTACCTGGGCCAATATAAGCATCGCCTCCATAAACTACAGAGCTTGGGAGTTGGTGTAGTTCAAAACGCTTACCATCTTCTCTAACAATAGTATGCCCTGCATTAGGTCCACCATTGTAACGAGCGGTGAGGTTATGCGCTTTTAACTGAGCAATAGCGGCGGCAATCTTACCTTTACCTTCGTCTCCATATTGTAATCCAAAAATAACGTCTACTTTATTTGTTACTATCACTCTGCGTCTCCGAGTATTTGTGCTAAAGCCCAAGTTGTTGTTACTGTACTTCCAACAACAATTATTTTCGTAAACCAAAGTTCATTTGGAAAATAAAACATTACAAACAAACTTGAGAGCCACACAGATGTACAAACAATACATCCGAGCAAACCATCCATGAAATCAAACTTAGTCATAAGCCAGTCTCGAGGCTCAAAAAAGATTGCTGATTGAGTAAGCAACCAAGATAAACCATAAATACCAAAAACATAAATCATATAATCTAAAAACGGCATACTAGTGTCCTTCTAAATCACTCTTAAGTAAGTAACTATTCTTTTGACAAATCTTAAAAAGTTCAGACTGAAATATATCGATAACTTCAGTAGATAAAGTATCAAATTCAATTAAAGCGTTTTGTTGATCAAAAATAAAAGCATCGTTATCAAGCAATCCATAAATCATAAATTGCTTAGTAGAAATTTCTTCTAAAAGAGCAAGATAATAAGTATCTTTTATTTCAAAAAGCTTTTCTTGATAATTTCCAATAAATTGCATTGGTTCAAATAAAAAATTAGCTTTATTTTGCTCAAAATAAGAACTTGGCTCATAAGTAGAAATAAAAATTTTAAATGCATTTAGTTTATTTTGAGAGATTTCAATTATCTTGTTTTGAAAGTTGCAAAATTGCGTAACCTGCGATATCGCGCCACGGATCTTCTGGGTCATTACCATTATTTGTAGCAATCCTTTGTACCTTATCTAAGATACGTGTAAGTGTTAATAGGTTTTGATAATCCTTTGGAGCGATACCATTAGGATACAAAATAGAAAGTATTTGAGGAACTGTTTCGAAAGCAGAACCATATTGAGTGTTTTTGTCATCTAATAGCTTGCCAATCTCATTGGCAATATTAGTAAAACTGTTATTCATTATATATAAAATCTTATTCAGTAAATGTGTAAACGGTCCAACCTGTTTGAACCCAAAAATCAATATCTTTTTCTTGCATCAGACCTGTAAATCTAATGAGTTCATTTTCATTTATTAAAATATTTACACCACCTTCTTTATCAAAAACAGAGCGAAGCATAGGTAGGTAAGCCTCATCAAAAAGTTTATTTTTTAAAAAGTACTCATAAACTTGTTGAAAGTTATTACAGGCATCTAAATCAAAGAATACAGACATCGTTTTCTTCCATGTAATTTAGAATTGCGATAATCATATAATCTAATTCATCAAAACAAACTTTATCGTAAGTTTTAAGAAAATCAGATACTTCAATTGAATCCACTTTGTACATATCTTCAAAAGATACATTTAGTGGATTGTTGTTATAATCTGCAAATACAATTTGTGCATGAGTATAAAGGTCAATTCTAGACATTGGTGTGGTTGGCAGTGATTGATTATTGCAACCTAAAGCAATAGATACTTCAAATTTATTTTCGATATCTAAGCGAATAATATGCCCTTCGTGATTATTACAGAGCATATTGGAAAGCGCGTATTTATTAATCATATCAATTACGTTTGTTTGAGCCATTTCGTCTCCTTACGTATTCTTGTTTTGATTTTCTCTTAATTCGACAAGTATTTCTTCTAGATTATCAAGCATCTTTAAGTATTCTTCATAATCTTTTGAATCTTGTTTTCCTGTTAATTCAAATTGAGACAGTATTGTAGACAAATTAGACATTCTTTGTAGAATATCTATTTGCTCTTTAGTGTTGTACTCGTAAAGCATATACTCTCTTTAAAATACTATTTATATTATCGTGATATGGGTTTGATTTATTTACAAAGTGTACTGACGTAACTTTACCTTTGTCTAGGTATGACAGTAGTACAATCTTTGCTTGCATTGATTTTGTTGCGTTAAAAGTTGATAACCATGTGTTAAAAGACATAAACGCTCCTTGAGCCAAGGGTAGGTCTCCTTACGTAGCCCACCTTTTTTGGGTTAAGGTTGGTGAAATATTGGATAATATTGTAGTAATGCCCCTGTCGGGGCATTAGCCCCCTGTCGGGGGCAGGCTAATCACTTACGACAACAACAGTTTTCTGCTGATGCTAAGCAATTGCGCTCTGAACGCGGGCATCCTCTTTCTTCCATTCTCATAGCATGTTTCATTGCTGTTTTATTAGCAACATACCATGTAATTGAATCAGGCACATTTAAGTACCTGCAAAGAGAATGCATTACATCAGAAACTTCTTCTAATGATCGATCTTGAATTAGCTCTTTTACTTCATCAAGAACATCACTAAAAGAAGGCTTGCCCATTAACTTTGTAGCTTTTAAGTAGTAACTTTTCATCTTAACCCTTCCAGTTTTTATCAAGTTTTGTGATTAATTCATCGATTTCGAATGGTGCGAGATTGCCCATTACGTCTGTAAACTCGAAGCGCTCGTAAAAGAATTCTTCTTCGTCTACAATTCTGAGCCAATTGTTTTCCATGTCAAAAAATGCCACTTCATATTCAGAATAGTGACTGAAATCATGTAGTTTTTTTCTTGGATTTGAGTAAGCACCCTCTCCTGCAATAATAGAAACGTAAAACTTATCATTTACGTTTATTTTGCATCGGTGCATACCAGCATGTGTTATCCACTCTTCGATTCTGTATTTGTTGATAACGGTTAAGATATCCATTTTCTACTCTTTCTTTTACTAGTTAATGGGAGTGCACCTGACGAGGATTGAACTCGTGACCTGACGCTTATAAGACGCCTGCTCTTACCACTGAGCTACAGGTGCATAGGTGTTCCGTATATTATACTGCTACGGAACAAGAGCAGTTGACGACACTCATAAGCAATAGAGCAAAGGAGAAGAAAACCTCTATTGCTTAAGATTTTATTTATAAACAACGCATTCGCTATTTGATTTTTCATAAGTGTTGCAAAGTAACAACACCACTGCCATAGCTGACCACCGAATAATACTGAATGAATTGTATTCGATAGCGTAACCAATAGCTGAGAATATAATTGTTATGCAGCTAAAGATCATTAACATATATTAGAACAGATAATAATCATGGTCTGTTAGATCTAGCAGAGAGATGAAATTGTCAAGGTTAGGGTCATCACTGAAGAAGATGTAGGCGTCTGGTTGCTCGCCATCATCGTTGATAGTGATTGCAGGACCAAAGTATTTCATTTGGTACTTGTCTGTTACATCTATCTCGATCTCTGAATGAATTTCTATCTCTTCGTTTGTCATAATTCTACTCATTAGGTACTCGTTTGTAACCCAGTCGTACCTAGTGACATTTGAAGAATATACCATACAAATTTGCCTTACCATAACAAACTCCTAATGTTTTCTACGTACAAGTATATAATTGCTGAGTGAGCGATTACTTTATTTGCTGGTGTTTTTTCTATGAGGTTTAGAATTGTTTCTAAGCCCCACACAAATGAAAAGTAAAAGAAGATACTAGCTAGTTTTAGAGCCGCCATTCTTTTTCTTTTTTGGCAAGATTGTGAACATTACAACTCCATTGCATGAATGATGAAAAACCAAGATAAGAATACTGAGCCAAATAAAACAGCTACGCCTATAGCTTTTGCCATTCTGATTGGATTTTTATCTTTGATGTTTTCGTCGTAGTTTGTTAGACCAAATAGTGCGCCTATCATGATTACAGCAAAACATAATTGTAATGTTGTCATCGTCTTAACTCATGGACCATATAGGAAATATAAGCACGATCCTCTCTTCGGATTTGTGACTCTACTAAACCTTTGTAATGGTGCTTGGGCGTTGAGTTGTCAATGCCCTTGATGGTTTCCCATCCACCGATACCAAAGAATTGTGTATCAGTTGATCTTAACTTGATCAACCTTTCTACGCTTGTCTTTGCATCTTCTGGGCAGTTTGGGAAGAATGAGAATGGGTCACACTCATACTTCTCTTCTATTGAAAAGACTTGCTCCTCAAAGGAACTCTCGAATTTGTTATCAATATAATGTTGCAAGAAATCTTTGAAGTCCATTTTTACCTCTTTTTTACTTTGTTAAGATTACAGGGGTGTAGTAAGTCATATTTTTAAGGTTTTTAGCAATAACAGCTCTAACCCTTAAGTCGGTACTGATTACTTTTTTGTTGAACTTGAGGTTTTGCGCACTTGTTTCGTTTTGCACAATTAGGTAACAACATGATAAACTTGACCAGGTTGTTACTTCTTGCATTATTACTGGGTTTTCGAAGTATTTATTGAAGGTTTTCTCATCAATATACACATTCATGTTGCTATATTTGTTAAGCATTTTACCTCTTTTTTACAGTTTAAGAAATACCATCAGCGGGGATCGAACCCGCACGACATAAGTCGGGGGATTTTAAGTCCCCTGTGTCTACCTATTCCACCATGATGGCATGAAGTGGGCAGTCTGGGGGTTGAACCCAGGATCGCCGGTTTATGAGACCGGTGCCTTAACCTCTTGGCTAACTGCCCAAAATCCCGCACGAGTTAAAAAGTTTTGAGGAGCTTTTTTGACTTTTGCCTATTTAACTTTCTTTGAAAAATAGGGTGCGGGGAGTACACCAAGCAGGGCTCGAACCTGCGACCCACGGCTTAGAAGGCCGTTGCTCTATCCAACTGAGCTATTGGTGCGTTATGAGGCTATATAGCCTCTTTGATTATAAGATAACGACGATTTTTTTTATGTCAAGTATTATGCACCGTGATAGAGGTAAGTCTTTGGACTATCCTCATGGAAGTAGACAATATAAGTCTTTCCATCAATCAAGTTTGCTGAGAAGTTTGTGTAGCGCTCGATATATGATGCGTTACTAATATTTTGCCTCTCTACCTCTGTAAACAGTCCACTAAGATGCACACGTCCTTCCATTGCAATACGGATTGCATGCTTGTTCAGCTTTGCATTTCTTGACTCAGCCTCTTCATGGATCCTGGAGACATCTTCTTGCAGCTTATTCATGATTTCCCTTGCACCAGGAAGAGCAAGCTCGATTAGCATGTCAACAGTATTTTGACGGTCACCGTTTTGCATCTCTTTTAGAAACTTCGCACCAGTATGTGCGCGGTCTACAATGAGATTTGATAGCTTGTAGTTAGCTCCGACGATTGTCTTGACCACGCGGATGTTGTTTTTGTCGCTAAGAAAATTTACGATCTCGTTGAATGAAGCCATTATGCGAATTCCTTTATGTTTTTAGCCATTTGAGAGGCTAGCTTTTGTACTGAACCGTCAAGAAAGGCCATCTTGAACAATACAAGAGGCCAACAAAAAGTTACTAATGTGATTACAGTTAAGTGAGGTACGTAATACCCCGCGCCATATTTATTATCTTTTCCTAGAATACCTCTAATCAGATAATCCATATAAGCGACAATAATAATACTAATGATGAAGCCGCATAATAAATAATTCAAGATTAAGCCTGCTCCTCTTGATCAACTTGCTGATCAGCCGGCGCATCCTGATTATTCTCCCTGATACCTTGCTTAATACTCTCAGCAATCATATTAACTGTACTGAGAAACATATTAAAAGTATCCATAGAAAATAATGCTAAACAAATAAGAAATGCTGTTGGTACTAAAACAATCATGAACGCCAGGTATAACAAATCAAAAATAGGCGTCCATTTCACAATAACAAACAACACTAGAAAAGCCAGTACGATTCTACCCCAAGAAGGTAGATCTTGTAAGTCTCTAAGTGCTGTCTTGTAAACATTCTCTCTTAAAGATTCGCTACTCATTGATTACCACCATTCTGAGCGGCGATCCACTTAATGAGATCATCTACGTTGTTAGTACCAAGGTATACGTGAATACCCAGGTAATCGTTGTAAAGGTGTCGTGCATCAACACGCATTGTTGCATCTTGTGAAACAACGTGATTCAAGATCGTATTAACTGCATCTTGACAAATAATCTCGAAGTTATCTGTCTTGAGAATACGGCCGCCTTCCGCCATGAAACTGCGGAACGCTCCCTTCTGAAGCTTAATGCAAGAGACCTTTGAAGTAAACGCATGAATCTGCAAGTACTTGCGAAGACTCTCAGGAAGGCTGTCAAACAGAGCTTGATGTGCTTGCTGAACTGTCTTGTGTGAAAGGGTCTGAGAAGGGTTTGAAGAAAGGGTTTGAGAAAGGGTTGAAGATGTAGTCTCGTTACTCATTATATTTTTCCTTATTATTTACAGATTACTTGCTGATGTTTCAAGTCTGAAACAAAAAAAGTTAAAAAAAGTTTAAAGATTAGGAGAAAAAGTCTCCTCGAGATATTCCCATGAGTCTTTTGCAATGTCACTTACTAAGATCCATGGGATGTAGAATACACATAGAATACAAAACAGTACTGCACGATACGTGAAGATGTACCATGCGTTGTCTACGTGTATCCTTGCCGTCTCCTCGTATCCTTTCAACAGTGTCTCTTCGTAAAGAGAAGGAGTTAAAAAGACAAGAAGAAACGGCGCCACATACCAATCACCCCATCCCAAGTGCATCCCTCCCCACACGAGGGAGATGACTGAGATTGCTAAGCACATGGCGCCACCCATCAGTCGTGCGCCTCCACGCGCACTTTCCTAACCTCCCAAGCCCATGCCCCGGGCTCTATAATGACCCACCCTCCTTTGTAGTGGTTCTTAAAGCTGGAGCAAGTAAACTCGCTCCAGCTCTTAATCCACACCCCCTCCAATACTCCATTACGGTAGGTGACATCAAAGTCACCGTACCTTTTCGCCACCTCCTCGAAGGTAGCAAAGAGGAGCCCCTCACACTCCTCACAATTGAACTTTTCGTGATACTCACAAAAGCTTATTATTTTCTTAGGCTTTCTCATTTTTTTGATCCTTTTAATCCTGAGAATTTTTCTTCCGCCGCGACTTTTGACTAAAATGTCTCTTTACGCTTTGGAATCGAGGTTTTCTCAAATTTGAGTTTGGTGTAAGAAAAGTGTTTACCCCCTAGAGTACCCAATTCATACGCTCTGGAATCAAGCTTTTTGGATTCTCTAGGGGTTGCGGCGCTATTACTCTTTGACTGTTTCTTCCCAGTCAGCGCCACAAGTATCGCACTGTGCTCCGTAAAGCACAGTGCTTGCTGTCAGACGGCGGATTTTCCACCATCTGACAGTGTACTGATGACAACAGATACACATGTCTTTTTCTCCTTTTTAATGGTTTGTGTATGATATTAGCTGACGCAATCACTTCAATGATTGCCATTTCCGCCAAGAGCCACGTGGAGGCTTCATACATTCTTGGCTGCTGCAGGGTGCTGGAATCAAACCAACGCTTCTAGCATGTTGCCCATACGATAGGAAGCTCGTATGTTTACCTTAACCCATTGTAATTACTTATCAAGTTTCCTAGGCTTGACTTTCTTTACAACAGACGGTTGGCTGCTAGCGCTCTATCACTGAGCTAACCCTGCCTAATCATCCCAGATAATGCTCACGGCATAAGAAATTCCTAAGCTTCTTATGTTGTTCCGATGTAGGCGTGGATGTAGTTCCCCCTGCCTATTAGACTTATTGGGGGTGACGCCTCGTTATTTATATACCGCTACATTACCTTAGCGGTCTCTTCGAGTCTCGTCTCCTCAAAGAAGTTTGTTATTTCTTTTCTCTTATTGTAAGAGCAGGTGAATAACATTACCTGGATTTTTTATGGCAGTTTACTCTGCCCGGAGCGACCTAACTCTTAGAGAGCAGGCCACTCACGAAAGCGCACAAATGAGAAGCGCGAGGTTTTTACACCGTCGCGCTCCTCGACCACGCGCTCAGTGGTCGCGCTGTAGCAGGCCACCCCGAGTGCCTGGAGTTCACGCACGAGGTAGAAACACATTATAGGCTCCTCACCCGCTACCATTGCCCTCGCGCCAGGCCGAGGGTCGAGATCGTCTATAAACTCGATCGCTTTCACCTTGACCTTTACCCTCGACCACTGAGGGTCGAGGGTTGGAAAATCAACATCGAGCAAGTCAGCCTCAGGAGCGAGCGCGAGGGCCGCCTCGCGCTGTGACGCTGACCAACCCTCTACGGGGTGGTTAGAGATGTTAAGGAATTGCATAGTATTTCTCCTTTATATGCAACGAGGCTGAAGTAAGGCGGGATGTCTGGTTCTCTTCAGGGGCCTAAGCTAGCCCGACACAGTTTTAACAATAGGTACGCGACTCCTATTAACTCTCTCCTACATCCGAGAAAGACTGTGTTTCGACCCCAGCTACGGGGTGCGTTAAATAACCATGCCGGGATTGAACCGGCTACCAGAGCAAAGAGATTACAGTCTCTTTGAATGAGTTCACTGCGTACTAGCTGTAACTTCGCACGTAGTGGACTCTAGAACCCTCTGGCACCAACCTTGGTGGCCATAAATGACATATTAAGAAGCTTACCTTCCTCACCGGGCTTTTACTTACCCTGCCATGGTGAACTTTTTTGTTACTAAACGTAACTTCATAGAATATATATTCTACTAGGCTCGGTGTCTCACCTATAACCTATACCCTGATAAAAGGGCTTGCCTTAACGTCTCCTTAAATAAAGAGCCGTAAGACTAAATAGCATCTCCTCTCTAAAAGAGACACTATTTTGCTCGAGTCAACAGTCGATACTGTCAGCCAAAGCATGTTGAGCCTTTTAACGTCATGCTCAGGAGAAGCTCACTCCCTACTCAGATTTTACTCTGAGATAGAGAGGAGCTCACGGTGCGCCACCTCAAAAGAGGCAAACGCACCGATCAGGCAACCGCGCCAAAAGACGCGGAAGCCTGATGTACACTCCACGATACCAGTCATGACGACCTTCTTTCGTGTGTGAGGGATGTACTTAGCATTCACTTCTAGACTACATGCCTGCAGTCGCCCAATGTGCCTATCCGTAGATAGCTGATCGCCTGGTCAACGATCAAAGGGAGTTATGTCCCCGCAGGTGTCTTGGTTCTTGAGTTTGAGTACGATTAACCTCAAAATCACCACCGGCATACCTATCACCGGCTGACTGGCCTCTGCTACACTAAAGTGCATTGCCTGTCCCCTAACTACGAAGAAGTAGCCAGTCTGAAGGGGCATAAAATTGAAGGGTTATAGTATCCACAGATACCGTCCCTACCCCGCCTATGATGATTACTCTACAGTAATCGGTCTACGGCAGGACACTATAACAACTAATAGTTGCTAATCTTTAAACATTGCCGTGCCCAACAATGTCGATCTTGTGATGCCTACCCTATAAAAGACAATCTATCAGCTCTGGAAAAGCTTCCAGAATTGCCCCTTATAAGGTAGTGATGAAGTTACAAGCAACTCCTTGATCTTGGGGTTCCAATCCAAGATCGCGGCATACTATGCTAGCCGCTGACTATTTAATTCTTTGGGGATCAATCCAAAGTAATCCAGGTCAGTTTCAACAACCTGAGACATTCTTCTTCTACTTACGGATACCTAGGATTTCCGCTTTCGGTTTTTATACTCACAACGAGTCGCGCTACTATGTTCCCTTCATAGCGCATTGAGCTTCACGATCATGTCTATAATCGCTAACCCCATTCTTCAACCTTTAAAAAAGACCGAGGTGATTTAACCTCCCTATTTTTCTCTTAGCTATTGTAGGATAGCTAGTGTGAGGCATAGGTGCCCAGCAACATGGTTGCCAACCGTTTTTACCTCATCAGGTCACAGTACCTACACTGCTTCCTTCTATGTGCGATGGTGGTTCACCCACACACACTGAGGCGCTACCCCTAAAGGTAGCAAGTATTTTGCCCTAACTCACAGGGGTTGAGTTTAAAGTCATCAACGGTGACTACTGATGCGTTTCGGCTCCCGAAAGAGCCACATCAGCCCCATCCACAGATTTTACTCTGCTTTAGGGGGACGAGTTTAGGTCTAGGCGACCAAGGATTACGCTTTTAACGCTTATCCTACGCCCCTCTACTCAAAGAGGTGCCACTCAGCGTCTCGTCTCCTTACGGAAAAGAACGCGCTAAGCGGTGTGAGGTGATGTATGGGGGTTTAGTTAGCGGGGACGCCCCACCCCTGCGCGGCGCGCGGGGTTGGCGTAGTTGACGGTCAAGGTTCCTGACGCCGAAGCGTCAGGATGACTCCTTAGAAGGCCCACGAGGGTCAGGATTGCACCGGGCGTCGTTGCCGACGCGACCAGTGACTTAGACGAAATCCCGGAGGACCCCTCTTCCTCATTCGCCCATGAATTAAAAGTGGACGAGAGAGAGATTGACTTGAGAAAGTCGAATCCCTGCTTGGTCTGCTCATCGCTTTGGCACCCGAACCCCTCCAAAAGAGGCCGGTTTGCCTGGAAAACGAGCTGCTCATCACGCACAAGTGCGATCAGAGGAGCTAGTGCTTGAAACTCCCCCGAGGGGGAAATAAAACAGAGCAACTTTGGGTCGAAAGTTGTGTCAGACATACTGATTTCCTTTCACCATACATCACCTCACCCCTACAACACGGGGGGTTTGGGGGGCAGAGCCCTCCATTTCCTCACCCCGACAGGGGTGCCAAGCTCCGCTTGGCGGAGTTTGGCGGAGTCGTTATCACCATATTATAATGATTTAGGAGTGATAGTGTATGATGAGTTTAAAGTTAACCTTGTTTAAGAAGCAAGGTCAGGAAAGAGGTTGTCGAGGATCTCGTCGAGGTTGTCGAGGTCACTGTCCTCAATCGCAGCGATCTTCTCGAGATCGTCCTTGCTCAGCGAGCTGATGCGATCGATATGGCTGACAACCCTGTTCGTCAATTCCTCACTCAAGGCGAGGAGCTTGCCCTTCACCTGAGCGAGGAGCGGTGACCCCTCTGGAGTACCACCACCGCGATTCCGCTCAGCGGGGGTGGTGTCGATTGGAGCCTCGTCACCCCCACCAACAGCATCCTCAGCTGCAGAGGTGTGGTCATCGTGGAGTGGCTCCTCCTGGCTCTTCTTCTCCCCCTGAGCCTTCTTAGGGGTGGGTGCATTAGACTTTTCAACATCAACGCACCCGTTCTTGATGTTGACTACACCGCCAGGGTGTACCGCGTTGATTACGGTCACGTTGACAGTCGAACCCCCCGCCATGAGGGCGGCAAGGAGCTTATCGAAATCGCTCAATTTTATTCTCCTTATGAATGTATTTTGAGCTGCTGATTCGTGTTTCGTTGTCCTGAGACATACTCATCAGAGATCTCGGCAGAATTGCTCCGACCTGACACGCCCTGACGCAACACACTTATCTCACCGAAAAAGACGGCTAGATATTTGGATAGTGCATCACGCCAGGATTATTAATTAAGCGAGGCCAGCCTTACGGCGAAGCACGGCGAAGAAGGCCTCCGCGCTCTCTTTGTCAGTTGGCTTGCTAACAGGAGCGACGTACTCGCCCTTGAGGAGGTCCTCAATGTGGAGGCGAACCTCGTAGGCGGGGCAGCGCAAGAGACGCTTTTGGATCTTCTCAGCAATCTCCTTGGAGAAGATTGAGCCGTTGGGATCCAGAGCGGCAATACGCCCACCATGAGCACCGTACCAGAGGCCTGCCAGGACCATAGCGCTAGCAGGACCAGTGCCGTTGGCGGCTACACCCTCGATAAAGTCGAGCCACTCAGCGTAAGTGTGCTGGGTGTTCTCGTCATCACCGAAGGTGAAGGGCACAAGGTCGGTGGTGTCGTCAAGCTCACCCTCGTTCTTGCCCGCCATGCGCTTAGCCCTTTGAAGAGCCTGGCTTTGGTTACGAGGACCAAAGTTGCGCTTGAATGGCATGTGGTTGCCATTGGAGTTAAGGGCCTTGAGCTCGGTGGTCACGATCTCAGCCCCGAGGTTGTTGACCTTGGGCTGGTCGTGGTAGGCGGGGTCGCGTTTGCCAAGCTGTGCAAGTGCAGCCCAAGCACGACCGTTAATGGCCTTCTTGGTCAGCTTGCCAGCCCAGCTATGGATCTGCATGCCCCAAGTAATAGGACTAAGCAGGTGACCCCAGCTCACCATGAGGGCGTTGTCCTTGAGAGCCTCGACGCGATCAATCTCCTCACGGAGACCCTCAACGTGATAGCGCACGTCTGCCTGGCTAAGCGTGGGGTCGACATCAGTCCACGCTTGGCAAGCCCACTCGAGGTGACCGAGGTGAGCCATGCGGCGGTAACGCTCTTCGTCGGCCTGCTTTTGGGTAGGGATAGCAAGGCTGACGAGGTGACCGACACCATGGACCAGGGAGTAATCGGGCGTACGCTCTGCCTCATAGACGAAAGCGTCAAAGTAACGCCAGGTCTTGAAGCTCTGAGCAGGCACCTTGGTGAGCTTGTAAATGCTCACACCACCCTCGAGAAGAATACGCGTAAAGCGTGCAGTGGCCGTGTCAGTCAAAGACCACTCGACGCGTGAGTGCGCGTAGAGTACTGTCTTGTTCTGACGTGGCATCCCCGTGTTGGGGTCGGTGCCTTTGCCCTTGTGAGTCACCCAGTCACCGAGCTCCCAGGTCCAGTCGCGGACGTCAGACTTGTCACAGCCGAGATCATCCGCACGTTGCCACGCACGCTCAACGTTCACGATAGGACCGCTGTTGTCGAGCATTGTGGTGACAAACTCACGCGCAAGAGGATTCTGCTTTGGGTTACAGAGCGCGTTGAGGATAGTGACATAGCCGAGGCTATCATCAGCCAGCATCGCAAGCAACTTCTTTGCAGAAGAAGCCTTTGATGCAACCTTGAGCTCAGTCTTGAGAGCCGCGACGTCAGCGTCGGGAGCAGCGTTTTTGAGCTCTTTACGGATTTGACCCACAGTCTTGGTAGTCTGGGAAGCCATCATCTTGAGCTCGTCCTTCATAGCCTCAAACCACGAAGCCTCAAACCAGCCTGTAGCCGCGAGGAGGATCTCAACAGCAACACGACGCTGGTCCCAACTGTCACGCATGTCGGTCCAGCGGATGGTCGCCTCTTTGACCTCCTTGAGGACGTCACGCTTAGCCATCACGATCTCTGTGTTCTCGATCGCCTTGACGGCTGCGCTCAGAGCATCATCGACGAGCCAGGTGGCCTTAGCCTCCATCTTCTCAGCGTTAACCGAGAAGTGCTCATTGACGAGTCCCTTGATGAACTTGAGGAGCTCAGGCGCAATCGTCTTTGAGTGCTTGGCATTCACCATCTTCTTGGCGGTTGCCTCGTCGACCCCGTACTTAGCCATCGCGACCTTGTACTTAGGAGTCTTGTCCCCCTCCTCAGGAGTGATGTTCCGCTGGATAAGGTCGATCCACTCCTGGTTTGCGTACTCTAACGTCCACCAAGAAATGAGCATCACGAAGACACCGATCTCGCGAGCCTTGTTGTCGCGACGCTCACGGGGGTTGAGAGCAGCCGCAAAAGCACGAGCCAGCTTGATGTCAGCCTTTGTAGCCCCTGTAGAAGCCGTAAAGCTGTTCTCAAGCGACTCAAGGATATAGCCAAGAGCCTCGACCCCTGAGCGCTCCTCAGAGTTTTGGAATCGCTCTGAGGTTGCCTTATTGTTGTTAGCGAGCGCAGCCTCGAGATAGAAACCGTCGATGAGGGTATCTACAAACTTGCGCGCACGCCACTCCTGTCCAGCAAAGTCAGTGGAGAAGAGACGCTTGATCTCGGCCTCAACCTCGCGGAAGTGAACCTTCACCTCGCCAGAGGGCTTGTAGCTCTCCTTGAGGCGCATAGCGATCTCATGGTTGAGCTCAAGAGCCGCAGGCGCTCTCTGGACGAATGGCTCGTCCTTGCCTTGCGTCTTCCAGCTGTACAGCTCGGAAGGGCTCTTGCGCCAGGCGTTGAGAACCTGAGCATGTTGCTCGTCGGTAAGGGCGTACTTCTTGGCAAAAGCCTCAAAGTCAGGACCATCCTCACCGATAAACTCGCTGCTCACGCTCCAGGGATCAAGGCCGCCCTTCGCGTCATCAGCAACATCGCCCCAGTCAGCAGGCTTACCTGTGACAATGAGGCTCAAAACCTCCCAGATCAACCAAGAGCCAATCGCCCTGATTGCATACTGACTGTCGTTGTCAGTGCAAACAGGGAAACTCTCACCTGAGACCCAGTGGCTTGGGACGTGGGGCATCTCAACCTGAGTCAAGGCTGCCTTGTACTCGTCTGAGCTGAAGCTCTCAGGGTGGAAGCCGTTCGGGTTGAAGTCGTGTGCGAGGCCAGGGAAGTCGTACCCAGGCACAAGACCACGACCGTCCAGCTTCTCCTTGCGGAGGTCACCCTTGGTCCACCTCATGAGGCAGATCGTCAAGTAGATCCTCTTTTGGAGATCGATTGACGTCTGTTGCATGAGGTTGAGTGTGGCTTGAAGGCGCTCAACCCAATCGTTTTCATAAGCCATCCCGCCATTCCCATTGTCAACCTTTTGGAAGGTCGCCATCAGAATGGTACAGATGTTGGCCATGTAGCCGACTGGACCCTGACCCTTGTTAGGAGCCATGATGAACCGGCAGAGCGCGGTAAGCTCGTCACCTTCTGCGGTCAAGAGATCTTTAAAGTCTCTAGCCCCCGTCTCGGAGGGGAGCTGAGCACCCTTATTGTTCTCAATGGCATAGAGCGTATTGCCCTGTGCCTGGTCTTTGATGAGGCGGAACACCTCGAGGATGCGCTCATCTCCGAACGAGAACCAGAGCTGGTCCCCGTCATCATCACCCGCAAGGTCAGCGACGTCCTCTGCGTTCATGAGGATCGAGCCACGGGTGAGCGCAGGAGCGAAGCTCAAAACCCACTTGATCTGCTCGGTCATCCAAATGACCTTATCGAGCTTGTCAGCACCAAACAAGTCAGCAGCAAAAGCCTTCTCTTCGTCGCTGAGAGGCTTGCCGTTGTCCAAGCTCTCCCTGAGCTTTTGGACGTCACCAATGCGGATCAGCTTGCCGACCCACGTTTGCTGGTGGTCGAGAATGGGGTTCTTACCGCCGCAAGCATCCTCTGCACCAAACTTGCCGCGGCGCTTGACCATCGCACGGTTGTTGAGGCCGAAGCCATCACCCACGACGATTGTGCCCTTCTTAATGAGCACGTTCATGTGGATGTAGCCAGTGAACACCTCAGCACCGAAGCCAAGGTGGTTCTTACGAGTCTGGCGGGCAGACCCGGGTGCGATGGCGCTCAAGAGCTCCTTGAATTTCTCCAAGTCGCTCACGGTAGCACCAGGGATGTCGAGCTTGTCAAGATCGCGCTCGACCTGATCAACGCTCTTCTGCACACTGTTAGAGATCAAGCTCTCCATGTGCGCAGCGATTGCATCAAGGCCGGCACTCTTGGCTACGAGAGCGAGCACCTGGTACGAAACCAAGCTTTTGCCTTGCTCATTCTTGGCCTGAGCGATGAGCCAGCCCGAGATCTTACCATTCGCGTCGAAGAGCTTGATATCCTCGGTCTTGAGCTGGTCTTTCCCACGGCCCTTGGGCGTGTCGTCCTCGATGAAGACGAAGTCATAGCCCTTGCGCCACTCAGCCTTACCCTCATCGGTGTTCTCGAAATGAGCACGGGTGAGGAACTTCCAGGAGCCGTCAGCCTGCAAGAAGGCGCGGACAGCCATAGGGGCAAAGTTACCCTTGACCATCGCAGCCACGCCGTCACACAGCTTGACGATCAAGCGTGGCTGACCGGGGTTCTTGGAGCCGAAGATCGCCTCCATTGCCTTCTCGGAGATGGGAAGGCCACCCTCAACGCCGTCGAGATCGGCAAAAATGTGCTTGGCCTTACCCGTGAACCACAAGACCTTACGGCCCTCGTCCTCGCCCTCGCGCTCGGTGTAGATGTCGTCATCGAGGGTGAAGGTCTTAAGCGCAGGAGCACTGCCCAGGCTGAAGTAAGACCTGACGTCAACCATTTTGCCAAGGAAGACGTCGATAGCCTCGATATAATCAGCGCCAAGAGCCCTAGTCCCATCGTCGTTGAACGCCTTAATGAGCATTCGCGTACCGACTGGACGATAGCCCTTTTGGACGAACGCCTGGCAAGCCTCGTTGATGGCGTCCTGCTGAACGCCATTAGCCTCGATAAGAAGCACGTCGTCCTCGCCCAAAGCCTCGAGACCAAACGCCTGAGCGAAGGGCACAAGGCCGATGTTGTCGCGCCCGTTGGTCTTAAAGATGACCTTTGGTGCGCCATCACCTCCAGGGAGGAGGGTCATGGTGCTCATCGGCAAGTGCCCCATACGACGCTCGATGGACGCAAGGGCCTGCCCAAGGTTGCTGTGAGGCTGAAGCTTCTCAGCAACCGTCTCAAGATCGTCGCCCACAAAATCGGTAGGAACATCAGTCCCGCCGACCACAGCAACGAAGATCAACCCAAAGCTATCCTCAGGGAAGAACCCTTGAAGAAGCTTAAAGATGATCATCGCGGCAATGAGCTTAATTGCAAAGACAAATGCTTTACGCAATGTCTTTTTCTCCTTTTTGCCCGTCTGATCAGAAGTACCAGCAGAGCGACGGGCGTCACACTCGTACTGGAAGTAAATGGTGTTGTCAAAGCGCCAGAGGTCGCCATTGATCTCACGCTCGAGAGCACGGACCAGGTCGATGATCTCTTCCTCGCTCTTCGCGGCCTGAGCAAGCTCAAAGGCCTTGTTGACCTGAATCAACAAATCCTCGTCGCTGTGCTCTTGGGCGCGCTTCGAGAGGTAGCAGAGCTGGCCGGTGAGGATGTTCGCGTGAGCGTTCATCTTCTTGGCGTGGGCTGCCGCCGCCTGCTTTTGCGCCCTCTTGAGGCGAGCGATCAAAGCACGCTTACGACGTGCATAGGTCTGCTTGCTCTCAAAAATGGCGCGCTCGTGCAGATAATTTTTCCAGAACTTCTGGAGGTGATCACCCTTCATGGGATTTAAGGGTGCGTCACCCTCAAAGTCATTCCTCCTGCGAGGAGGAAGCCCCAAAGCGCCGAGGTCAGCGCTCTGTGAAGGGGCGTGCTTGATAGCGAGGTCAAGGGCGAGATCGATGGTGTCAATCGCGTTCACAGCGCCTTGGCGGCTGGTGATGTCCGCGTTCTTCACGGAGCTCCCAGAGTTCACGGCGTACACACCACCATTATCGAAGCCGATAGACTGCGTGTTGGTGTCGTTGGTGAGGGCAAAGAAGCCCATCACCATTCCGATCACCAACACACTAACCATTAGGCCCTCAAAGAGAGCCTTGAGGGCGCTAGGGCCCTCAGAGGTTGTGCTGAGGTTGTTGATGGTGCTCTCAAGGCGGTTCTGGCGCTCAACGCGCTTGGCCGCCCTTTGCGCCTGACGACGCTTAGGGCGGGGCACTTTGACGACTTTTTTGCTCTTGCGAGCAAGAGGGGCAGTGCACCCCTCGTCGTTCTCGCAAGCGACGCTGATCTTCTGCCAGTTGAGCTGCTGCTCAGCGGACAGTCGATCAAACGCCGTCTTGCGGGGTTTGTTAAGATTACTCATGGTAAGATTTCTCCTTTTACCAGTGAGTGAGAAGAGGAATTCCAGGTCCTCTAAAAAATTGTGTGCGCCTCCTGGAAGGCATTCCATCGGGTCAATTACTGCTGACTACAGTCCAAGCTGATTAAATAGGTTCTGGGGAGCCGTCTTGCCTTGCGCAGAGAGGAGGCTAAGGACCATTACATGTAACGGGAGAAGCGTACCCCACGATTTTTTTTTGCTCGTATGTAGAGCCTGGGTTGTTTTATCGTGAAACCCGGATGGCTAGCGAGTGACGCTGCCTATGCTTCGTTCTGTTACAGAACCAGTGTTAATTTAATCTTTTGGCAGAGGGAGGGTGTTGACGAATATTTACATACAATCAATAAGACTCTAAGCTGTAGCATGTTTTAGCTAAGAGAATGTGTGAATTGTACCAGTCACAAGAAGCCAGACCTCGTCTGTTATTAACTTCTGTACTAGTAACTAGCCATGATAAGTTCTTATAAAGAAAAACCATGGTAAGAGTTCTGATAGTAAATACTCATCAGGCGGGCTTCCCGCGACGCAAAAAAGCGTTTCGACCTAGGTAAAGAGACCCTAGGATTTTTCAAACAGTTTAACGACTTATTTAGGTCGTCCCTCACGCTCCCTTACCTTTCAGGTAAAAGTATGCGAGGGAAAATGGGGGTCACTCTTTTTTAATAAGAACAATCCCATCATAAGCGACTTTCCACTTGCGCCCGTAATTCCAGGCGCTTTTTCCCCCACCGTTGTAACGGTAAGGGTAGTAGGTGGTCTTGCCGCCACGCTGGATGGGGGTGAGCCAGACCTTGTGGTCTTTGAGGTGGATTCGAGCCCCGCCCTTAATACCATCATTCCATTTTTCCTCCAGCCACCTCTTCTGCAGCTTGAAAGCCGCGAGATAAGAGGCGTTCGCGTCGGCACATCGCAGGCCGAGGACCTGCGGTACCACCTGGGTGATACCGCAAGCCCCCGCCCGAGAAAGGAATTTGTGCGTCTCAAAGAAACGCTTGTGACGGGTCCACTTTTTACCGCGAACTCGCCAATTGCGCATCTCTCCGAACCCGCACCCAGTCTCAACGAGACAGAGTGCGAGTGCCAGTTTCTGCTGCTCGAGGGGAGACTTCCCCCAAACAGCAAAGAAGGCTTTTTCAACCTCCTTGAAGCGCTTGGGGTTTTCCTCCACGCGGTCTTTCCACCAGGTAGTGGAATTAACCTCCTTCCTCCACTCCTCTTTGAGGAAAGCTTTAATTGAGGCTTCGAGGTCGATGACCTGCTTCGCCTCCTTAGGTTGAGGTTTCGGTGGTTCTGGCGCCTTAACGCACTCAGGGTACAAGTAGTACCCATGAGTAATTGAGACTTCATTGGCCTGCACCTTAGCGGCGGTACATACCACCTCTCCGAAGGCGGAGAGTGCGAAAAGGATGATGAGGGCGAACTGGAAGAGGTTGATGATGAAAGACATAGCTATCTCCGCCTGCAATATTTTAACTCTCGAGGCTAAGAGTAAAGGGTTATGAAAGCTCGTCAGTAAGGCTTCCTTAGACTGGATAAAAGAGTGTGCTAATTCTCTACCTAGTTAAACTAGTTCCAGTTTCGCTTGGGTAAGTGCGACCCCGAGGCTAGTATTTATAACGCCTTCTTCAAGGCAAAGGGTTATCGGCGAGATCCGAGTGCATCTCTAATGAGACGCTTGCTCATTTTCTTTTTCTCAACCTTCTTCTTTAAGCGCAGATATTTACGCGCGATTTTCTTAGCCTCGAAGATAATGCCCTTGGTGGGATAGATCTGATAGCGCTCATTCCACCCAAAGGCGCTCTCTAAGACGACCTTCAGGGCTTGATAACGAGACGTACCAAACTCTTTGGCGAGTTCGTCAGCCAACTTTTGCGCGCGGTTATATTTTGCGCACAGGTTCTCCAAGCTCATGATTGCCTCCATCTTATGCGGTGGGATATCCCCCTCTGCGTAGATGACAGTGCAAATGCCTGTAGTATCACGGTTCTCTGTGATGTTGAGCAAGACGACATCCTTGAGAGAAACTGTAGTGGTATTGGCCATACCATCGTAAGAAGTCTCAACAGAGACGGTCATCTGCCCAAAGACAGGCAGAGAAAAAAGAACAACCAGTGCGAACTGGAAAAGATTGATGATGAAAGCAGCCATACGCCGCTCCTTTTCTGCTTTTAATGTCTGTGCTGACACGAGGTTGCTGATAGTAGAAACAACTCTGACTCATCAGGCGCGTTCCGCGCGACTAGTAAACAGGCTTGTCAAGACCTGACCTGACAGCCCCTAAGGGCTTGTCAGTCTAGTTTCGGCTCCAGACACCTCCGAAGAGGGCCGGAGCCAGAGTTACTACTACATGAAGGGTATCGCCATCAACCTGAGTCTAATGCCATTGGGCAAATAGTCCTTGGAGCCCTTCTCCAAGGAATCCCAATCAGTTGGGTCTTTTTTAGTCAGGTAATACTCTGCTAGATCCCACATATCGTAATCGGTAGACGCGGCAAAATAATCTGCATCCGCCTCGCCATAACCAAAGCTATGACCGATTTCGTGAGCAAGTACAATCTTGCCCATGAAACCATCCGGACCAATGCCGAAAGACACTTGGCTGCCGTACTTTTTGGCTACCAAATCGTTATAAAAGGCACTATTCCTATCGGAGCGGATATGGGTTGGGTAGCCAAAAAGAGTGTACTTATTCACCTTTATGAAAAGATCTGTTACTTTATCTCTTCTTTTGTCTACTATGGGGAGTTGGTTCAACTCCTCTATCATCCCCATGTAACGACCCCATTCATCACCAAGGACTTCGAAGGCTTTGACCTCTTCTTGGAAGTCGATGATTGCACTTTCTACTACCTCGTTTGAGGGGAGGTTTTGGTGTTGTTGTGATGGAGGGCAAGCCAAGACAGAAGTGCTGATGATGAGGGCGAAGAGGATATTGAGGGTGTTGATGATAGTAGTCATGACGACTTCCTTTGGTTTTAACGTCTTGAACCTGACAACAAGAATGTGGGCATATCGCCCGATTGACTAATTCTCCGACGCGGACCGGGAAGTCTTTACCCCGGGTGGCCTCCCAACTTTAAGGGTTGAAAACCACATTAAAATATAATACCCCCAAAAACAGTCTATATTTTCATTTCCCACTATTGGATTTTTTACCCTACCCCCTTGTTTAAAAAACTTTTTAGATTCTTACCCAATCCTTAAATCTAAATTTTTTACTGAAATTTTTTAAATTGATATAATAGAAATTTATTAATATAATATATTTAAATATATAAAAGGATTTTTAATATGTCTGAAGAGAAACAATTAGCTTTATTTCAAGAGCTTTCAAATGACACTGCTTATGACAAATATTTAGCTAAACTTAGTCCTGAAAAATTAAGACGTGTACAAGGCCGTATAACAGCTTATAAAACAGGAGTCTATGCCTCGGCACCTATTTTATGTTTCGGTCCAAAGAAATGCCCTTTTCTTGATAAATGTCCACTCGTTGAAAGAGATGATCAAGGTAAGTTAATTGCAGGCGATGATTCTGATTATCCTATTGGGTTTGAATGTCTTATGGAACGCTCTTTAGTTGAACAGAAAACAATAGACTATGTTCAATACTTAGATGTAGATCCAACCAACCCTGTAGAAATGTCTATTGTGAACGAGTTAGCACTTATCGATCTATATAAAAACAGATGCTTATTAGTACTCTCTCAAGGCGATAAAAATGGAGAAGGTAGAGATTTTTTAATACGAGATGTAGTAGCATTTAATGAAAACGGCGATCGAGCTGAAAACACTAAGCTTCACCCTGTAATTGATATGATCGATCGTCTTGAAAAGCGTAGAGAGCGTTGGCTTGAACGTTTAGTAGAGACAAGAGACTCTAAAGCAAAAATGTTGGCTAAGATGCAAGATAACAAAACCCAGTCTAGAGTATTAGAAGAAATCTCTATGCTTAGAGAAGCATTATATTCTGTAGATGCTGGAGGTTCCAAACATGAGATTTTAATTGATGAGGAATAAACATTTTGCATATATAAATAATACTAAAGAAGTACAAAAAGTAATTATCACTTATCTAGATAAAAAAGGTGATACACATGTAACTTATGTAGCTTTGAATCCCAAAGAAGTAATGACTGATAGCACTGCTAGAATTAATATGGTAAATTCTAAAAATGCTATTGTGGATGTATCTGTAAGTGGAAAAGATGGCTCAGTAATTTCGCTTACAGAACCTAAGGCACTTGGTACTGCAGATGCAATACTTAAAAAGTCCGTAGTGCTTGATATTGAAACTTCAGGAAAATTAGGTTCAGATAGTATTACTCAGATCGGTATTTATGAGCCTGCAAGTAAAAAAGGTTATGCATATTTTCCTACTGCAAATGCATTAATTAATCCTGCAAAAGGTGAGTCCGCATATAAAAGTATTCAATCTGAATTATCCTCTTTAACTGATTTATCCTTTAAAGAGTTAAAATATACAGAAACTTTAATGCGTATAAATCCTAGTTTAACGCCTGACGCAGCTGCGCAAGAAGTTAAAAACGCAAGCAAAATCTTATTAGACGAAATAGAAGAAAGACTTATTAAAGAAGATTTCTTTCAAGCAGAACAAATGGTTTCAGAAGAATCTTTGAGAAAATATGCAGGTAGTAGAGCAATAGATCCAAGTACAGGTGAAATATATGCAGATATACAGAATAAAAGAGAGTTTTACTCTGCTATAAATGAAGGCAGGGTTGATGAGAGCGTAATTAAGCAACATTTTGAACAAGGCACAGGTGGGAGAGCTGCGTTCAATAAAATATTTTCAGGTGGGCTAGAAGTATTTCAGCCGATGTCTATGAGAAATATTTTAAGAGAAGAACTCGCTCCAAAATTACAAAACAAAGTAACATGGATTGCTAACGCAGCATTCGAGTCTACTCAATTTGGTGGACAGATAGATGCTTATGCAAAAGAAGCTTTTGAAGCTTTAAATACAGATAGGGTTGCTAAAGGACTAGACCCAATAAAAGAATCTACTTTTATTAAAGGATTTGGTTCAGGAAGATACGAACAAGAATTAATAGATTTAAATTTAACAAGAGCTGCGGATAAACAATTAATTACTAAAAACCCGTTTTTCGGAACAGTAGAAAGTATCTCTACTATGTCTGGAAAACCATTCTTTGTTACTGGAGAAGATTTTACTAGAGCTAGGGCAATGGCTCAAAAAACAGGAGACTGGTCTAAGTTATGGAAAACTTTTCTTGAGACTACAACTGAAGGTTCAGTAAGAGACATTTTAGATTTGCCTAAAATGCAACAATCAATGCTTATTAAAAGTGGATTGATGACTAGCTCAGAAGTACCAACTTCTTTTGGTGTTGAAGTACAGGCACGTTTATATGGCTTCTTAGAGCAACAAAGAAAAGGTAAATCAGTTGAAGAATCAGCTTACAGATTGTTTCAAAAAGAACTTCACTCAGGTTTAGGAGATACTGCATTATCAGAAACACCTATACTTAGAGAAGCTTTAGATCAAATAAATGCTTTAGATATAGTAATGAATAAAAAAGATGGTAGTGAAGATTTATTAAAACAAGCTATGAAAGGTGAAGGTGCTTATTATAGAGCTGTTCAATACGGACAGTTAATGGACTTTTTAAATCAACCACTAAGGGATGCTTCTGGCACAGTTATAGAATCGTTGCATGACGTACACTTAAAAGCTCGTGCAGGTCGTTATGCTTTGGATATAGCAGAGCAAGGATATTACGAAACTAGAGAAAGTGCGCCTGGATTAAAGCCAGTAAGAGTAACAAGTGAAGTGGGTGGGTTAGAAAAACAAAGCCATAATTTTATTTCTCCTACGAAAGCTACTAAGAAAACTTCTTTTGGAGAAATGCTAGAAGATATTATGGATCTTCCAGAATACAAAATGGCTAGGAAAGATGTTGTTAAACAAGAAATATTGACTCATTTTAAAGGTACTTATGATGAATCTACTATGGAAATAAAAGATTTAGATTTATTCAGATCTAAAGCTTTGAGCTATTCTGAGTCAGCAGGCGCACAAATAGAATCTATGGAAAGGCATTTTAGTGCACAAGGTTTTCAAAATGATTTAAAAGCTTCTATAGAGAAAATGGTAGTTTCAAATAGAGGAAGAAAGACAAAGGCAACTGTAACACAAAGTACTTTAAGCGCTTCGGAAAGAATTGGCACCAGTGCAGAAAATTTAAAAAGAATAGATCCAGTATTAGATAGTTCCCCAGAAAGAAATATAGTTTCTTCTTTTAAAGAATCGGTAGAGCAAAAAATATCTAAAAGTTTTTCTTTTAAAGATGCTGTTTTTTCTAAAGTAGGAAAAGGAGTTTTAGGTGCAATTGCTTTGTTTGGAGCAAGCAGTTTAGCATCTGTAGGAAAAGCGCCTTTAGATCAAGGACAAGCAAAAAGCCTTTTAATGCCTACTTATGAAAAGTGGTTAGAAAGAAAACAGCAAATTGATCCTAATTTTGGTAGATATAATGAAATTGAAGGTATGCAAGAAAACGGATTAGCTGCTTTATTAAGAAAAGCTACTACAGATTTTGGATCTCCTTACAGGAATCCAGGTTACTCAATGTCTGTATTAGAAAACCATCAAGTGAGGCGTGAAAGAGAAAGATACATGTCAGCTAAATTTGCTGAAAGATATTTCAGCGAAAAAGGTGATATTGGTTTTTTCTTAAAAAGTTTTATTGACTCGTCTTTTAGAGAACAATTAGGTGTTTCTCTTAAACAAGGATATTCTCCAGCAGGGTCACCATTAGATCCTAGAAGATATCCTTCAAAACATTTAGCTAATAGACCTGAACTATCAGAACATATTTTGGAAGGAAGAAGCGTAACTGTAGAAGACGCAGATACATTAACAATTAAAAAAGGTGGCAGAGATGTTTCAATTCGTTTAGCAGGAATTGACGCACCGGAGACAGCACACGGAGGCAGATCTGCTCAACCATTTGCTGAGCAAGCTAAAGCATTGGTAAGCGAAATGTTAGCAAATGCTAAAGATGTTAGAATTGTAACAGATAATACAGATACTACATATGGTCGACAAGTAGGTGTTGTATATGCAGATGGAAAAAATCTTAACTTAGAATTAGTAAAAAGAGGTTTTGCTGCGCACCTGCCTTACAGAGGGAAAGGCAAAGAACCATTATACGATACAAAAGCTTTTAAACAAGCCGAAGAAATGGCTTATAAATCTAATAGAGGTATGTGGTCAGAAAATTATTTCAAAGCATATAAAGAGCTTTCTGTAGCAAGCGGACAAACAGTAACTTTTAACACTTTGGCAAATCCCAAAAAAGTAGCACAAAATTCTAATTATATGTCTATGCTTGGAATAATGGAAAAAGCGGAAAGAGAAGGTGGTATATCCTCAGTATTAAAAGAAGAAATCGCTTCTATAGGAAAAGTAATTAATAGTTCTGATAAACCTTTTGAACCAGATACAAGAAATGGTGGCTGGACAGAAACAGATCTCCAGACTTTTGGAGGTACTAATAACAGCATATTGACTGTTCTAGATCAACAAAAATACGAAATAGGTTCCTTAATGAGAACCAGAAATAGTAAACATCAAAAAGATCAATTTAAAAGCTCTAAATTTAACAAAAACAATTTAGAATTAACTAGTAGTACTTTAGCAAAAGATGTTTATCAAGAAGAAGCCGTAATAAATAATTTAGCAAAACAAAAAAGAAGCATGCAAGCCCAAATACGATTAAAACGTATGGAAGAAATGCAACAGCTAGCAAACAGAAATTATTTTAACTCTCCAATAGCCCACCATAGGATGTAATTATGGGATCAATATCTTCATTAATAACAGGGATGCTTCCAGATATAGATAGTCCCAGTAGTGCAACAGAAATAGGACTAAACTTATTTGGTATAGTTGGAGCAGGAAAGTTGCTTGCTGGAAGCGCGAATCAAATAATGTATGGTGCAGCTTATTCAATAGGTGCTGAGCCATTGGTTGGGGAATTAGGTTTTGGTTATACTGTTTCTGATAGTGGAGGATTTAAGTATATACAGAATTCTGCTTTGTCAGGAGAAGGCGGAATAAATGGTAGGATAAGAACGTCAAATGGACAGCTAAATGCAAATTTAGGCGCAACACGCACTGATATGGTAAATAGGTATAATACGCGAAGTATTTATTCTAGTGCTGCTGGAAAAGGAGTGCAAGTTCAAAACTGGTTAAGTAGAGCAATGCCATTAGGTATGTCAGCTTACGGTATTATTTCTTCTTATGCTGATGGTGGTGTTTCAGAAGCTGGAAAGTATATGGTATCTGACATATTGGGCAACTATTATGGAACCCAAATGGCTTTAGAAGGTTATAAAGTGGCAGATGCTGCAAGGGCTATGTCAACCCTGGGAATCACAGATTCTAGTGGCGCATTAAGATCAGGATATACAGCTTTGACGGAAGGTCAAGAATTAGCAAGAATTAGCCCCATAATGGGTTCTGGTATGCTAGGAAGAATGCTTCCTGTAATGGGCTCTATAGTAATGTCAACTATTGGTATGGAAGTAGGTAGTTCTATAGGTGCTTTTGCAGGTAATGTAATGGGAATGAATGAAACTATTGCAGGAGTATTAGGTGGTGGTGCAGGAGCTATTGGAGGTGCTGCTATGGGCGCGTATATGATGACTAGTTTGCCTGGGTTAATTGGAGGAGGAATTGGTCTTTTAGCTACAACAGCTACAGTTAAAGCAAGCCAATCAATATTAGAAGCTGGTTTTGAAAATATTGGAAAAAACAAAGGTTTGGGGTATGCTGGAGATACTGCTTCTTACTTTACAAGAAATGCTGTTACGATGCGAGAGCGTGCAGTACAAGCAATTAACAAATCCCATTTAAATGGTAGAAGCGCTTTTGGACAAGAAGCAACTATTATGCATATGAACCGAGACATGTTTAGCCAATACAAGAGATACTAATGAAAAATATTAAAGAAAAAATAAGAGAAGAACTTTTTGTAATAAACGAATATGGTATTGAGCACCAGAATCCTGAAGCAAAAGCATCAGAAGCCTTAATTAAAGAAATGGGCGGCGCAATTAATACCGACACAAGTAGAGCTTGTATAAATTGTCAAATAAGACAATATTATAAGTATGGAGAGAATAAAATAAAATGTAAACTAACTCCAAGAAAACTTCCTGATGGAGCAGCAAACAAAATAGAGAACTTGTCTAAAGAAACAGGCTTTAGTAGAGAACATGCTACCAAATTATTAAAAGCCTCTATTGATCCTGTTACTTGGTGTGAATTAATGTTTGGATTTTCTGATGAAGACGATAAATGGTTTATCCGCTCTTACCAGAAAGAACAAATAAGATGTACTTCTCAACGTGTATCTATTCTTGAAGGTCGTCGCTCAGGTAAAACCTTTGCAATGGCTTTAAAGCTTATTTATCACGCTTATAATAGTAAACTAGAAAGAGGTAGAGATTCACAAGGCAACCCTGTTTATATGGGACCTACTATAATGATTGTTACTCCCTACCAAGCTCAGTTAACAAACATCTTTGAAGAAATAGAAAAGTTAATAAAAAGAAACGTAGAGCTAAGGCAAGAAATAACAACTGGTACAGGGGATTCATTATATGTAAAAACTCCTACTTTTAAAATGGAGTTTAAAAATGGCGCTTTAATACAAGGTTTCGTATCAGGTATTGGTATGCGTCAAGATGGTTCTGGTGGTGGTACTATGCGTGGTTTCTCTGCGAATATTATTTATCTAGACGAGATGGATATGATTCCAGAAGAAGTACTTACTAAAGTAATCAATCCTATTCTTGCTACTACCCCGGATACAGTTATGTATGCTACTTCTACACCAATTGGTGAAAAAGGTAAGTTTTATGAATGGTGTCACAAGCGTAGCGACTTTAAATCAGACCATTTACCTACTTCAATACTTCCATTTTGGGATCAGATAAAAGAAGATATTATAAGAGATTCTACGCCAGATTCATTTTTAGCAGAGTACATGGGTGTATTTATTGAAGATGAAAAAGGTGTATTTAAGAAGAATTGGGTAAATTCTGCTCGTTTAGATTATAAATACTCTGATTGTGAAAACTTAGGCACATTACAAAGACGTCTCAATCTTAAATCTGTAAATGATGCAATCATCTCTATTGGGATAGACTGGAATAAAAATGCAGGTACAGAATTTTATGTAGTAGGATATTTTCCACAAGATAAAGTTTGGCTTGGCCTTGATGCTATTAATGTAAGCAGTAGTGAGTTTTCTGCTAGGAGATGGATAAAAGAACTTATTAATTTAAATTACAAATGGAAGCCAGATTATATTTATGCTGACGAAGGATATGGGCATACAATTATTGAAGACGTAATTTACGAAGCGTATTCTTTAAGAGGCAAAGCAGACAAAAGCCCTATTGAAAAAGAAACAGCAAAAATACCTGATAGGCTTAAGGCTTTTAATTTCTCTAGCAATATTACTTTAAAAGACCCAATTACTAATAAAGATATTAAAAAGATGGGTAAGCATTTCTTGGTAGAAAATGCAGTACGCATTTTACAAGAAAGATTATTTAAATTTCCTACAGAAGATGAAGTATTAAAAGATCAATTTTTCAATTACGTAGTAGAAAAATATAATAAACAAAATAATAAGCCTGTTTATGGAAAAGCTAACGAGCAAATAGGAGATCACAGACTTGATGCTTTTATGTTAGCTTTAGCAGCTTTGGTATTAGAAGAATCAGTTTATTCGGGTAGGCAAATGATGCCTAGTACTCCTTCTTATCATAAAGTTAAAGATATAAAAAAAGAAGCGTCGGATTCTACAAGTGCAGTGTTTGATTACGCAAAAGAAAGAGGTATACCAGGAGCTTTGCATCTTTTAGAAATAAATAGAGAAGAAAGAAAAGCCACTAGAAAAAAAGAAGAGAATTTTTCTATACTTGAAGGAATTAGTAAATATAAAGGTACTTCTAGTGGAATGACTCCTATTAGTGAATTAAAACATGCTAACAGGAGAGGTTTTTTAAATAAACCATCTAAAAGGAGTTGGAAATAATGAGTTTTTTAACAAAATTATTTGGAAGCAAAGATGTGTATCAAGAAATGTTTGATGCAGGAAGAAGAAGTCTTGATGGTGTTTTGAGTGGATCATCTTTAGATGATGCAGGTAAAAAGAAAGTAACAGATTTTTTTCAAGGAAGATTTGATGACGATTCAGTAGTAATGTCTGATGATGCTATTGGAGCAGCAGTTAGAAACGTAGAAGCTGGTCAAGAAGCGGGAATTGGTTTGGCTGCGCAATCAGGAAGAGGTACTGGTTTAACTAATGCTTTTGGAGGGGGAGGTAATATACTTCAAACAGCTGCAGGGGCTGGTCTTCTTGGCGTTATGGGAGCTGGTATTGCAGGAGGAGATAAAGCAGAAGGCGCAATGTACGGAGCTTTAGCAGGATTGTCTATCGGAGGAGCAAGTAAAGTATTAGCTAAAAACATGGTAAATATGGAAGAAACTTTTATGAAAGGTATTCTTAAAAGTGATTACGCAGAAAAAGGAATTATAGAAGCCGGAACCGAATTAAAAAATATAAAAAATCAAAATTTAACTATGAAAGAATTAGGATTAAGTAACGAAGAAAAACCTTTAAAAGATATTATAAACGAAAGAGTTTTTAAAAATATAAAAAGGGGTGATACAAAAACATCTTCAGATATTGAAATAAATCTAACTAGTTCTGAAATGAGAAGTCAAAACTTAAATAAGCTACAAAATATGGACACAGCCAATATGGGCACTGTAGATAAATATAAAAGAGATTTGCTTTTAGGTAAGTCTACTCTTAATGTTGGAAGAGTTGGTAGAGTATCAACAATGGCTGGATCTGCTTTGATGGGAATGGGATTGTCTTCTTCTAATAGAGATCATAGAAGAGGTTTTAACAGAAATAGAGGAAATAGAGTATGAGTCTTATATTTTTAGATGAAAACTTAGAAACACTTACATCTTTAACAACCAGTCATAATTCATTTACTGGCGAAGAAGATGTTAAACTTATTTATATAAGAAATAATGATCCTCAATTTTATTACACTGGGATTACTGTAGTTCCAAGTATGATTGATTTAGAAGAAGGTGCGTTGTTTTCAGAGTCAGGTTGGTCAATTAAATTATCATTTGGGTCAGAACAACCTACAGAAGAGGAGTGGGGAGATATATTACCAAATACGCCAGTAAGCGTACCAAATATTGGTAATAGCTCTGTAGGAAACATAGAATCAATTTTTCCTATTTGGGTAAGAATCTTTTGCCCAGGACACAGTAAGCCTCAGATCAAAAAAGATCTTTCTTTAAAGATAAGATTTACGGAGAAACTAGTAAACTAATGAGCACTATTTTTGATGATATTTACGAAGGTAAATTTAACAAGCAATTTAAAGATTTAAAAAGAAGTGTAAAGAAAGCTCAAATAGCATCTAAAGAAAGAACAGAGCCAGTAACAAATGATGAAATTACAAACCTATTATCAAAAGCAAGAAACAATCCTCAAAGAGCTTTTAGTAAAGAAGAAGCAGAATTAATTAATAAAAAGTTAGAAGATAATCTAAAAGAAGCAAATCATCTTTTAAAAGAAATAAAAGTAATTAAAGATGGACTTTACGAAGATATTCAAAGAAGTAACAATACGCATACATTAGATATATCTAAATCATCGCCTTTAAAAAGATCAGCTACAAATGTTTTTGGTGGAAATAAAAAAGAAATTACTTATGAAGATTACTTAACTTTATTAGAATTAAGAAAACAAATAGAAACTGATGAAATAAAAGATTTAATTTCAGGAATAATAGAAGACAATGTTTAAAGCTTTAAATGAAAAAAAAGATGTTGAAGGTGCTACAGAACATGACGAATTAGAAGAGCAGTATCAAAGAATGTTTAAAAAAATTGCTAGAGATTTTGTACACAAAGATGATCTTGCCTCAATAATGAATGAATACACTGAATATTTATTTACAATTATTCCAGGGCTAGAAGAATCCTTACAAGATAATACATTTGAAAATAAAAGAGATTCTGCTGTAAACAAAGCTTTAGAATATAAAGAAAATTTAAAAAGACCAAAACATAAACGTAAAAAATATAAAGATGTAATAGAGGATTGATAATGGATATATCTATTCTGCTTCCAGATATCGAAGAATTGATAAAAGCTTATGAGCAAAACTTAATAGAAGAAAGAATAAAAAATTCTTTTGATATGGAAGAATTAGATACTAATTCATCAATAATGTATTTCTCACCACTAGTAAGATTAGAAACAGGTTTAGAAGCAAAAATAGGCGGTACTGTCAGCAATCAACAAATGCTTTCTATTGTAGAGCAAAATGTAAAAGAAACAGAAGAAATCAAAGCAGGGTTTGGAGTTTTAATTGATAAAATATCTGAAGAATACAAAGATGTAAAAGATATATTTGTAGAAGAAAGTTATAAAGAATGTTCTATTACAGATTCAAAAGGTGAAAAGACAAATGACTTTTTTGCTTTTGAAAATTCTAGCTCTTGGTCTACAGAGCCTGGAGAAGGAGATGGTTATTATTATAAAAATAGATTAACCAACGATATAAATAGAAAAGCAGGAGTGAATCTTACTAGAGCAATAGATAGAGTATTAGGTTTAGGTGACGGAAAAATAAACGTTGGCAAGAGTGATAAAGAATTAAACTTTGGTATCGAAAAATGTTTTAATTGCATGATTAAAATAGATTTAGAATTTGCAATGCCTGCTTTAGAATTTGTTGTAGATTTTACAAAATTCTTAAACATGACTAAAAAGCTTTTAGCTGATCTTAAAAAAGATTTAGACCCTACTAAAATATATGAAATGATATGTAAGTTTTCTTTAGGGTTTGGAAAAAATATTATATGCCCATCCAACCTTGTCGGATTAAACTTAACATTACCTGCTTTGTTTATTAAGTATTCAATGGATCTTGCTTCTATAAGAATAGATCCAATGGCTACTATAGGAAAGATTATAAGCGGTGCAATTAATGGTGTTGTTTCACTAGTTGAAAACATACCAAGACTAATATTGCCATTTTTAGATTGTGTAAAAAATGCAACCATTAGCGTTTTTAGTTATTTGAAGACAATTGTAAAATCAATAGAAAAAATAGCTAACGATTCTTTAGACCTAGTAAATAAAACAATAAGTGCAATTCATAAAACAATGCTAAGTCTTTATGACTTTTTAGGCGGAGATTTAGAAACTTTTGAAGAAGAAAAAGAAAGAAAACGGAAAGAGATTAAAGAGGATCTAGATAAATTATCTTATGAAATAAGACAAAGATTTATAGATGTTGATAATACAAAAAACCAAATCCGTCAAAATCAACAAGAACAGATAAATAATTTTTATGATTACCTTTTGTTGCAAACATATTTTGTAGATTACGTTTTTGAAAAAAGAACAGAAATTAAAATATTTAGTTATCAAGAATTTTTAGATTTATTTCTTGAATTTGTAAGTGAAAATCCGCTTATGGGAGAATCGATTTACAAGCTTGCTCAAGTAAAAGATCTAATGAAAGAACTAGAAAGATTAAAAATTAAAGAAGATCAATTAAGTAAAAAACTAAATCAAGATTTAGAGAATCAAATAGACGCTGTAAAAAGAGCACAGCAAATTGAAGAAAACAAAATAGAATCTTTAGAAAACAAAATGGCTACCCAAAGAATGAGCGCAGAATTAGTTGCTGAAAGAGCTCGTTACGCTAGTCAAAATGAGGGTTTCTTTCCTAAAATAAATAAAGGTACTGGAGGTAAGAAACCTTTTACGTGGGAAGCTATTTCAGGAAAACCAATTCAAAGAGCAGGTGAAAGAGATAAGTTTTCACTTTCGTCTTTAATGATGTTTAAGTATGGAATTGATATTCAAAGCCCTTACGTAGAACATGAATACGAATTCATAAAGAATCTAAGAAAAACTACAAATAATACTTCTAAAGATTTAACAGATACTTTTGATTCTATACAAAAAATGATGGTATCAAAGATAGATGAAGCAAGAAATTTTATTTTAAAAATAACAAGAAATATTGTTTTAAGTTTTAAAAATTTAGATGCTTTTCTTGGAGAATTAGTTCAAGGTGAATTTAAAATTCTTGGAGAAATAAAAGAGCTAATTCATTTAATTAGGCTATTTAGAGTTATTTATAAATTGTTATCTAAAGGACTGACTGGTTGCGAAGATTATAAAAAAGAAAAAGATAAACTTTTAGAAGTAATAGAAGAAGAAACCCCAACTGCTGAAGGGGTAGTCGGCGAAGGAGTTTCTTTAAATAAAAGGGATAAAGATTTAATAGAACTCAAAAGTAAAAATGGGATATATATCTCTTCTTTAAATTTAAATGACTGTAGCGATATTATTAGTAATATAAATAACAATAACAATCTAGATGAAATTTATGAGGCATTAGAAGATGGCTACTTCGGAATTTAAAAAATTAGCTCCAGAAAAAATAGAAACTGAAGCAGCAGCTCAAGTAGCCAAAGAAGAAAAATTTATTATTGATTTTGTTAAAGACTCATATAATTTATATTTGGGTGATGCCAGATTAAATCCTGCAAGAAATCTTGAAATAACAAAGAATCAAGATAAAACAATCGCTTTGTTTGAAGAATACGAATTTGAAGAAAAAGCAAAAGAAAGTGAAAGAAAAACAGATCAATTAAATGAAATATTTGATTTAGAATCTGAAATAGAAAAAATGCTTTCTCCTGTAATCTCTTCTGAAATTAAAATGCCTGAAAAAGAAGAAAGCAAACTTGTACCTAGAACGTCAGGAAAAATTTTAGATGTAAGATATAAAGTTCCTGTAGTAAAAGGAACTGTTTTAGAGGTAAAGCTGATTGATAAAAAAGAAACTATAATTGCAGAGCCAGAAGAAAAAGTTGAAGTAATTGAAGAAACCGAAGATGTAGATGACGATTATCTTGATGAATTTTTAAATGAAATAAAAAGAACTATCGAAATAAAAGAAACAGAAGAGGGATTAGAAAAACAATCAGAAGCGGAAAAATTATTATCTCTTCTTAAAAAACCAGAACCCTTTTTTTCATTGCAAAGCATAAAAGACATATACGATTATTTTGAAATAGATGATAGAATTTTAGAACTTTTAAAAAAAGTTGAAGAAAATATTCCTGCTTCAGAAGTAGAAGAAAACTCTACGGAAGAACTTTCAAAAGCTATATCTAGTATAAATAAACTTTTATATAGTTTTTATGAAAGTGCAGAATGGGCAGCAGGAGAGTTAAACAAAGAAATTAAAATTCAACAAGCAGAATATTTTAAAAATTTATTTAAAAAAGGTAGTCTTTTATTTTTAAATGTAGACGGAATATTGAAACGTTTTATAATAAGTACAAAAAAACTATACTTAAATATAAAAAAAGAAATAGATTTAGCTGCAAAAATACAAGCAACAATTGATGTTTTTAATGAATTCGGTGAAGAAGTAGAAATAACAATAGATCTATTTTTAAAAGAAAATTTAGATTTTGATTCATCAACAATAAAAGAAATATTTATAAGCGAAAAAAGGCAAGTTGAAGAAAAAACAGCCGTAGATCTTCTTTTTGAAGAAGCAATAAAAGAAGCTGACATTTTAGCTAAAAAAAATATCGCAACAACTCTCTTTTATTTAAAAAATGAAAAAAAATACGAAAACTATATCTCAAGATATATTAGTGTAAAAAAAGATGAATTTGGGTTTTATTATCATTTGACAAAAAAGTTGTATTGGGATGGTTTTGGAAACAAATTTGGAGAAGGAGAAACCCAAAAAATAATTGGAAGTAAAAATTATCTCTTCTTTGGATCAAGTCAAGAAAGTTATAATAAAATAATGGAATCTAAAGAAATTTTAGAAAATATAATTAGGGAAAATAGTTCGTTAAAAAACTATAGCAATAATATAAAAATATTTGAATCAGAAGAAAGTGGTGTTGGAGTAATTGTACTAGAACCATTTTTATGGTGTGGTGTAGCGGTTGCTGAAACATTTAAAAATATTTTGAAAGAGAATATAAGGAAAAAATATTTTTCGAGCATTATAAAATTTGTAAATCATTTTAAAAATACAAAAAGAGATTTAAAATTTAATTCTATAAATATTAATAATAGTTTTTTTGAGAACTATAAAAAAGAATATAAAAAAATAAATTCTTTTAAAGAAGAAGAAAAAGAAAGAAAATATAGTGAGCTAAAAGAAACAACAAAAAATATATTACAAAAATATATTAAAAAAGGAAACATTTTATTAGTAAATATTTCTAGACGTAAAATTGGGGGGCATATGATGCTTGCAGAAAGCAACGAAATTTTCTTTTATCCAGAGAATTACGTAAATGAAGACAGTTTTGATTTTCTCATAGAAGAAGATTTAAAAATAAGTATAAAAGCTTATGAAGGTGATACAGTAGATTATAAAAGTTCTTACTCACCATCAGAACCTTTTGATGGTGATATTGAATGGTCAACAACATTTAAATTAGAAGAGTATGATATTCTAAAAAATGGATTATATAATACATATAGATTTATAGAAGAAGATTTTATTGATAGTAAAATTATAGAAAAAAAAGCAGAGAAAATATTAAATCCAGAAATCAGATATATTCCAAAAGGTTAAGCAATGAGATTAGATACGATAAACAAAGCATTAAAAGCCTTAGCAGATAAAAAAGAAATTAGTTTATCAGATAACAGAAATGTAGCCTTGTTGGGAGAAGCTGTTTCTGGAGCAAGAGTAAAAAAAGTAAGCAGCCGCTCTATGTCTTACGCAGATAGACATAGAGGAAATTGGTTTAAACCAGAATATGATCTTACTGAAATTCAAATAGCTCAAGATACTGATTCTTTTTTATATAAAGCAATTCAAAAAAAAGTAGAACGTTTTGTTTTAGCAGGGTGGGAATTTGTAGGAAATGATAAAGAACGAGTAAATTATGTTAAACGAAGAATTAAAGAAATCGAATATACGTCTGGACAGCCATTTGATTTATTAATGGCAGACCTTGCTCATGATCTTGTTAGGTATTCTAACCACGCTTGGGTAAAAGTAAGAAATAAAGATGCTTCTACTGGAAAAGTAAGAATGCTAAATGGAAAGCAAGTAGATCCTATTGCTGGATATTATGTACTTCCTTTTGAGACCTTATGGTTTAAAGTAAAAAAGAACGGCGAGCTTAAAAAAATAATGCAAGAGCAACCTAACACTGGCGGTTGGAGAGAATTCGATCCTAAAGATGTAATTCATTTTTATAATAATAAAAAACCTGGATTTACAATGGGAACTCCAGAGATACTTCCAGTACTAGAAGACTTATCTCTTTTACGACGTTTAGAAGAATCAATCGAAAATATGATTGATGCAAATTTACATCCATTATTTCATTATAAAGTAGGTAACGATGTAATGCCTGAAAGATATGGCCCTGATGGTATTAAAGAATCTGATCTTGTACGCCAAACAATAGAGTATATGCCTTCTGGTGGCATTTTTGTTTCAGACCATAGGCACAACATAGAAGCTATTGGAAGTGAAGGAAAAGCGTTAAAAATAGATGATTATTTAGAGTATTTTAAGAAGAGAGTATTTGCTGGATTGGGTGTATCTCCTATGGATATGGGAGAAGCTGATTCAGCAAATAGAAGTACTGCAAATACATTATCTAAAATAGCTATCCAAAGCGTTGAAGCACTTCAAGAAAGAGTAAAAGTATTTATTGAAACTTATGTAATAGGAGAGCTTCTTTTGGAAGGCGGATATAAGGATTCTTTATTTGATACAGACAAAATGGTTTACATTAAATTTGGATCAGTAGATAAAGAAGAGAAATCAAAAGAAGAAAACCAAACAATTCAACTTTGGCTTAATAATCTTATCTCTGAGCAAGAAGCAAGAAAACGACTTGGTGAGCAGCCAACAGACGAAAGTTTTCAAGATAAAACTAATTATAAACTTTATACTGAACCTTTGGCGTTGATTAAAAGTATGTCTGCTTTTGCTCCTGCCTCTGCAGCTTTAGCAGAATCTCCTTCTTCTAATATTAAAAAAGAAGAAATTGAAAAAAACAATAATAACGAAAAAAAGAACCTTCCTGGCAGGGAATTGTCAATGCCTAGTGGTCCTAAAAACACTTCAAACAATATAGCAAGGCCAGAAAATCAAACAGGAGTAAGAACAAGTCCTAAATTTTCTAATGATACAGAAAGATTGTTTTTTGAAATAAAAGAAGGTAAAAAAATCTTAGACTTATTAGAAACGCTTGAAAAAGCTAATTAAATTAATTAATACTTTAACTTACAATAAAAAGGCTTTTTATGTCTAAGATTATTAAATACAATGATTTCATACAAATAAACCCAGACAAAAAGATTTTAACTCTTGATAAGCAAGAAAAGATTGTCATGACAGACAATCTTTTGAACTCTGCTTATAGTAAGGGAAAAGGTCTTATTGTAACTTATGATCTTTCTCATTCGGGAAGAAAGATTAATAACCGAATTTATTCTACTAAGGGTCAGCAAAGAGGAATTGAATCTTTGGTTTCTCCTTATCCAAAGCCAATTTTAAAAAACCATGATCAAAGCAGCGAGCCTATTGGTCGCTTTATTGGTGGTCAATGGGAAGATCTTTACGAAGATGCTATTGGTTTTTTTGGAGCTGCAGATCAAGTACTAGATATTAGAAATGCTTTTATTAGAGATGAACCAGGAGAAATTTATTCTGTAATGAAAAAGAATGGCCTTATTCAAAATAAAAGATGGCCAGGTCTTGGACGTATGCGTGTTCAAGCAAATATTACAGATGAAGATGCTATTAGAAAGTTTATGGATGGGCGTTATATTACTTTCTCTGCTGGGTCAACTACAGATAGGCATGTATGCTCTATTTGCGAAACAGACTGGGCTATGGATGGAATGTGTGAGCACCGACACGGCCAAAATTATGATGGAGAGACTTGTGTCTTTATTACAGGGGACTTTATTGTACTTGAGGGGTCTGTAGTGAATACGCCTGCAGATGATCTTTCTCAAGTAGTTTCCATGGAAATTTCAGACTCTTTAAATATTGAACAGCAAGACAAGAAAGATATACCTTACGAGCTTATTATGAGTGATTCATTAATTCAAGAATGGAGAAAAGAAGATGGCTTACAAACAACCGAGCAAATCGATGCCTACAGTAAAGAAACCAATGAAAAAGAAGAAAAGCCCAAAGAAAAAGTAGAAAAGAAATACGATCACGAAATGAGTATTTCTGAAAAAGCAATGATGGAACTCCATGAACAGGGTGAAACTTATATCACTCAAAGAGGCGATGGAGAGACTATGGTTATTAAAGTTAAGTACTCAGGTAGTATGCGTAAAGATTCTTTAGATTTTGAAATGTTTGAAACAGAGCTAGATGAATTTGCAGAAGAATTAAATGATGAAAAAATGTTTAAAGTTCCTGCAGGTGCAAAAGGTAACGCTCAAAAAGTTCTTAATTGGAAAAAAGAAAAGGGTTCAGAAGTAAAAGGTATGACACCTGTTGGTTGGGCAAGAGCCAGACAGTTAGCCACTAAGAGCGAAATTGGGCTCTCAACAGTCAAAAGAATGGCTGCTTTCAATCGACACAGAAAAAATGCAGTTGTTGCTCCTGAATATAAATCAGAGCCATGGAAAGACCGTGGATATGTAGCTTGGCTTGGTTGGGGAGGAACTTCTGGTATTGATTGGGCAGTAAAAATTAGTGCTGCTAATGATTCTGAATTAGAAGAAATGATGATTGGTGATTTTGATCTAGATGCAGAAAGGTCATCACCAAAAGGCAAAGGAGCAAAAACTCCCGCTAAGCCTTCAGAAAGAATTAAAGGTTCAAAAAAGAATGCAGAAGGGTCAGCTTCTAAAGCTAATTCAAAAATTGAAGTTGGATCAGTATTAGAATCTTTAAAAGAAAAAGTTTCTTCTCACAATAAGAAATATGGTAAAGAAGCAGGTAAAAGAGTTACTCTTGGAATGCTAAAGGCTGTTTATCGTAGAGGTGCAGGTGCTTTCTCAACCACACACCGTCCAGGAATGTCTAGGTCTGGTTGGGGAGTAGCAAGAGTAAATGCATTCTTGAAGTTAGTAAGAAGTGGTAGGCCTTCAAATTCTAAATACAAACAAGATAATGACTTGTTGCCTAGCGGGCACCCAAGAAAATCATCAAATAAAATGACAAAACAAAAGGACTCAAATATGTCTGAAAATAATATTACAGAAGATTTAGATCTAGAAATTGAACTTGAAGAAGATTCAGATAAAGATTTAGATTTGGAAATTGAAGCTGTAGAACCTACAGAAAGTCAACAAAAAGAGCACGATGAATCTTTTAGTGAAGAAGAAACATTAGATGCTGAAGATTCAATTGATGTAGATTGGGAATTTTTAGATCTTGCATTACAAGGTGCTTTAATTCAAAATGATGCACAGCTTTCAACCGAAGCAAGAAACAATTTGCCTGACTCGGCATTTTGTGGACCTGAAAGATCTTTTCCAGTACCAGATTGTGCGCATGTAACAGCTGCACGTAGATTGATTGAAAGATCTAAATATTCTGACTCTGTTAAAAAGAAAATTATGTCTTGTGTAGATAAGAAAGCAGAAAGCTTTAAATGTGACAAATCGGATGATTTTTTAGCTCTTGAAAAGCGTTTTGAAGAGTTGCAAGCAAGCTATAATGATCTAGAAACAAAGTTCAAAGAAACTCTAGAAGCTTTAGTATTTAAGCAAGAAAAAGATAATAATATTGATGAAGAAAAAAATATTGATAATAAACTTGAAGAAAATGTAGAATTAACAGATAATAAAGTTGAAAATCCTTCTGAGCATGCTATAGAAGATGATAATGTTGTTAACAAGAAACAAGAAAGCATTCTTGATAGCTTTGAACAAAGCATTGTTGACAACTATAAAAAAATCAAAGAGTCAAATGGCCAGTACGCTGCTGATAGCTGGTTCTCGACTCAAGCTCATTACTTACCTCGTGGATTTAATCCCGAAAACTTTTAAAAGACTATTTTATCCTAGGAGAATAACATATGGCTATTAGTCGTTTTGCTAGTCGTTTCAAGACTCGTACTGATCTTATGGATCAGATCACACCAAATAACACAGTCCAGATGAATGCTTCTGTTCCTCATGGTGAGTGGAAGCCTGCTTCTTGGTTGCCTACTCTTTGGCAGAATGAGAAGTCTAAAGACTGGTTCACAATGTCATCTGGGAAAGTTGTTTCTCTTGATGCAAGTGGACGCGTAGTTCCTTCAGGGCTTCTTCGTCGTGCTCTTGAAGCAACTGGAGCAGGTGATGAAATCCTTGCTTACACAAGCAATGATGTTGATGCTCGTGTAATCGACATTCGCACAGGGGCTTTTGTAGAGACTCTTGATGTAGGTCCTGTATCTCTTCTTGAGTTTGCTCAAGCAATTGTTGGAAACGGTTGGGCACCTTCAGTTGCAATGCCTGATGGAGCTACGCTTGTTGCTGATCTCCAAGACATCGTTGCTGGATTCATTTCAGCTCCTGTAGGTATTCTTGCTTATGACGTTTACGTTTGGGCTGGCGATGATCCTGCGAACCTTCACTTTACAAACTATCAGAAGCAACATCTAATTCAGTTCTTTACTGACATTCAGATGAAGGTTGCTCACGTTTGCACTGATGCTCAAGCAGTTGCAGTTGCAGGACTTACTCTTGTTACTGGTGCTGAGCTTGCTGCATTGCCTCGTTTTGCTGGCCTTGATACTACTAACGTAGTAGCTTATGACCTTGGACTTGGAAAGCTCGCTTCTCACACAACAAGAACTCCTGTTAGCTTCAGCGCATTTGCTGCTGCTCGTCATCGTGGAGATATTGCTTTGCTTTCAAAAGCTGGTGATTGGACTCTTGATGCAGATGCAGGAATGATTTTGTTCTATGAGGATGGTGGAGATGCAGCTCCTGCTGGACTTGCTGGAAACATTCTTGTTCATGCTTACGGTTCAGCTGCTTCAAGCCAAGAGCGCATGATGATGTTTGCTGGCGACGCTCGTCCTGGTGATTTTGTTACTTTTGACGCAATGAGCAACTTTACTGTTGCGAGTGACGCTGATCACACAGCACATCTTGTTGTAGGACGCCTTCTTGCTACATACAAGGAGCCTCGCGGACTTCTTGAGCGTGTTCGTACTGGTTTTGAAGGAGATGAGTTTGATGCTACTGCTAAGATGCCTGGTAGCGCTACTCGTGGCTTCTCTGACCTTATTACTCTTTCTTCTCACCACGGTGAGGAAGTCGCTGACGAAATCGCTGTCGTTAACGTCAAGCTCCAATAATAAAAAATTATTTAAAAGGATATTTAAATTATGGCAATTAAATTTACAGACGGAACAGAGCTAACTCTTCCTAAGAGCACCAAGAACGCTGCTCGTTATCTTGCTGACATGATTCGTAATCGTGGTGAGCTTCCTGATCGTGATGAGAAAGTTAGTTGGGAGGCTTTTGCTGAGGTAATTTCTCCTAAGAATCGCGACGCTATCTCTTCTTCTGAAATCACACCCCTCCTTCAAGAGTCTATGGAAATTCTTATTCGTGAGCCTGTAGAGCCCATGATGACAATTACCCCTCTCTTTGATCGTGTTGCTGCTAAGGGTTTGAATACTCAAATTCTTGCAGGAGCGATGGGTGCTGTTTATGCAGGTGACGTTCAGGAGTCAGGTACTTATCCTGAGGTTAACTTCCAAATGGGTGGTGCCGTAAGCACAGCATTCATTGGAAAGAGCGGTATTGCTGCTAGCTTTACTGACGAGGCTCTTCGTTACAGTACTTTTGATATTATGTCTAAGAACCTTCAGTTGATGGGCGCAGCTATGGTTCGTCACAAAGAGCAAAAGGCAGTTGCTTTCCTTAAGCAACTCGGAACTACTCTTTTTGATAACCTTAATCCTGCTCAGTCTATTTATGGTGTTCTCACAGGTCGCGGCCTTGTAGAGGATGCAGTAAACGGTGGCTCTAAGCTTTCTGCTAATGGTTCTATGACTATGGAGAACCTCATGCGTGCTATGGCTCATATGAGCGAAGAAGGCTTTACTCCTAACGTAATGCTTATGCACCCTCTTTTCTACTACACATTTGTTCAAGATCCTGTCATGCGTACAATGATGCTTGCTCATGGTGGTGGTTCAATCTTCAATCCTTACACAGGAAATCCTGGTCCTCTTGCTCCTTATAGCAATGGTGCAATGGGTAGCCGTGGTCCTTCAATGGGCACAAAGGTTGTGAATCCTCGTGGAACTGGTACAGCTGGTGGCGATCCTGCAGGTGCAGTAACTGGAGTTCTCGAGCGTAGCCAAGAGATGACCTCTGCGCCTAAGCTTCCTAGCTACTTCCCATTCAGCTTCAACATCATTGTTTCTCCTCTTTGTCCTTATGACCCTGAGACTGAGACTGGTGACATCTTCCTTCTTTCTTCTGGAAATGTTGGATTCCACCTTGTTGATGAGGAGGCTACTACTGTTGAGTGGCGTGATGAGAACACTGAGACTGTAAAGATCAAGATTCGTGAGCGTTACGGTTTTGCTGTTGCTCATGAGGGTCAGGGAATTGGTGTATTCCGCAATGTTAAGCGTGCAGAGAACATGTGGGACGGTAGCGTTGATGCTCGTCCTGGAGACATTGACCCTGTTAGCGAAGCAGACGTAAAGGGTAACATCTAATAAAGTTTAACTTTACTAGAGTCACTTTTATGTAGTAAAAAGGCTGGTAGAAATACCAGCCTTTTTTATTGGAGTTTTTATTATGGGATATTTTAAAGAAGAAAAAACAGAAGTAGAACTATATATTGAAGAAAACTTTAAATATGAAGAAGATTTTACATATAATTTTGAAATAGAAATAGAAGAAGAAGGAGAGATGGTTGAGATCAAACCTCTCTCTGAAGAAAGGCAAGATAATGGCAATAACATTCCTTCCTCTGAACAGCTACCCCCAAAATCTGGAAACAGGATTTCCAGTAGGGCAGAGCTTTTATTTGATATTCTCAAACAGGGTAGACTTGGACACGCTGAAAGAAAGCTGCGTACTATTTGGCAAAGACTTCGACAGGACAAGCGGACCAAATAATTCTTTATGGCTTAATACTTCAGATGCAACAAATCCATTTTTTTTACGATCACCAAATTTTCCTGGATTTGTTGAATGTGATTTTGAAGAGATCGCAATAGATTCTCCAGAAACTAAAGTTGCTTTAGAAGAACAAAGAATAAGTAAACAAGTTTTAGAGCAAGCAACATTAGTAAGTATGACTCCAAAACAAGTACTTGGAGAGTACGCAGAGTATTATCTTTATATTATTGGAGAAAACGTAGATACAGCAACAGGAGAATTACCTGACTTTGTATCTGAGTATGCTAAAAGTAAAGCTCTCTCAATTAAAAGTGTTTATTCTGTTTTAAAAGAAACAGATTTTGAAGACAGGATAAAAAGTAAAGGTTCGTTTGAACCTAAGAACAATGAACAGCAAACTTATTTAAATATAAAAATTATAGAAGCTGGAGAAGGTTCTCAAGCTAAATATATTTGGTGGTTTGCAGACGAGTCAGAACCAACTCCCTCGAACCCAAATTACAAAAATAGAGTAAGTAGATGTGTTCAAAGATGGAGAGCTACAGATAGAGGCGTACTTCTTCGTTTTGACGGATCACTTTACGAAGTTGGTGAAAGTTTTAAAGTTTATTGTTATGAAAAAGAATATCTTCAAGAATCGTTTTTAATAAAATTCAAAACAACAAGTGATTCTGTTTATACTCACCCAAGCAATGTATCTAGCTCTCCTATAGGTGTTTTTGGAGAAGATTTCTTACCAGGGGTAGATGAGACTACCCCTGTAAACAAAGACGCTTTAAAAGTAATTTCTGTGTCACCATATGATGGTGCAGTTAATGTATCTTTAAATACAAAAAGAATTGTAATTGAATTTAATAAAGAATTAGACGCAAGTACTTTTACTCAAGAAAACATAGAACTATTTAGTTATCCAGTGAGCGGAAGTTTTGATGGTCCACCTGGTACAAGGAGTGACAGGGAAAGAAAATTATATAAAATAATAAATGTAAATCAAAATAAGCTTATTCTAGAAATATAAGGAGAAAATTATGAGTTGTTCTACAATAGGAAACTTTGAAAATTGTGTGCCCATAAAAATTTCTAGAAAAGGAAATTATGTAAAAGAATGTTATGATTTAAATAATAGCTATAAATTTAAAATAGTTTTAACAGACAGTTGTAATGAAACATATGATCCAGAAGTAATAACGGTAAATGCAATTTATCCAAGCGGACAATTAATTGGTCCTGAAATACCTACAAAAGCAGACACTGGTTTTTATTATCAAGAATTTACTTTAGATGCTTTGGGGGAATGGAATATTATTTGGTCAGTAACTAAAGATGGAGTAATTACAAATTATTCAGAAACTATTTTAGTAGAAAATAAAAATATTATTACTAAAATTCAAAAAGGATTAGATTTTAATTCTTTAATTGTAATTAAACTTTCTAAAGAATTGAAAGATATAGAAGGTTTTTCTTTAGAAGAAGAAACAATTCTTAGCTTTAGTAGTGAATACAATCCTTTTTATTGTTCAGTAGAAATGTTAAGAATGGAAATGGGGTCTTGGGTAGATTTGGTATCTGATGATACGATTGCACTAGCAATTCACTGGTCATCTTTAGAAGCAAACAATATTACAGGAGTAAGGCCTACTTCAGAAAGATATTATTTTGCTAGAACAAGATTTGTAATGTTTGATGCTGCAATAAAATTATTTAGCATGCCTACTGGAGTAAGTGGGGAGGGTTCTGGAAAACAAAAACAATTAGGCGATTTGTTAATTGAATCAGGAAGCAGCTTAGATTTTAATTTAAAAGATCTTGTAAAAGAATTAAAAGCAGAAAGAGAAGAGTGGTGGAGAGTTGTAAACGCAGGAGGATGTATTGTTCCTGGACAAGGACTTGGTCCTACTTCAGCTACTAAGAGTGTAAATCATAGTGAAACAATAAGAAAATCTAGAGAATGGCATGATCCTTGGCAAGAACACTATATTCAACCAACGCAAAACTCACTGTATAAAAAACCTGGAGAAAAGAAATACAAGCATGGGTATTCTAGTTGGGGGCAATATCATACTGGGTACGGAATAAGAAAAAGAGGCATTTAAATGATTAACTTAAATAAAGTTAGAAATAAAAAATGCGAGATTGATCTTAGAGAAGAGTTTGATAACATAGTATTTGGAAAAGGCGGATGCAAACCACACAACCATTTAATTTTAATTAGAGAAGCTAGATTAGATTCTAGTTTTAATAGAATTGATTGCTCTTGTAGAGATCCGCTTACAAGAGAAGCAGACGCAGAAAATACATGTCGATATTGTTTAGGAGAGGGTTACATTTGGGATGAAAGATTTGTAAGAGTATATTCTTCTTTAGTAGGTGCTGATGGTGGAAAAGGAAACCGCACAAAAAGAATAATGCCTGGAGAGATAAGAACTGATTATAAAGTCTTTTACTTAAGATATGATGAAAAAATATCATATAAAGATAAAATAATAGAACTTAGTCTTGATTTAGAAGGAAATTTAATTGTACCTTACAAAAGAGAAACAATATACAAACCAGAAACTATTCAAATATATAGAGCTGACTATGGAAGAGTAGAGTACATAGCTGTTTATGCTCGTGAAGAAAGCTCTATTAGAGGAAATATATAATGGCTCGTAATACTGAAGAATCTGTAATTATAAATGTATTAGATACAAATGGAGAAATAGTTAATCAATTGAATGTAAATGATTTAGTAATTGACAATCCTTACAATGTAAATATTTCCTCAGTATTTTTACCAAATACTGAACCAATGACACTAGATATATTTTTTGATACATGTCAAAAACTTATACTTGATGCTCAAGATAGAGAAGGTATTCAAGAAAAATTTAAAGTAAAACTAGTAGAAGAATACCCACCAGAAGATATGGCTAGTTATGGTAACGAAGTTATTACTTTTAAAGTAGTAGAAAGAAAGCCTGGTATGATGAATGCAAAAGGAACAGGTCGACCTCATAGAAAAGCTACTTATTCTCATCAAGAGATTCGACCTGATTTGCCTAACAAAGTTATTACAGTGGAATCTAGACCAGTAGATCATGTAGTAGAATTGAATTGCTGGGCAACAAGCAATAAACTTGCTAATTCTAGAGCTATTTGGTTAGAAAAACTTTTAATAAATTCTGCTTTTGCTTTTGAAGTAAAAGGCGCAGAAAGATTTTATTTTAAAGATAGACTTTCTGACAACTATATGGCTATTAATGGCCAAAGAGTTTTTAGCAGACCTCTACGTTTTTTCTTAAGATTTAGAGAATTTGATGCTAAAGCTGATACAATGATTCGTAATATCATGATTGATATTGGAATATTACCTAAATAACATAATTACTTTTTCTCTTTAAGGAGACGAAATGGCATACCAGAACTTAACTATGCGAAACATCGCTGGCGAGCTAACTGCTGTTTTTAATGACAACAATATGCGCGCTCAACTTCCCCCAGAGCCTGCTTCAGGACCAGTACTTTTTTCTCTTGGTACTGCAAAAAGCGGTTTTATTGCTCAGCCTTTTGGTTATCAAAATAGAGTAGAGTTACAAACAGTTTTTGATCCAAGATCAGAACTGGTTAGAGCAGCAGTAGCTGCTAAAAACGCTAATGCTTCAACTCCTTTGGTTGTTAGTCGCATTGGAGCAAAGCCCAGCCATGTAATGATCAAGCGCGAAATTCCTGACTCTAATGAACTTGAAACACTCATTATGATCAAGCCTATCTTTATGCAAGAAGGAGAAGCTGATCGCAACATTCAATCTACACTAGAAGGCCTTCAGATGGTGTTGAAGCCTTATGTAGAAGGAAATCTTGTTCGCCAAAGAGTTCTCTTGTATGCAAAGCCTTTGAGAGGGGATAGTGTACTTGTTTATGACTCAGAAGGAATTATTAGAGCTGATGGTGATCTTGCTTTTGACGTAGAAATTAACGTTCCTGCAGGAGAGTTTTTGTTTACCGCAGACGCTGTAAGTGATTCAGTTCTTCTTAACAAATTTGTAAATGATGGCAGCTACACATTAGAAGATATTAAACTTCTTGGAGACCTTCTTTCTTCTACAACAAATGTAGAAAGACTAAGTGGTGAAAGTGCAAATCTTTTAGGGGAAATTCGTTTTGTTGATATTTTTGATTCGAGCAATACAGATACATTAACAAACCTAAGTTTCCATCTTGACCGTATTGATGGAAGCGCTCCTGATTATATTGATAATCTTGAGCGTTATGCTGGAGCAGAGCTTGCTTACAAAAATCTTGAGTTTGAAAATATTGATATGCTTTATTGCGAAGGGTGTTATGCAGACACAGCTCCTGTAGAGCTGTCTAGCAGTGACACTCTTGCAGAACAACTACAGTGGCACAAAACAAAGCTTGGTTACTTTTGGAAATATATTTTTAATGGTGAACCAAATATGTTTTTCTTCGCAAGAAAGAATCCATTTTTGGCAGAAAATGTAGCAAGTTATGTTTCCGGAGATTTGCAAATTGTTTTATCTGACGATAACAAATCTGTTGGAGATCTTTTGAACTTAGTAAATATGCATCTACATAGCGTTTCAGGTGCAGCTGCTTCTGTAGAGTCATTTTGGAATGATAGAGGTGAAGTTGAATGTCACGTAACTGCAGACTTTACTGTAGCTGGTACAACTTCAGTAAGTGTTGTTACACCTTTTGCAACACTTACATTGTCTGCTGATTTGGCTGATGGCCAAAAGCTTTCACACAAGCTTCGTCCGTCAGTAATTGGTGGAAGTAGAGCGCTTTCAGACTATCTTATTTCTAACGAAACAAATAGTATTGTAAGCCAAGATCCATTTGTTATTAATCACTTCAAGTTAGTTGGAGACCTTGTTGCTGAAGCTGTTTGCAACAGGTTGATGACTTTCCCTGAAGAAGGTGCTGCAGAGAGTGTTCTTCTGGCAGCTGCAAATGTTGAGGTAAGAGAGGTTTCTTTCCTCCATCAAGCTGCTCAAGCTGCTTATACAGCGTCAACAAATTACTCTCAAACAGTAGCTATTGTTCCTTGCTCTAAGCCTGCTATTTCGCATAGTGGAGTTTCTGAGTGGGCTGGAAATCCTGCAGAATACCAAGTTACTTCTGCAGGAGAGCTTGTAGTTACAAAAGCAGGTACCGGTGTTCTTGGAACAAAACTTCTTGCTGGTCATCCTGATTATCGTGGTGGAGTTGCTTTTGGTGGTGTAATTCTTACTAATGGTAACGATTTGCCAAACGAAATTCCTTACGGAATTGATGACCAAGACGAAGCTCTTGATACATTTGGGAACCCAATTGACCTTGGAAAGCATGCAATTGTTGTAGGTTCTTGGGGCTTCATGACAGATCCTGCAAGCACAAGTAATGTTAATAAGGGTTCAAGAATCAGAACAAACCAAAGAAGCTCAGCTTTTGTTTCAGCTGCTAGCGCTATCGCAGGAAAGCTTTCTAGCCTTCAACCAGGTACAGAGCCTATTGGTCCTGTACGCGGTGTTGTAGATGGAATAACTCCTGCACAACGCACACCAAAAGCGATGCTTGATAACCTTGCTGCGCTGCGCGTTTGCATGATTGATCAATCTGGAGTTATCTCTTCCATTTACACTTCAGCTCTTCGCACTTCTGATTACTCTAAGCTTTCTTCTATTATGGCAGCTAACGCTATTCTTGCTAATGTAAGAGCAGCTTGTTTGCCTGTTATTGGAGCAGCTTACACTGACCAACAGATTCAAAGCCTTACTCAAAGACTTGATGGCATGTCTTTGGCTATGGAAAAAGCTGGATATGCTCAAAGCGGGACACTTACCGTAAGCTTGAATGCTTCACGTCTTGATAGGATTAATGGAGTTTTGAGAGCAAATGTACGTTTTGTACCACCTTTGTCAATTGAAGCAATCTCAATTGACATTACTCTTGACGCTCCTAGCGCTTAATTTAAAATTTGAAAGGAAAATAAAATGGCTACATCATTAGACTTAGCTAGAACATACACCTCTTATTCAGGTGTTGATATTCGCGTTGTAATCAATGGAGCTCAAGTTGGTTCAATGCAAGCGCTTTCTTATGCTATTCAGCGTGAAAAAGCTCCTATTTACGTGATGGGTTCAGTTGATCCTATTTCTTATTCTCGCGGTAAACGAGGTATCGCTGGAACAATGATTTCTCTTATGATGGATACTCACTTGCTTTATAGTGCTTCATTTACTGGAGAATATTATTTAGGAGATAGTGATGAACTTGTTGTGAAAGATAAAGAAAATTTAGGTAACCCTAAAAATAGTTCTCCTAACTATAATAATCTAAACAATGAAATTAATGATAATTTAAGCTTAGCAACAGTAAATAGTTTAAGATTTGGCAGTTCACAGGCTACTGTAGGACCTGGACAAACTTCTGCATCAATAGGATCTCCAGCGACACAACGTTTGACTAGAGAAACTTCTTATTCACTTACAGATATTGGACAAAACTACCGCGTTGCTCCAGTTTATTATGTGGACCAAATTTTACCTTTTGATATTGCAATTGTTGCTGCAAACGAGTACGGGCAATCTGCTCAAATGCGTTTATATGGTTGCGAAATTTTAAATGAAGGTTCTGGTTTTTCAATTGATGATATTGTCATTGAAAACCAAATGACTTATGTTTGTCGTACAATTCTTCCTTGGCGTAGCTTTGATATTAAAGCGATTGGACCTGATGGCGGCACAGACACTGTAGCTGCAAGAAGTGCACTTTACGAAAGACAAGGTACAAAAGATAATCGTGGAGCACAGACACCAAGTGGTGGTTCTGCTGCAGTTAACTACACTACCGCAACTAGTGGAACATACACAACAAAGTAAAAAGCTTTAATTAGTAGTCAAATAAGTGTTATAAAGGAGGCATTAGCCTCCTTTTTTTTGGAGAAAATTATGGACTATACTTACTCTTATTCAGGCGCAGATTGTGATGCATATGCTTATTTTGAAAACAAACCAGATAAAACAATTCATCTAAATTCTTTAGCGACAATCTCTATATCTTTACATGAAGCTAAATCTCCAGTTAGAAGATTAGGAAACAGAAATGCAGTAGGTTACACAAGTAGTACAAGAACTATTGCGGGATCAATGATATTTTTAGTAATAGAGGATCACCCATTAGCAAAGTTGTTAGAAATCGATGAAGAAAAAATAACAGAGCCATTAAAAAATATTAATGAAAAAAGAAACACATGGTCTAGGGATACTAGAGCCCCTGAAGTAAACGGGTTAAGTTTAAATAATAAAAGAAAATTAAGCACTTTACTTTTGCCATTCAATATAAGGCTTTTTTATAAAAGCGAAATATATAAAAAAAATATTAGTACTAAAGATTATTTTGACAAATCAGCTTCTTTGGAAATAAAAAACATCCACATAGTCAATGAAGGTATAATAAGTTCAGTAAACGATTTAGTAACAGAAGTATCAATACAATTTGTTGCAGAAGATCTACGACAATTAGATATTAAAAAAGAAAATAATTTAAAAATAGAAACAGCTTCTGTTGTAGAAGGAGTTGGCGGAAATGTTATGAAATCAGGAGAATTTGAAATTAGAGGAGGAGGATTTCGAGGAGGAATCCCAGGAATAATCCCATTAAATGGAATTAATATAAAAAGTAGAGGACAGTAATGAGTAATTATGAATACTTTTCAGGAGCAAATGTAAATATTTATTTAAATGAAAAAGAATTGATTGAATGCGCAGGGATAAGTTACTCTTATCAAAATTCAAGACAGCCTATTTACGGATACAATTCAAGCTTATTTGATGCGATGCTGCCTGGAAGAGAAATTATTCAAGGTAATTTTTTAATCAACTATATTGAACCAAATTATTTAATGAAAATTTTAAATAAAGAAAGCCAAAATATATCTTATAATGCATTGACAACTCCGGGGTTTGATATTGAAATAAGATATAATAATACCTTGAGTAAATCTTATAAATTAAAAGATTGTCATATAGTATCTATGGGTAAATCAATACAAATAACAGAACAAGTTATTGTAGAAGAGTATGGGTTTATTGCTCGAAATATAGAAATATTTAGATAAAGGATTCTTATGGGATTTGAAGGAAGAAAAATAGATGATAGATTAGCTATTTTTGGAGAGCCTGCAACTGGAAAAGCTTTAGAAGTTTTACAACGAAACTCTCCTACTGCAGACTCAATTTTAGCTTCTTTGCCTCCAAGTGCTTTTATTCCAATATCAAATGAAATTGAAAAAGAAGAAGAAAAAATTAAGTTATTGGAAGAAAAGAAAGCAAAAGAAGAAGCAGAAAAGGAAGCATTAAAAAGCGCTGCTTATAGAAGAGAAAGAAAAAAGAAGCGCAAAAAAGTTGAAGAAAAACCAAAAGAAGTTATACTTGAAGAAAAAGTAGAAGAAAAAACTACTTTTATAGAAAATATTATAAAAGAAAAAGAGGAATCAATGGACTTAGAAGCAGAATTAGCAGCCTTAGAAGCAGAAGTAACAGCAAAGAAAAAACAAGTTATAGAAGAGCCAAAAATAGTTTACGAAGAAGAAACTCAAGGACCTCCGCAAATGAAAGATCAAATTTTAGAGCTTTTAGCAGGCGAAGAAGATGCACCAAGTTTAGATACGATAAATGCTTGGAAAGAGCGTTATGGAAAGAATGGTATTCACGTAATGGCTTTTGGTGAAGGCGATGTATACATCTATCATCACCTTACAAGAAGTGAATGGCGTAAGATTAGAGATCTCATGGCAAGGCTTTCAGAAACTCAAGACAGTGAAGAAGTAGAAGAGAAGTTGAAAGAAAAAGTAGTCCTTTATTGTACGCTTTACCCCTCTTTAAACGAACGCTGGTTAGATACTTGTAAGGCGGGTGTATTAGATTCTCTTTATCAAATGATCCTTCTTAACAGTGGTTTCTTAACCCCTCAACAAGCGATGTTATTGACTACACAACTATGAGTTTTTTAAGAGCTTTAGAATATGATTCTGAGCTCTACAGCACAACATATGATGAAATAACATTTCAGTACAGATTACTTTCTATAAGAGAGTATAATTATTTTAATAAAGTAATTCAGGGTGGTGTTATGCCGCCCATTTTTATTTATGAAGAAATTTTTAAGTTATGTAGTATAAATGCTGTAGAGTATTATCCAAAAGATGTTGCTTATGGTTATGTAATAACTACAGGCAATTTAATATACGAACTTTCAGGAGGAAAAGAATTAAAAGATTTTTTACTTGATGTAGCAAATGAAAGAAAAGCTGCTCCTGCAGATAGTATTTTAGAGCATATGAAAAGTATAATATATACAGCTTTTTCAAGTCTCAGTCCCAAAGACATAGACAATCTTACAGAAAAACAATTTATAAAATACTTTGTTCAAGCAGAAAATAAATTAGTAAAAACTATAAATGGTTTTCAAAGAATTGATCTCAAAAGTATTTATGAAGAAGTTTATGAAAAGAAAAATGATAAGCAAGCAGAACAAAAATCAGAAGTAGTTCATAATGTAAATAGAATGGAACAAGAATTAGGTTATTGGGAAGTAAAAGAAGCAGAAGAAAGATTTATCGCTGAAGAGAAAGCTCGTTTAACAAGAGAACATTTAGCAAAACTAGATCAAAGACAAGGGTAAAATATGTACGCTAGCCATGGACCAGGAGGACTATATTACTCTGCGATAGAAAAAGAGCCAGAGATGCATCCATTAATAGAACTAGGAGCATCTCTTTCCCCTTATGCTGGTTTGTATGCTGGTGCGTATTTATTAAAAAATACAAAATACAAAGATAGCCAAGAGCTTACTCATTACGATATCTTGCACAGTAGAACAAGAAATTTAATGAATAAAACTCCTTTTGGTTTTGGTAATACTTTACGTTTGTCAGAAATGGGTTCTTATGGTTTGAGTGGAGAAGCTTTAGGTATGGAAAAAATGGCTTCTCTTTTAGACCCTACTAAAGAAGTAAGAGCGCAAATTTATACTCCTGACATGATGAATGAAGATACAGTAAGAATATTAAGAAGTGTAGTGGGAGAACAAGCTTTTCAAGATTCGAATATAGGAGTTTTTTTAGGTAGTGATACCATAAAAGATTATGAATTAAGATTAGAAGCTTCTGTAGATGATCCTAACGCTAATATGAATTTGATATTTCAAAGATACGATGAAACGTATCAAGACGTAACTGATTCTTCAGGAAATGTTGTTGGTAAAGAAAAAATAAGAACTCCAAAAGCAAACAGTACAGTACTGGTAAGTAATGAAGTAAAAGCTCAACATGGTGTGTATGGAGCAGATGTTTACGACATTGCATTAGCTGAAAATATTGATCAAAGAACAAACCCTGCAATTCAAGGCGTTTATCAGAACCTAGTATCAGGAGATGAAGTAGATTATCAAAATGTTTTTAGATCTTCAGATGGAACTCAAGCTAGAATAATGCCAGTACCTTCTATGTCTGGAGAGATAAATTCTCTTGAGGCTTTAAAAAGAAGAACTGCTGTACCTGCTAGTTTTCTTTCAATGGGTATCAATAGGTTTAATAAACTATTAAGCGCAACATACAATCAAATACCTGTTCTAGGAAAAATATCAGAACATTTTTTAGAAAGAACAGGCTTAGATTTAAAAACAACTCCAGATGCATTTTATAAACAATTTTTATCTTTAGGATTAAAAGCTAGTAAATTAGGAGCGGTTTCTTTAGGAGTAGCTACAGTAGATCACTATAGAGATAAATTTGGAGTTTTAGGTAATATAGTTGCATCTTCTGCAGTATCTATGGGTATAGGTTATGGTTATGACAAATTAGCAAAAAGCCCAATAAAAGGATTAAGTACAAAATTAGGAATAGGTGCTTTTGCAGTACAAATGATTATGCCTGGATTTGATAAAGGCATAATAGAAGGATTAGCTACTACAGCTGCCAATATAGATATAGGAAGATCTTATATTGGAAAATATACTGGCCTATCTTTCGTAAGAAGAGGAATAGAAGGTTTACTTCCAGGATCTACTGAATTTACAACAGGGTT